TTATTGGGATAAGGACATGCCTCACGCTCCAATGAACGACCTGTCAGTTTCTGGTTTGAACATTGACTGGTGGATACTAAATGTCCATGAATAAAGAACTATTAGATAAAATATACTTTAGAACGCTGACGGATCTTTATAAAAAGGGAGATAGCATATATCTAAAGTTGGAGAATCATATTGATTGCTATAAGAAGTCTTCAAGGCCTGAGAAAATGAAGGCATTTTTAGAGACAGTACGAAAAAAAGCAATACATAACCCGCACTTCACGTCTTTCAAGGCTACATTTGTATGTTGGAACTGGGATGACCTTAACTACCATCTTTATCTAGACCAAGAGATACACATCACGGGTAAGGGGCAACAACTTCGTTATTGGGGGAAGAAGGCGCAACAACTTCGTTATTGGGAGAAGGACTACATACCTCACGTTCAAATGAACGAACTGCTAGTTGGTGATTTGAACATTCACTGGTGGATACTAAATGTCCATGAATAAAGAACTATTAAAGAGGCTTTATTGGAAGTTTTTACATGGACTAGACTCCGATGGTATTAAAAGTCTTTGTAAGAATTCTAGTAAACCCTTAGACTCTGAGCAATTATTTAGTATATTCAAGACTGAATTACGTTTTGATTCTTATCAAGTTGTTACCTATGCAGCAATATCTACCTCTTTAGAGGGAATAGTGTGTTATAAACTAGGTTATGGTTTTGCACACTTGTATGGCAATAACAGTTTTGAGAAGGGTAGTTTTACAGTGATCTCCCGCTTCGAACATAATAAGGGGATCGCGACACAATTTCTAATTGAAGATGTTAACAAGACTTATTGGATATTAAACTTTTCTAAGCACTGGTGATAAACCCCTTATATTTAATACCAATAGAATCAGAAATAATTTTGGGCACTTAATATATGTTCTACCCCATAGTGAAATAAATATATATATATAAAGTTATTTAGACTTAGTGTCGATAGACTACTTAATGAATTATAGGTTAAAGACATGAACACCCATATATTAAATAATATATATAAATCTTGTATAGAGGGGATGGATCATACAGATTTTCTAGCTTTTATTAATAAGAATAGGATTATTCTACCTTTACTAGAACTAACAAAGTTATTTACTTTTGATTACTTAGGTGGTCTAACTGGGTTTAGGAACCTAACTATTATTAAGGGTAAAAAATATCCTACAGATGCTGTGGGACCTATCTTATTGATAAATCAACAGTTTACTATACAGGAAGGTCATCTGCGAGTAAGACTTCCTCAGGGAGAGTTTTCTGATTGTAAAAGGTTTCCCCTATCGGAACAGGATCTTACTTGGTTTATACTTAAGGTATACGATGCATAACCCCATTTTAAAAAAAATGTGTATAAGGATTGTAGAAGGTATTAATAAGGATGCAAAAGATGAATTCCTTGCTAAAGGTATAACAAGGGAAACTATAATTAACTCATTCTATAAAACTAAAGAAGGGTATACTAAATATATTGGACCAATTAACTTAACCCTCTCCTCTCCCGCTTACGTACATGAGTCGGGTATTCATCCCCAGGTCTTCGTATATAAAGAACCCTGGGATTTAGTAAGTCCTGCTTGTGGTAATGGTGATAATTGCCCTAATCACCCTGATTACCTAGAAAGGATTGATCGTCTTACTAAAAAACCTACCAGATTAAGGCTAGACGACTTAGGTAATACCTGGTTTATAGTTGAGATACACCATGTATAAATCCATGTCAATGGAAAAAGTATATATTAACTTCCTTAAAAATTTGGGGACTAAAGAGTTACATTCTTTCTTGAATAGGAATCAAGTTTGTGTAGATGGGGAAGCACTGAACAAGCTTTACTTTGATAAAGACTTATCCCCCTATAAAGAAATAAAATTAACAGTAGTAGTATTAACTGAACCAAAAGGTAAAATTAAATATATAATGATAAACCAACCCTTCCAGGTGGAATATGAACGTAGAGGTACTTATCTAGGTCATCTAGATAGTGGACGTTATTTTGTAACTGATATATATAATTCTGATTTGCAATCTTTTAGTGTCCTTAATTTAAGTAGAACTGTTTTTATATTGAAATTTAGTATTGATACTATTAAGAAGCCTGAGCCGTTATATTTTAAATGAGAAATAAGCTATTAGATAAGTTATATGATAAGCATGTATTAAAGGATTATCTTCCTACAAAGTTCTGTGGGAAAGAAGTTTATGCATATACTCTACAAGAATTAGATAGGTATTTAGACTATCAGTATTACGGTGAATATGGCATAAAGCTGGACGTAATTGTAGCACGTTCCAGGCAAACACTCCCCCCTGAAAATATAATAGGTAAATTTATAATAGGTAATATGCCCTCTGGATTTTTTAAAGTAGGTCAGTGGCAATCAATATGTTTAGTAGGCGGGGTTTTAGGTACGATGGGTATATACAGAAGAGAAAGTTATGGTGCTGAATGGGTTTTATCTAGATTATCGGAACATAAGTTTAATTAACTATTGATTATATGCTTAATTATAAAATTATGAATGGGTATAAGTACTCTAACTACTTGATATTACAAGATATAATTGACTACTAACCCATAGTTAAACTATTAGAGGGAGCCCCAAAAAAAATCGGTTGAGTGCGGGGTTTTTAGGAGGGCACTCGGTTGAAAAGGCTCAAGGTTTGGAAGGCCCCTGCCGATAGTATCCGTATGACTTATAAACTAATACCCCTTCGCCCAACACGGCTACAGCAGATAAGCTTACAGGCTCAGAGGAAGTTTGGATTAAAAAGCTATTTTGTTAGGAAGAAGATACTAAATTCCAATGCTATAACTTTTATGCTTAAAACAGGAGATTGGGTACCCCCTCCAGTTAGTCAAATCCCTTTTGCCGTTGCGTATACTGAGGGGTACGTATATATTAACACTGTAAAAATTAAGGTAGGAGGAGTTTTTGCGGAGTTAACTAAACCTTTAGAGGAAATAGAATACAATATAACTTTTTATAGCCTGAATGGAGATGGCTTTCGATACTATCTAATTTTAACTCTGGCAGAAATTTTGAGTTTAGTTGAGTCTGGAGCGTGGCTTCTCTCAGGATGGGACCCTTTAACAACAGCGCCAACAACGGGAACGGCGGGAAATATATGACCCTCTTAAATAAAGTTTTTTTGCAATATATAAAATCTTTAACATACTCCGAAATAAAAAGGGTTATGAGTACTTACGCTTTGGGGTTTGATGAAGACTCGATAAGGTCTTTGATGGTGGATGGAAAGATTACTCTCTCCTTTGTTCATATTCCAATTCGATTTCAGACTGGCGGAGATTCAATCTTTGGTCTATGGGAACTCCCTATAGAAGTAGCTCGTTTAGCTGTTGTTGACGCTGTGGAATTTGCCATAAACTCTGGCCCAGGTGGGGCTTATTTTTATAATACTAGTACGGACTTAAATTATGTAGGATTTGAGTTAGATCAGATAGGTAAAACGGTTTTTATTTTTAAGGTTCACCTAGATAAATGAACTCATCACTACTATTAAAATTGTACCTCAAGTGTTTAGGAGAAACTAAGATTAATGTCTTACCTATAGTTGTGCCTATAATTATGATTAGAAAGTCATATTTAAGTCAAGGTATAAATTGTCAAGCTACTATTCTGGATAAGAGTTATTTCCGAGTTGGAATATTACGTAAGGGTAAACTTATATTTGATCCAATAGGGAACGAGTATGTGTTAGAAGATTCTCTAATGTTAGGTAGTAAGTGTGGTTTAAGGTTTGATGAGCATACATACGGGGTAGACTGGTGGATAACTGACTTTACGGAGATTAAATGAACTTATTACTGAACCGGCTATATACTAATCACTTAAAGAGGGTGCAGGATTCCTATCAGGAGTCTATTCTGGATTTAATATCAGGGGAGAGGTCTAGAGTAGCTAGTTTAAATGATATTGATAGAAGATTAGAAAGTAAGTTGCCAATTAAAGTTACTTTAGTCAATAAAACTAGAAGTAAAGAGAGGCCGTATAGAATATTAAAGGGGTCTTTAAAAGATAACTATGAAGACTTATTAATAGGATTTACGTACAGGTATTACTCTTTTGTAGGCAAGGAATCTGGTGGGGGAAAGCAAGAGAGTAAAGAGTATTCCGAAAGAACTTATAAAGAGCAGTGGTGGGTAATTTTAGAAGATGAAGAATAGACTACTAGAGAAAGTATTTACCTGGAGACTGGTTGATCTATTTAAAGGGTATACTTCAAGCGAAATAAAAAATCTAATAGGTCTTAGGTCTAAGGATAAGGCTATTATGCCGTATGGACTTTACAGAAGATTTTTAACTGACAGACTGATTAAAATGAGCATAGTAGAGTATAGAGATAGTAGTAATAGTAATTTATTTTACGTATATAGGGATTTTACCTTGCATTCTCGTAACACGGATGAGTTTTTTGGGGACGTGGCAGTGTTTGGGGACCATTTATGGATAACAGACGTATACTGCCCAACTAGTCCTAACTTACATAGAGTTAAATTAAGAATATCTGATCTAGGAATAGGATGGGATATTATAAAAATACACTAAAATGAATTATTTATTAAACAAATTCTATAGGAAAAGCCTCCTCCATCTGGTAAACACCGAGAAAGCTCATGATGTCTACTCATTTTGTAGGGTAGTAGATATATGGTATAAAGGTGACGGTGGGGACTACAAATTTACCTATATCCAACTTAAAATTGTTCATCTTGCCGAGGGTCGGGTATTTCTATCTAACATATCTATTGATTTAACGGACGGGACCCGTTTTTATGCAGGCACAGTAGAGAAGTATATTGATACGCAAGGAGTACATATAAGTTGTTTTGTTTTAAATACTAAAGATTATGGTAAAGTTTGGGCGGCGCTAAAATGAGTTACATAACTGAAGGATTAACTAAAGGATTAACTGCTTTAAATCAGAAAGGATTAGAAAGAGAGATCACTGACCGAAAAATGATAGAGGATTTACATAGAGTAAAAAAAGCATTTTATTATAGTTCGTTTAATGATTATGGCTATTTACGGAATGTAACTATAATACAAAGAATGGAAGATGGGATTTTGGTAAAAACGACTGGTACCCTTATTAGCCAATGTACTGCCAACAGGTTGTACAGAGATCGTGTCTACTTTAGGTTTCACGTGCTTTACTACGAGGAAGGCCAGCCTCTTTTTTTTGAAGAGTCTTCGTACACAACGTCATGGTGGGTACTTAAAAAATGAATTATCTATTAAACAAATTCTATAGGAAAAGCCTCCTCCATCTGGTAAACACCGAGAAAGCTCATGATGTCTACTCATTTTGTAGGGTAGTAGATATATGGCTTAACGCCAGTACTAGCGATGTAAGCCCTCAACTTAAAATGGTTAACCTTGAAGAGTCTAGGATATTTCTATCTAACATATCTATCTTCTTAACGGACGGGACCAGTATTTATGCAGTCCCAGTAGAGAAGTATATTAATGAGAAAGGAGTACATATAAGTACTTTTGTTTTTAATACTAAAGATTATGGTAAAGTTTGGGCGGCGCTAAAATGAGTTACCTATTGAAAAAACTATCAGATATAGTCTTGCTTGAAGGGTATGGTAAAAGTTGGGAAGTTCTGGAGGTTACTAGTGTCAATATCAGCTAGACTGCTTGAAAAGATGATGGATGGTGCCTTTAAACCTTTACCTGTTGAAGGGCTTGAGGGTATAATAAGCTACTTAAAATCTGTTCCTTCTGCTAGAATAAATGTCCTACTAAAGATTAAACGTGTACCCTGGAGAACCGAGCCCTGTAGGTGCCACTTTCTTGAAGGAGAGCTATCGTCGGTAAGTGATGAATCGGTAGGTGCTGCATATTTAAATTTTCATCCTAAGGAGGTACGGCCAGGAAAGGTACGGCCTAGGAGGTATAGGGCCCGCATAAGTACTTACGGGGACCAATGGAGCATTCTCAAGTACGATGAAAATTTACTAAAGAATTTACCCTAATATGCCGACAGACTTATTGTATGAAGAATTTATTAAGTAAGATATATAACGATAATTTGCGTAGGATGATTATTAATAAGGTTGAACTTATAAACCTAGAGCTTTCTTACGACTATCAAAAAGCCTTAAACGATTTAGTAGATTTTACGGATAGTAAGAGTATGCCTAACCTTGGACAGCACTTAGAAAAAATCCAAGTTACTATTAACTTTAGTGGAGAAGATATAATTGGATTTTTTAGATACTTTAACAGATCGGGACCGGAGACGGTCTTTTATATAAGTATTTGTATTCATCCGACCCTTAATTTTAAGGATAACTTCGGATTATATTTAACGCAGGAAACTTACTTACACGGCATAGACCATACTTACTTAAAGGGCTTGGAATATGTCGATTAATTCCATAGGTGAGTTCTGGCTTAAGTTAAAAAATAGACAATTAAAAACCTTAATAGGGGACCGCAAGTCCCCTACCGCAATATTTAACTTTTTAAGAGACCGAGATGAAGAAGAGGGCGGAGGTTCTGGTATGGGATTTGGGGATTTCTACAGAGCTAAGGTTACCTTTATATGGGATACAGAACTCTTTAGGCGATACTTAGTTGGAAAAATAGACGAAAGCTTTCTCTGCCCGTATCAGTTAAATACGAAGTCTAGAGTAGTTTCAATAGATAATATATCTGTATGGATGTCTTATTGGTCGAATATTAATCAGCATCATACGGACCTGAAGATGCAGATAAATCCCATCCAATGCTTTCATGATACTAAGGATCTTAACTGTCTAAACGCAATAAATTTAGATAAAATTTATAATGAAAATACCTATAACACGCTATGGTTTATAAATGAAATTAAACAGTCAACTAAAGAGGAAGACTATGGTGATTTCATAGACCCACAAGATGTGGTCATATTAGAGATACAGAAATGAATTATAAACTTTTAAAGATACATAGAAAAGTAGTAAAGGGGGTCTTTGATAAGTATCCCTCTGTCCCTTTTGAATCTGCATATGTCATGCTTGAAGAGTTCTTTAAATTATCTTCTGGGAGAAGATTTTATCCCGTAGTAGATATTATAGCTATTTTACATTGTCCCATTAAAAGCCGAACACAGCATGACTGGGTAGATGATGATCATATTATTGGGATGTTTAAGTTTCCTGCTTTACTTACCGCTTATAGAGGAGATGCTAAGTTTGGGGGAGATTTTTTGTCTGATCTTAGTTTGCACTCCGACACACTTCCATGTCTTATATCAAACCCTGAAAGTAGTTTCAATCTAGTGCAATATATAAATGGAGAAAAGGTTCCTTTGCACATGTTTTTCGATGAAAAGCAGTATATAATTAAGTGGTATATAACTTCAAATGAGGTTTCATCTCATGTAGATTTAGACGATACAGGTAGATTAGTTTCTTTTATTAAAAAAACAAACGAGGAGCTAATAAGAGTATATTAAATATGGTAAAGAGTACCCTACAGATACTGTACAATAAAACAGTAGACGACATTTTAAATTCTGGAAAGTATATTCCTTTTGGTTACGTTAAGTGGGTTATGGATCACTCCGTAGAAGAATCAGTTGAGGCCAGAATTTTATTGAAACTTGGAGAGTCTAGAAAGTTTGAGATGGGTAGACTATCCTTTAGTAGTGGGGGTAGCTACATGTTTAGCTTTACGGAACGTATGGTGGAGCCAATGATATGGTTACAACATAGCGATTATGGTGAGAGCTGGGGTGAGGGCTGGGTTGTAACTAGAATATCAACACAGTCCTTACATGTCTCTGCAATTATTAGAAATAATAGTGTAATAGTTGACTATTTATCTGAAAAAGGATTTACACTTTAGTCTATGCTTCAAACATCTAAAAATATATTAACTATTTTGGCTAAGAAAGCTAGGAATTACGAGATTAAAAGATCTTTTGAAAGTTTATTAAGTTACGAAAGTGAAATGCCTAGAGACGATGTTATTGCAAACTTAGAGTATAAACTAGAAGAATACGGTCGCTGGCGGTATATTACATTGAACACGGCAATCCTTATATTTACCTATGATAATGTCGAGATAAAGAGCCCTGCAATTGGTAGAATGTTTTCAGGCTCTACCGTCTATGGCCATCTTAACTACTCCCCACGATGGAATACTTTTTACTTAGACTCAATAACTGAAGACACTCTTTTGGGAAAGTATACCCTATTCGGGAATAAAGTAGGCAAAACTTGGTGGGGTTATTATATAAAATTAGATCTTAAAAATTATAAGACTGCTTGGGAGATTAAATGAAATCTAACAGAGAACTTTTAAATAAATTTACTATCAATATAGAAAAAAAATTAAAAGATGATCAACAGAGAAAGTTTCTAGAGGGTGCTAGTCGGTTAGTTACACTTGCCCCGCCTCTAAAACTTGCTTTAGGGTATACTCAAAGAAATTACCCAGACTATCAATTCGGTCGTATATTTTATAAAATGATAGTTTTAGGTCCTTGGGGGATTATGGATCATGAGAATTCAGCCGCAGATTGTCGAAGCTATAGTCAAAGAGAAGATCCCTTTAAGGGAGTTGTTCTAGCTAGACAAGAATCCTGTGAACAAGGGAGTGATAGGTCTAGTTCTATTCCACAGCTTATTACGTTTTATAGGCCTTTTGCTAGTGGACGGAATTACTCAAGTTTTTGTCTCTGTCGCGATGATTATAATATAACTTGGGCTATAATAGGTATTGGAACCTTCTCCTACCCGTCCTCTTACGAGGACGTTACAGATGCGCTCACCGTTAGTCCTTCTTCAGACCCTGATGCTCACCTATCTGGAGAGAATCAGGGTATTTTTATTGAGAACCCCTTCTTTCCTGAAGACCTTAATCGCACCGAAGAAGGAATAGTAAAGCAAGACGGGGGAAGGGAGTTTAAGGGTATTAAAAGTGGTAGAGGCTTTGTTCTTGGAGTAGGTATTGAGTAGTATTTTCAATTTTACCAATAGATTAACTAAGCGGTTTTTAGATAAGAACTTACTGAGGCATAGTCCGTTAACGGATCTAACTCCGCCCGTAGGGCGTAATATGATAGCAGATACTTACGCCTTAAGATTTATGGAGGTAGAGGTTTTTATTGCTAACCACACTAGAGTAAAAATGTCTGAGAATGACACCGCAATGTGTGTACATGATGTACACTTTCATGGTTTTTTCGACGGATTTAAGCTATTGAAGGGGGTGGCATATCCCTATATAGGTCCCAATTGGATTGCTATTCAGTTAGACGAAGAGTCGTTATTAAAGTTAACACCTTGGTCGCGCAAAAAAACCTTAATGCTTGAGACTACGCAGCTTTGTGTTTCGTGGTCTTTAGTTTCAGCAAATAAAATTAAAGATTCTGAATTAACCTGACGATAGTATTTATATGGATCTTTTAAAGAAACTCAACAAAAGGTTTAGTTATTATAATCGGGTCAGGCACTTAGATGACCTTGCACCCTTTTCCTTTTACTATAAAGGTCTTAAAGTTTCAGATGATAGTAGTGCTGAGGAGGTTAGGAGGCACCTCAAAAGTATTGGTTCTAGTGGATCTATTACCCTATCTAATGATAAAATGAGTAATTTAAGGTACTATCATTACCCAACTGGTAAGGTTTTAAAACTATCTGGAGATGCTCCAGTCCACTTAATTAGGTTATTAGGAAAAGACAACTCTATAATTAGGTTTACCCTCATTCATCCTTGCCCTCAGTCATCTTTTTCTTTTAACTTTGAGGTTACTCTGAAGTCTTCTGGGGAACTTGGCACAGGAGTGGGTGGGTCTTTTTTATTTATTAAATAGACAGTTGGGATTAGTTATTGTAGTATAAGGTATGCAACCGTATAAACATAATTGGGCAAAGATAGAAGCAGATAGAAGAATTAAGGCTAATAAGGCTGATAGTTTTGATGTTTACTTTAAAGTCCTCTCTGTTACCTCTGACTACTTAATTAGGTGGTCAGGCAAAAAGATAAAAGCTAAAGTTCCAGTTCACTTACTCTTTAAAAATGAAGGTAAACTAGAATTTAAAATGGTTAAAGTAGTTGAATTGATTCAAGAAAAAACAGTTACGGTAAGAGACCTTGATGTAAAAAACTTGGGACAACTAATGTCTTTTTCAATAGAAGATTATAAAAGAACTTGGTGGGTTAAAGGTGGTTAAGCTTAGTTCTAGTCTGATAAAATCAATGTATAGAGTTCTTCCACGTTCTGATGTAGAAGACCTAATGAATTTCTATGAGAAAAAGTTCGGCCCAGTATACAAGGTTACTCGATGCGTTTACGAGACGGGAATCCCCTTTATAGGCTCTTTACCTAGATTACCTGAAAACTTGTTTTACATTAGACTGGATGTGAACGGGAAAGCTTTCGCGATTTATAAGGTAGGCAGGTATTCAAGCTATAGTAATATGAGTCTTGGAATTGACAAAGGGTTAATCTTGTTTAAGTCCCCACTTAAAAATCTTGAGGAGAAGTATACCTTAGAAGATTTACTCTTTTATAATTCAACTTGGTTGTTATGTATTGGGAGAGGGCATAGGATAAATGGCAAAGCTTCCTAAGACCGTTAAGGTTCATCCAGATTTCGACCCTGTTCTTATAGAACAGAGGTCCTCATATTGGGGATCTAAAAATAGAGCAGCAGGTATGTTTGAAAGATCCGAAAAGCAAATCATCTCTTATACTAAAAATCTTAAACCTGGAGACATGGAAGAAACTATTCTTCACGAATTACTTCACAGTATATTTTATAACTATGATATAAACATCAACAATAGGACAGAAGAGCGGTTAGTAACCGACATCTCCATAGGATTGTTTTATATCATAAAAAATAACCCTAAGTTGATAAATTGGTTACTAACTCAGTCAGCAAAACCTAATGTAGACGAGCACTTAGATAGAGCTATAAAGAGGATTAAAAAGAAAAATGCACGATAAAAGACAGCTTACAAAAATAATTCTGTCCTTTAGTACCCAAATATTAAAAGAAGATTTAGTTTTTTTCACTAACTCCTTAATTGATTTGCCTTTTTTGCCGTCGAACAGTACTCAGATGTCGCCTTTTTTGTGGGATACTTATGGGGATTCTTATGATTACCTGGTTGATGACTACTACACCTCTAGGTTTAAACGTTACTTATTGGTTAGTAAAAAACCTAACAATGCTTTAATCGATATATGCTTTATAGATGGAATAGGGTATAATAGCAAATTCCAGTTGTTTGTTTTAAAAAGAGGAACTGAAGTTATAAAAACTTTCAATATTGAGAACTACTTCGATAGAGATAGGTATGAGATTGGCTATTTTTACTTAGCAGGGGTTTTAGTATGAAGGACACAGATATAAGTGCAGCCCTTTCAGAGGCGGCAAAAGCTAAAAGAATCTCTGTAGCTGATAGGCTCCACCAACTCACTATCAAACTGTCACTGAGGCACTTAGAGCCATTGAGTTCTCTTCGAGAGTATAAAGAAGATAGCACTATAGAGTTTAAGGTCCATCTATTAAAGAAGCAGGACGATGTGGTCTCTTTTAGGAGATTAAATAAAAAACTATATATTCACTCTATCACTGATAAAGCAATAATATTATCAGATTCTTCAACTGATTGTCCTTACTTTGTCATTCCGATAGTAGATTATGGTATTAAGTACGGACTTATAAAAGTGTTAATTTAGAAAAAATATGAAAATTCCTGACGTTCCTGGCATGTTAAAATCTATCCATTGGGGGTTCTTAAAGAGCAAGGCTATTCCTTTTGACGACATCTCAGTTAATAGGTTCTATCTTTTGGCCTTACAGGACGATAAAAAAAATGTCCAAATTGTAGATATTAAGGTTCGGTCTATAGTAGAAGAACTTAATCCAGTTAGAAAGGTTATTAAAATTCATGATGGAAAGAACGTAGAATCTTTAAGTTCTTTGGAGTATAAAGTTAGCTGGGTTATATGCGAAGCCAATATCTCAGTTACCAGGACTAGTGAAAACATAACCAAAGTACATAAAGCTATCGTTGGGTTAACCGACGAAGAGATGCAAGACATTATAAAAAAGATCAGTAAGGGTCCTTTTGGTCCTGGAATACCTAACATATACCCTGGCGGTGTACACCCTGGTGTTATAGGCCCTGGAATACCTAACATATACCCTGGCGTTATAGGCCCTGGTACATACCCTGGACCTTCTTACCCAACTAATCCTTTTGGGCCTAAAATCGGGACTGCCACTCAGACGAACTCTTGGGGTAGTCAGACAATAAAAATACCTAGCGGGGATTTGGCTGAGAGAGGAACTTCTGGTGGCTCATTCAGTTCTAATACCATTTTAGTCTCTAATACCCTCTTAACTTGTGCTTCTTTAGATACAAACTTAGAAGATGCGCCGGATTTGTTTGGGGATTTAGTTAAACAAATTTAATAACTTAGTTTCGTCCCTTAGTATGAGCGCCATTTTTTTCAAAGTAATAGCTCAGAGTCTTGGAAAAAGTAAGAAGGAGCTTTTAAATATACCTCCTAGGGATTTTGTAAACGTTTATACGAAAGACTTTGGGGGGCCTTTTAAAGTCTCTTTTGTCGAGTTAAAAGGGGGAGTTGTAACTTTAATATTCATTGGACACCAGAAGACAGGAGAGCTAATGAACGGCTTTACTGGGGTAAGGTCCGATATAGTCCACCACGAAGTCTTAACTACTTATGGATTAACATGGTATGTTGAAAAATAAAACCCTTCCAGACTTTATAATTAAGGGCCATCCTTTTATTATTATAAATAAAGGAGATCCTGATTTAGACCTTTCTGATTTATCTGACTCTTTTACTTCTGACTTTATTAACTTTAATACTGATGTTATAGAACTTTTAAGTGGAACTGGGGACGAACTTTTAATACTAAAGATCTCAGAATATAATAAAACTTGGTCCTCATACGAGATAGTCACTTGACTCCTGTTATACTTTAATGATAACTTGCTGGCAGACCTAAGATGTTCTGATCTAAATATCAGGACATGACCATAACTCTTCCTGCTAATATAGAGCTAGTCCTGTTTGCCTGTTTCCAGGTTTTGAAAGGGTGAGGGGAAGAAAGATCACAGCCAAAGGTTGGCTGTATAAAAATGATTAATTTCTTGTTGCTTTAGACAGTGCAAGATTAATTTACAGAGTGCTTTAGGTTAGTACTCCATAGGCCGAAGGAACAGGTAACCACTCCTGTCAACTCCCTCTGACTGCAAGGTAGGGAATAAAGTTGTACCCGTGAATATCTTACATAAAACGGCGACAGGATAACCCCGTCGAGAACCTAGATGAAAATCCAAGGTTGTATTTTGCAAAAACTGATTGATAACTCAAACTTTTTCTATTTTTCCCTGTAAAAAGGGAAGAACTCGCCCTCTATCCAATCTAAACTATAACACTTTAAGAGATTTAGTAATATTAGATGGTTATTAAACTTTTTTAAACTATTAATTAGTTAACTCATTAGTTGATAGATCTAAAAGATCATATATAATATATAAAATGTTGTACGAAAGACCATCAATAGCGTTGCGTTCTCTAGATTACCTCCTCCATTTGGTAATAAGGTTAAAAATTAACTATAAGTCTATTAAGAATCTGGAGCTGGATAATTTAGAAATCCAACACCTTAAATTTAATGACAAACTTACAGTGAGAGAGCTACAGTCCCCTCACGGTGTTAAAAAAATTAGATTCTTGTGCTCTATAGGTAGAGACCTACATTTTAAAATTCACGACATTAATTATGATAAGGTTGTAGTATTACCTATACAAGGTAATCAAATCTTATATTCTTTATTTAAGTCCCCTGTTCTTGACTCACAAAAGTAAATACTGTAGGATCTGATCTGTAACAATATTTTGTGTAATTTAGTAAGGAAAAATAATATGAGTTTTAATAAAGTAATTATTGTTGGTAATCTAGGAAAAGATCCAGTAAAGATTTCTAAAGAAGACGCGCAGAGTTCAATCGCCGCCTTTAGTATCGCTACCCATGAAACTACCAACTTCAACGGTAAAGTAGAAAAAGTAACTGAGTGGTTTGATGTAGTATGTTTTGGTAGTAATGCCGAATTTGCTCTTAAGTACCTTAAGAAAGGAAGAGAAGTACTGGTAGAAGGAAAACTTCAAGCTAGAGAGTACAATCTTAAAGATGGTACTAAGGTTAAAGCTTTTGAAATTAAAGCTTCAACAGTTCAAGCTCTATCAAAAAACAAAAGCGACCAAAACTCAGAGTCCACGAGAGATAATAGTCAGGAAGCTAGCGTACAAGAAGCTTTAACTCCAGCCTAAGACTTCAATTAATGGAAGAATCTAGTAAAGGAGTTCTAAGGAAGATATACCTATCCTCTCAACTAAAGTCTTGTGTAGATTTAAATAGCTATTTAAAAGTTTATAAATCTCAGATGACGGTAGCGGATATGGATTTTTTCATAGAACCGTTGGTAATTAACGAGTGGAATCCTAATGGAACCCCTTCCTTTACTAGTAGGTTAGTAGTTGTAAGTAATGTTATCGGAGATAAGTTAGTGTTAATACAGAACATAATCGAAGATAGCAAGAAGAAGAGTAGTAGTAGTAAATATAAAGTTTTATTTCCTAAATTAGAAAATGCCAACGGTTATTCAGTAGACGTTAGGACTCCTGCCAAAACATACTCAATATCAGAGTATAAAACAAACTGGTATTTAACTTTTATCAAAGATAGTGTATAATATACCACTATGTATACTATTAGAACTAGTTGTAGGATTTGTAACAAGTCGATAAAAGATTCAAGGGTCTTATTGGACTTAGGTGTACAGAGTCTAACAGGTAATTTCCCAAAGAAAGGGGAATACGTTGAAAAGGTTCCAGTAACCGTTATTAAATGTAAGTCTTGTGGTCTGGTTCAACTCAAAGAAACCACGGACGCTAATCAAATGTTTGGGCAGAGTTATGGGTACTCTTCAGCTTTAAACTCTCAGATGGTATCTCACCTTGAAGAGTTATCAAATTACTCTCGAAAGTTTGCTAAATTTCCTGCAAAAGGGCAAGACAAGGTTCTAGACATTGGTGCAAATGATGGAACCTTTCTATCATTCTTTGGTAGAGAAGGGAAGAAACTAATAGCAGTTGATCCTTCTATAATTAACTTTGAGAAAGCTTATGAAAATCACGAGGAAAATATAGAAACTTTCCCCGATTTTTTCGACCTAACAAGAACACCAGCACTGCAAAAATATATGAACTCTGTTCATTTAGTGACGAGTATAGCCTGTTTTTACGATCTAGATGACCCTATTAAGTTTGCCAAGGATGTTACTAAGGTGTTAACTAAAGATGGGGTCTGGGTAATGGAGGCCGCATATCTAGGCGCGATACTGGATAAAATATGTGTCGATGGTTTCGTGCATGAGCACTTAAGTTACTACTCCCTAAGGGATATTCATAATATAGCTAAGAAGTGTAAGCTAAATATACTAGACGTAACTTATAACGATTGTAATGGAGGAAGCTTTAGAGTAGTGCTTTCTAAAAGAAGACCAACAGTTAGACAACGTATTAAAGTAGGGAAAGAGTTCTTCAAAGAAGGTAGGTGGATTAACGATAGCAAAACATACGATAAGTTTGCTTATAAATGTTCTAATTTTAAGGCAGATTTTGTTGCATTGTTAAATACTTGTAAGGTTCAAGGACTTAAGGTAAATGGATTTGGCGCAAGCACTAAGTTAAACGTACTACTTCAATACTGTAATGTAGACTCTAATTTAATGAAAGAGATTGGAGAAGTAAATCCAACTAAGTTTGGTAAAGTAACTCCAGGAACTAATATACCTATTGTAAAACAAGATAAGATACTAGATAGAAAAAATAGTGATGTTTTAATTATTGGGCCTTACCACTTTCGCACTAATATATTAAACAACCCTAAAGTTAAAAAGTTTATAGAACAAGGCGGTAGAGTAGTATTCCCGTTACCTAAGTTAGAAGTGATTTCTAAGGAAGAACCAAAGGTAAAGAAGTAATGCCTAGAGACATAGTAATTGTAGGGGCGGGTGGCTTTGCTAGGGAAGTGGTAGGATTAATAGAAGATATTAATAGATCTAATCCTGGCGCGTGTTTTAACTTGTTAGGATTTATAGATAAAGACTCAAGTAAGTGGGGAACTGAAGTTAATGGAATTAAAGTCTTAGGGAACGAGTCTTGGATAAAGGACTACCATGAAACCAAGGGAGATAGGTCACCCTACTGGATTACCCTATCCGTAGCTATCGGAATTGGCTCTCCAAGTGTAAAGAAGTCTATAGTTAACGAAATTAAAGATTACTGTACGTTCCCTAACCTAATTCACCCCTCCGTAATAGGAATAGAAGATCATCCTCAGAATCGTTACCATAGCATACGTAATTTTAATAAGATTGGTGTAGGTAATCTAATTACAGCAGGTAACATTTTGACATGCAATATTACTATTGGAAACCATGTGATGATTAATTGGAACTCTACTATAGGTCACGACTGTGTTATTGATGATTATGTCGTGATCAGTCCAGGAGTAAAGCTATCAGGTAACTGTCACGTAGGGGAAGGTTCTTACCTGGGAACTGGAAGTACCATTCTAGAAAAGAAGAACATAGGCGCGGGCGCGGTAGTAGGCGCGGGCGCGGTAGTAACTAAAGATGTTCCAGAAAATATAACAGTAGTAGGTTCTCCAGCTAAGACTTTAATAAAGAGATAAGGTTTTACGATACATGAAAATTGATCTCGTGTTACAAGGACCTCTCTATAGTTATACTCAAGATATAGTTTCTAAATATCTACTTCATCCTCTAGTAAATAATGTCATAATATCCTGTTGGAAATCCTGCAACATTCCAGTTCTAGAATCTAATAGAGTTATACTAGTTAAGAATGAAGATGTAGAGTATCCAGGCGTTGGAAATATAAACAGACAGATTCACTCATCAAGGGAAGGACTAAAGCATGTAAGCCTCGACTACTGTGCTAAGATGAGAACAGACCAGGTATTTTCCCACTCCGCTTTGGACACTATGGACAGTTTTTATCGAAAGTTTTCTAAAAACGAAATACACTATCAAGGTATTTCTGGCCCATCTTCCCCTATCTTTGTTTTAGGAATGTATAAAGACTTTCCGTTTCACCCAAGAGATCATATATTTTGGGGAAGCACTAAAGACCTTAAAAAACTATTTGATATTCCCTTTCTTATGCAACCTAAGGAAGTTGTCGGAAAACCTATAGGATCAGAGTCTTATTGGAACCATGTTGTCAGACCTGAAAGTTATATAGGAGGTCATTACTACTCTCTATTTGACTCTAGAGTATCTATAATGATGGAGAACTATGCAGAGTATTTAACAGATGTCAGTCCTAAAAAAGAAGAGGCACTTAATATATATAACAACCTTAGGGACAAAGTATTCAAGGTTTTTCCTAGAATTGACTTCTCCTGGCCAAAACACAACTTAAAAAATTATCATTTTCATGTGGGAGAAGTCCTAAGTGAGTACTGGTATGAGGAGTCTTGGTAAACATATGAGAGTTTTACTTGTCAATACTAATAGTAAGCAATGTGGAATATACCAATTTGGATATAATATTGGAAAGGTCTTAACTAACTTTACCAGCAACACTAATGAGTACTTCTATGAAGAACCAGGAAACTTAGAAGACTTTCAACTAGCCTTAAACAGGACTAAAGCAGACATAGTTGTAATTAACTATGTCCCAGGACTAATGTCTTATGTTCATAACCACGTTCCATGCCCTGCAAAAATCTATATCAATATAATACATGAACCAGGACAATTTCAACACTTAAAGTCCTCCTGTAATCCTTATTACTTTTCTCACGGTTTCTACGCTAATACGACATTAAAAGAAGAGCCTGGTTTTTTTCCATTACCTAGATTAATACCACCTTTGAACGCAGTAGAGTATGTTAATAAAGATGTCCCTAAAATTGGAGCATTTGGCTTTGGATTTTTAAGTAGAGGCTGGTTACAAACTATAGATAGAGTTCAAGATGAATTTGATACAGCTGATATATGTTTTCATATGCCTTTTAACTCAGTCGTAGACCTGGACGGTAAAACTCATGCATTGAATACTGAAAAACTCTGTAATGAAAAAACCCTCAAGCCAGGAATAACTTTAAAAATAACTCATGATTTTTTAAGTACAAGTCAGGTAGTTGAATGGTTAGGTCAGAACACTGTTAATCTTTTCCTATACCAAGAGAAGAATAAAATAGGAATATCTAGCTCAGTGGACTTTGCCTTATCAGCAAGAAGACCTATAGGAATTAGTTCATCTCCCATGTTTGATCATCTCTTAGATGTAAAGCACTTAATCTGCCTAGATAGTAATAAAATACAAGACATAATAGATCGAGGCCCTAGCGTGTTGGAGCCATATCTGTTAAAGTGGAAAGAGTCGGAATTCTTTTTGAAATTTGAAAATCTAATTGGAAGAGTTAAATAAATGAAAATATTATATATAGGATCAGGACATCCAGTCTTGGAATTCGATGATTTAACTTTGTTTACAGAACTAGGTTACGATTGGCTATCGATGAGTCATTACTTTAATCCTCAAATTCCTACATCAACGATGAGACCTCCTATAGATAAAATAATAGAACCTAGTCTATACAGTGAAATACTTAGAAGTGACTTTGACCCCCTTATAAATACCTTAAATAATTTTGATATAATATTTATAAGTAATTCACCGGCCTATTTAGAACAATTTTGGCCAATCCTGAAAAATAAAAAAGTAATTTATAGGTCTCACGATAATCCTACCCATAAGACTGAAAACTTACTAAGATCTTGTCAGTTAGAGGGCTTAATCCTAGTTAGAATGTTTGATTGGGAAAATAATTTATCTTTTTCTACCAAATCCGATTATGTAATATCCCACTACGTAGATAAAGATACCTATAAAGGCTGGGCAGGAAATGAGTTAGCCGTCTTAACTTTTCAAAATGACTTCAGGACTAGATTATCTCATGTAGATGAGGTTGGAATTAGAGTCTATGATAATTATGAGGTTTACTCCAGTATTATAAAAGATTTTCCATTTAAACTAGTTGGATATAATAATCAAGTTTCATACTCATCCCCACCCGTAGACTGGACCACACAAAAAGAGATGTATAAGTCTCACAGAGCTTACTTCTCTTTAGGTACTAAACCTTCTTGGTATACTTACAATTTAATGGAGGCTTTAATGACTGGAATGCCTACAATCAACTTTGGCCCAAATTTGGGAGGATCTAAACATCCCCACTACGGAGGAACTTACACCTTACCAGATGTAATAGAAAACGGTATAAATGGATTCTATTCTGATAATTCAGGGGAACTGGTAGATATAGCTAAAGAACTCGTCTCGAATGAAAAGCTAGCAAAGAGTATATCTGTAGAAGCTAGAAAATTAGCTATTAAATTATTTTCAAAAGAAGATAAACTACAACAATGGAAACTAGTCCTTAGCAGTTAAACTTATCATTAGGTATTGAAGGGGACTTTATTATTATGAGGTCAGTGTCTTCTAAGAATGTTACATCAGAGACTTCATTAGGAAAGTAAGTAAATATCTCCCCTGAATTAACCTCTTCACCTGAAGCAATAAGTTTTCCACTAATTACATAGTTATATTCAGTAGAAACCTTGTGAGTATGTGGTATACCCTTATACCCCTTAATGTATTTATGATGAGCAACTTCAAATTGACTTGTCTTAAGTAAGGTAGGTTCAAAGTCCCCTATAAACCACCCATTACTGAAATCAGATAATTTAGAGACTTTCATTAAAGTATTCGTTTAAGTTTTTGCAATCTATTTTGAAATCTTCCGCCTTCAAACTTCTCAGAGAGGAGGGTATCAATCATAGACTCTAGTTCTACAGCATCTATACCTACTGGAATTGCAAAGAAGTTAGCTGCGTTATGTCTTATAGCTAAAGATGCAGCCTCGGCTGTAGAGATCATAGCAGATCTAATACCAGAATGTTTATTGGCGCACATGTTAATACCCTGAGCCGATCTACAACACCCAATAATTAAAGCTCCTGGAAAAAACCTCTTGGACTCTACTGCTTGATCAATGTAGTCGCTGTAATCACAATCGGATTTAGAGTAAGTGCCACAATCAAGAAAATCGTACTCCAACTCTATCAAGTAATCTTTAATTCTTTCTTTAGTTTCGAAACCAGAATGGTCTGCACATAAGATAATCTTTCTTTTTAAAAAGTAAGGATATATAACTTCCTTAAAGAAACTCATTTCATCGGGAGTTCCCATAACGTACATGACTCGTACTTGTTGGGATTTAACTTTACCCCCACCGGCAATTAGCAAATTATAAAGCGGGCAGATATAAAACTCATTTTTAGTTTTAAGGTCATTGGTGGTTGCAAGCTCTGCTAAGTTTACAAAACTCTTACCAGATTTAAAGCAATAGACTCCAACAGAGGCATTATCGCTGATAACAAGTTTCTCTGCGGTACGCTCTACAAAGCCGTCTTGGTCTTCACAGACGTAACTATAGTTAGCAGAGTTAGCTTTAAAGGTTAATATAAGTCCTTCGTGTTTAAAGGAATCGTCCGTAGGCTTAAACTTATCCTCAAAATATATGTCAGGGCAGAATATAATAAGAGGTATATCACTATTGATTTCGTCTTTAGCTAGGAGGCAAGTAGAGACTGATCCTTTAGTGTCTTCTTCTGCAACAATAATTTTAATATCTGATCCATACTTCTCTAGGAACTTATCTATTGCAAAATTACAGATATGATCTCTCCTGACTACGAATATTAAATTACACTCAGAGTAATCAATAGAGTCTAAACCGTAATCTAGAATATGCCGATCCCCAGCCATAATCATTGGCTTTGGAAAGGAGTAACCCCCATCCACCATTCTTTGCCCCTTCCCAGCCAAAGGCACCAATAAGTTATATTTCTTCATAAGTTTCTAAACTACTTTTAGTTTTTTTATGAGACCGCTCACAAGCTAGAAGTATATTTCGTTTTGTAATTTCCTTACAATTATATAGTAGAAAAGAGATGAAGTTAGCACAGAACTTATCTCCCGCCCCCACAACAGATACGTTTCCTCTAGCATTAGGGTAGCTTATATGTACAGGCTCTTCACTCCTTTCGCATACAGAACAGAAGTAAGGGGAATGTAGTATTACTTTAGTATCTGACTTTTTATCTCTAAGAAGCTTAGTTAAAAAATCTCCTATATAAAGAACCCCACTCTCCCTGGTTACTAAGTTAGTATAAGTGTAAGCCTCATTGGTAGAGATAAAAAGAAAATCTAAATACTTAAGACTTTTTAAAACTTTATTTATTACAGACTTTTTTGGGTCATTAAGGCACAAATCAGCGGACATGTAATCGTATTGTTTTCTTAATTCTGATAAGTCTAAGTTATGTACAACATCTAGGTAGGAAATATGAGCCCATCTCGCTTTTACTGGTTTAAAATTCTTCAAATCAGAAACATCTCCCCACCTTACAAAACTAGTCTTCTCTTTAATGTTGTTTTCAAGAGTTTCTGATAGGAGTAACGCAGAGCTAGTTTCTTTTATACCGTAAGGGCTAAAATTTATTTTATTCTTTAAGAAATAGTCCTTAAGCTTCTGACCATTCTGGTCTTTACCTATATGAGTAGATACATGAAAGTTTAGTTTTGACTTCTTAAATACTGAAAGTAAATTTCCTAAACCCCCAAAACACACTCTGCTAGATGAATAACTGTTGGAACTTCCTGGAAGGAAGCCTTTACTATCTGACTTAGATTTTTTAATTTCAAATACTTGGTCAACTATTGAGTTACCGATAAGATGTAAATCTATTTTAATCACTTAGGGTTTACCTCTATTGAGTCTATTGGAAAGGCATAATCTAACCCATCCTTAAGGATTTCATACAACTCAGCAACTACTCCATGACCACCAGGAGAGTCTAGAACCCTAGAACATCTTTCTTTAATGCAACCATTTGCGGTAGAAGGACAGTAAGTAAATTTAAGAGACTCTATTATACTTAAATCGTAATAGTCATCCCCTACATAAGCCATTTCTGATTTATGAACTCCATAGTGATTGGTAAGTTTATTTACAAAATCGGATTTATCTATGTTTCCATTATCTGCCCGCGCATGAAAAAAGTCTATCTTCCTAGACTCCGCCATCTCCTCATTGACTGTAGTATCTCCTGATAAAAAACATACTTTAATTCCAGCAGACTTAAATCTTTTTATTGCGGTAAAGTCTAAGTCACAATACTTCTTAGATAAAACTTCCCCTAATAGTCCATATGTTTTAGTACCGTCAGTCATTACCCCATCAATATCTAGTATCAATAGTTTGAACGGAAAGGATTTGTTTTCCTTAGGTAAGTAAGAACTGGCCTCTAAACAGTAATCTGTGCAAAATCCATAAATATCTATACGACCACTTAGATGACTAGGATTAGGATTTAAATCAGTACAGATAGTTTTTTCATTAAATACTTTATTTTTAGAATGAGACCAGAAAAAACCTCTACTAGTTAACACCACATCTTCTTCAGTTTGATAAAAGGTATTTATGTCTTTAAACTGAGACAAAAAGTAAAAGGTTTCTATAGTCTTAGCATGAGACCAAACTCGTTTATTACAAAGAAAAGATCTTTCTATTTTATAATCTGGAATATCATGACCTAGAAATAGACCATCTGGAGTCTTCCATACATCAACTTCTACGTCATATCCCTCACCCAAAGCCTTTAGTAAGTAAGAAGGATTATTCTCCATTTCTGGGTTTGGCCCCGTTAAGTTCCCCCGATGTGCAATTATTCTCATAGATGAGTGTATTTTATCAACTATTTAGATAGAAGTCTACATTTGAAATTATCAATTAATAAGGTATAATAGGTCTATGAAGATTTTACACATTAGCTCCGACCACATAATTATGGAGTTCGACTTGATGACTCTTTTTACAGAGCTAGGATATGACTGGTTTTCGACTGGCCATTTCCTAGACCCACAAAATCCAATTCCAGCAGATGGATTATATAGACAGTCAATTAATAAGACAGCCAATCAAGAGTGGATCGATTCATTTAGAAAGTCCTGTCCCAATAAGCAAATACATGGGGCATCTATTGTATCAAAAGAACTAGTAGATCAGTTTGATATTGTTCTAGTAAGTCACTGTTGTCCTTGGCCTTATGGGGTATTAGCTAACTGGGATGCAATTAAACATAAGCCGGTAATATGGCATACTTATACCCAACAACAGCCTGAGATAGAGGTGGCTATGGCCCCTTTAATATCTCAAGGACTTAAAGTTGTCAGAGGTTCCCCTAAAGAGCAGAATATTCTAGGATCTTTACCTATGACTAGAGTTATCAGGCCCTTTGTAAATGAAAAGGATTACTTTGGTTGGGAAGGTACAGATAACTACGTGTTAACCTTTAATAACTTTTTCGCCCGCCGATCCTTTATCAGTAATACCCCTCAGTATCTACAGGTAGTTTCCGACATTCCCCATAAGACATATGGCGGTACCTCTGATGGGCATCCTGAGGTCATAGGACATCTTTCCTGGGAAGATCAGAGGCTGGCGTACAGGAAGGCTAAGGCATACTTCGCCTTAGGCTCTAAACCAGCATCCTTGACTTATAACATGCTAGAGGCCATGCTTACAGGAACACCTACAGTTACTTGGGGCCCAGATCTGGGCAACTGGAGAGGCAGTAAGTGGGATGGAACCTACGAACCTTCCGACTTAATTACAAACGGGGTACATGCATTTTTCTCAGATAACCTAGGAGAACTGAATTCAATTCTAAAAGAACTGTTAAACAATAGGCAATTGGCTGAGTATATATCCAAGAATGGCAGGGAGTTAGTCTTGAAAGAGTTCTCTAAGGATAAAGTTCGGTCGGATTGGAAAGAGTTTTTGGAGAGCCTATAATGTATAAGCCAAAGAGTTTAATACCAGTATACGAACCTCATAAAGCTAAGAACCAAAGAAAGTATGTTCTGGATTGTATAGACTCTAATTGGATTAGTTCTAGGGGAGATTACATAGACAAGTTTGAAAAATCCATATCTAAGGCTTTAGGAATTAGTAACACTCTTAGTACCTTTAATGGATCAGTTTCCTTATTACTCATCCTCAGGGGCTTGAATATAGGTTACGGTGACGAGGTAATTACTCCCAGCTTAACTTATGCAGCAACTATAAGCTCTATCAACCTATCTGGCTCCACAGCGGTGCTAGTAGATTCTGATAATAACTTTCAAATGGATTTAGATAAACTAAAACAATGCTTAAGTAAAAAGACTAAAGCTATTATGGTGCCCGAACTTTATAGTGATGCACCTGATATGAATTACTTAATAGACTTCTGTAATTCAAATTCCATTCACTTAATTGAGGATAGTGCAGAGGCATTCAACTGCTTTATGCCCGATGGTAAAGCTGTCGGCAGTTTAGGAGTAGCATCATCTTTTTCTTTCTTCGCTAACAAAAATATTACAACAGGAGAGGGTGGATGTGTTTGCACTAATAACCTGGAGTTAAGTAAAAAACTTAGACTTCTGAAGAGCCAATCTCATATTGGTGGTTTTATCCACGATGGTCCAGGTCATAACTTTAGGATGACCAACATTCAGGCCGCTATAGGTACTGCACAGTTAGAAGAGCTAGCCGGAATAACCCATAAAAAGAAAGCCCTAGCATCATTCTATAGGACACGATTTGAAGGTTCCCCTATCACCAACGTATGGCCATCTATAGACAGTTCTGAGTGGATGCCTGTATTTAAATTACCAAACACTATTAACTACTCTAAGTTTCAAAGTGAGATGTCAAAAAAGAATGTAGATACTAGGTCAGTGTTTACTCCAATCCACCTCATGAAGGGGTTTGATATAAAGACACCAGTTCCCCTTACTAACTGTGAAGAAATCTATAAACTAGGTTTTAATCTTCCAAGTTTCCCAGACTTAAATGAAAATCAGCTAAAGTACATTGTAAATTCGGCACTTGAAGTAGTCAACAGTTAAGTTGTACTATTTAAAAGGTGTAAAAATATCCAATACTTACGGAGACTAATACCTACTATGCCTAGTAAACAGTATCTTTTAAATAACTTCAAGTCATGCACTGCTATGTTAAATTATACAGCAGCTAATTATGACTGTTCCACTGACTTAGACTTTATTAAACGACTAGCTAATGATCAATACGTTGTTAGATGTCATTTAGCCTCAAATAGTTCTAGAACTTTTGATGGTAGCGGAACTGATAAACGAGAAGCTTTAGCTTTTTGTATCTCTACTAAATTTCCTAGTTAATTAATAAGCTTATTACAGATAATAAAAAGGGAGCCTAGGCTCCCTTTCTTTTTACCTTGACCTTGAATCAAGTCTTTTTGAGGGATCTTTAATTTCTATTGAAAACTTATCCATTACCTTAATAGGAGTGGATTTACCATTTAACACTAAAGTAAAGGAGACAGTAAGAGGTTTTGATGGTGAGTAGGATTCAGCACTTCCACCAGGTTTAAAGTTAAATCTTCCATACTTATGACCTGGAAGTTTATTGCCCCGTAATAGTCCACCCATATTATACTTATCATTGGCTTTAATAATCTTACCAAAAGAGTCTTTCAGAGTGACTCTGACATCTTCTGCCCTAAGAGTATCAGAACTTACACTAATTACTATGCCCTTTGGAGTAGTATCAGATTCCGGTTTCCATAGAAAAGAAGTGATGAATCCATAAGGATCACTTACAGCAGGCTCCTCTTCCTCACTTGGAGTTAATACTGGCGGTACGGGTGAAAGCGTTGGGGTAGGAGTCGGGATAGGTAGCTGTATAGGAGTAACAACTGGAGTGGGACTAGGACTACTAGCATTAGTATCCAAGAACCTTCTAATCGCCTCTTTAACTTGATTAAACAGTTTACTAAAAAAATCTTTCATATTGTTCCTTTAAGAAAAAATTATATAAATCCAAGATAGAACTGCAAAGGTGTACGCCAGAGCAGCGCAGAAAAGAAAACCAATAAAATTAACAGCATATTTTCTAATCTTCAACAGCACCATTATAGCACAAGACTTAACTAAAAACAACCCTAATCCCAGCCCTACTAAGTCAACAACGGACCTAACTAGTGGATTTTCTTCATCGGAAAATCCTCCAGACACTCCCACATAGGTTAAGATACCATCGACTATTTGAAAAACTAGCAACAGAGTTATAAGTTGCTCTGCAAGAATTAAGTTATTCTGATTACTTCTGCTTTGCTTTTTTGGCATTTTTACAATCCGTTGAGTAAAGCCCGATCCTTCTAGAATAAAATTACCGCTAGATATTAATTTATTAACTGATCCATCACACTCAGGGTTAATACATTTTAGTAGGACTCCATCCTTTATGGACTGAGTTACTTCAAAATAACTACACCTACTGCATTCATATTCGTAAATAGGCATAGTCTAGTTATATCACACCGACCAATCAATAGCACTTCTTTTATTTTCAATTAAATACTTATTAGCTTTAGAGAAGTGTTTGCAGCCAAAAAACCCCTTACTAGCCGATAAAGGAGAGGGGTGGGTAGCGGTGAGAACTAAATGCCTTTTCTCATCTACTAAAGGTTGAAGGCTTTTAGCATCATTGCCCCATAGCATAAATACCACATTAGAGCCTACCTTAGATATGATACTAACTAATTCCTCAGTAAAGCTTTCCCAGCCAATCACCTCTTTATGAGACCCAGCCTTATCAAGCTCTACGGTTAAGACCTTATTAAGTAGAAGAACTCCTTGATTTTTCCACTTTATTAAGTTACCAGAAGAGTTACTTATGTTTAAATCTGATTTAATTTCTTTGAATATGTTCTTTAAAGGTGGTGGCAATTCAATACCCTCATCAACTGAAAAGGCTAACCCGTTAGCTTGGCCCTGACCATGGAAGGGGTCCTGACCTATAATAACAACCTTTATATCCTCTAACTTTACTCCCTCCATGCATCTAATTATTTTATCCTTAGAGGGTAAAACAGTTGCATCTGAGTAAAGACCTTCAATCTTTAATAAGCAGGACTTGTATACCCTCTTTAAATTTTGCAGGTCTTTATTGGAGTCCATTAGTTATCAAATACAAAGAATGTTTTTTCAGCTATCTCAGATAGTGGAAAAAGAGAGGGTTTACTACAAGTCCAACCTACAGTAATCTTAACCCTCATTTTTTTAATCCGATCTAACAGTTTTGGGTCGGCATAAGCTTCTCCATCTGTTAGTATTACGGCCTGTTTATACCTATTTTTAAGTATATGCTCTAGTACTGGATTAAAGTCAGTTCCACCACTGGTGTCATAGCTACCAGTTTTAAGTACGTTGATGTTGGTATCGCTAACATAAGTAGAAAAACAGAAAACCACATTACCTATCAATTTTTTTAGCTTACTTACCACGGGTATAGTGTGTGGGATAACATGACCCTGAGACCCAGAAACGTCCAAATAACAAGGGACTAGAACTTTAGATCCTAAGTTTGTTATTTTATGAAAGACGGGAACTTCCCCTGTAGTTGAATAGATTGCAGAAGTCCTTCTATCATAAAAATTAGGCACTACGCTTCTAGTAGCTGTTTTAGGGCTATACTGATCTATAGCTCTATAAATTCTGGCACTAGGACTAATGGTTCTCACGTCCTTGATCTGCTTCCTGACGTGCCTAGCATGTTCAGCAGACTCAATAACAATCTCAACCATCTGGTCCCTCTTTGGGCCCCCCTCTCCAGCTTTACGTCCCCCGTCTTTTTCAGAGCTTCCTCCGCCTTCCTCCCCATTCCCCGCCTCTTCTTTTTTATCCCTGTTAAGGTAGTTGTTGGCCACAGTCTCAGTTAAATCGGACAGACCAGGAGATCCACAACTCTTACCTTTACCTAGATCACTGTGATTACCAAGCAACTTTTCTAGTATCTCTTGAAAGGCATCCTGCTTTTGTTGTTCTTGCTCAAACCAAGGCATCAACACATCTATTAACTCTTTATTGGAAATTCCACCTTCAGAGTATAGCTTTGCGTGAGCATCAGTAAAGCTTTTTCTCAACTCAGGATCAAGCTCTTTTAATATTAAATCTTCGTGACTGATATTCGATCTAGGGTCATCTGTATTTCCTAGTCTCTTCTTGGCCTCCTCATTTATACCCTCAGATACGTACTTAGGATCACCATCAGGTCTAAAAAAACAATATGGAACAATATCTTTATAGTAGTAGTCTTTAATAAACTTAAGGTACTTCTCTTCCTTTAAAGAGTTATATACAGTAGCATTTACCTGACAATCTACTATGATATGCATAGCAGGTTGTCCTAATTTTCTATCTTTAAATTCTTTTAGAATATCATCAGCAAAGTGGTCTAGAACTAAGTGGGTTAACTCATGACTTAGAAGATAAACTAAATCATCCATATCCTCTAAGTTCTCTTCAATAAACTCTTTCCCAAAAAGTAAAGTATAGGGTTTTGTGTTTACGACCGCAGCAGTTACTTTTTGACCCCCTACTAGATCAGCATATTTAATCTGACCTACCCCTAGAACTTTCTTTAGAGAGGCAGAATCCCTCTCCCTAGGATAGTTGTCTAGGATCTTGAGAGTTAAATCTTCAGCACTTTCTGGAAGATCAAACTTTAGCTTCTTTTTACTTTGTAGCGGCATATGACTCTCTGATGCTATGAAACTTAGCACTTCCCTCTGAAATACTATCAACAAAAGTCATAAGATCATTTATAGATTCCATTTTAATCTTATTCATTTCAATCATTGCTAATGGAACATTAAAATATCCGTTCTCTAGTACGCAGTTTAATTGGGAAACTTGGTCACTTTCACTGGAGTCCAAATCCTTGAGAACAAAATCAGGGTAGTTCTTTGCAATAAACTGTTCCTTCTTCAGAGGCTCATGTATTGTAGACAACTCACTAGAGAGTGCTTTATATTTAGTCATCTCAGGAGATTCAATAATCTCATTATATATTTTCTCAAATCTAGAAAACTCTTGCTCCTTCATTAGCGTCTGTTTCTGTTTACCACTATCAGTTAATCCATCAACTACTGATGCTACATAAGAAAAGTAATTAAATACATTGGATTCTTTAAGAGGTAAGTTAACGTTAATCATCTTAGATACAACTTCTTTAGGTTTACCTTCACTTACCGCTGAGAGAACCTCAGATATGGCCTTAAGTAAATCAGTTTGATTATGAATACCTGATTTCAATGCTTCAAGGCTAATAGTTAAACACCCCTTGGCTCGCTTATGAGCCTCAGACAGTTGGGCCTTATTTACGTTCTGCTCCCATAGGGTATTTGGAAAGCTAGAGAGCAATGCAGCTTCAGCCGCCGACTCAAGAACTTTAGACTCATTTGTCCCAGCTTTTGAAGCCGCTTCAAGAGCATAAGTAGCCAGAATGTTCATCAACATAAATTGAGCACGTCTAGCCTCAATCTTAAGGGTATTTTTAGTTTCTTTCCTCAAATCAGATTGAACAATATCTACATACTCAGCAACTTGCTCTAAAAACATATACTTAGCTTCCTCGTAGTGCTCTCTAGCTCTAGAGATGAAGTCAATGTGCAACTGCACTAACTCCTCAGTTGGGTGCCAGCGAGTTTGATTGACGGCACTTTTTAAAATCATTTTTCTTTTTTCAGAATCTTCCATACTACCTAGAGAGGGAATATCTATTAAGCCTATCATTCTCTCTCCGAGAGCTTTATCCAAAGGCTGCACCCCCTCATAAACGTCATTATCAGTTCCCATAACAGGATTCATTGCAGTAAATACGTATCTAATTTTAGTCTTAAAACCGTCAATCTCTCTACCTGCAATTAAAGATAACCATTTTTCTTGGTTCTCATATGTAGCTCTATTAATTTCATCTATCAAAATTACAGACTTAGTGGCAATAGAATTAGGCATCGTAAAGATGTCCATCTTGTGCGTCTCTTTATTAGGAATCGGACACCCTACGAAATCTTCATACCTAGCTTTATCGGCAGAGTAAATACCCCACCCCTCTCCAGTAGCAAGTTCATTTAGTATACCTAGCTTCTTAACAATGGTAGTTTTACCTGTCCCAGAAGAGCCCTGTAAAGCTAAAGCACCAAAAACATCGTGCTCGATTAAGAAAGGAATGTGGCAAAGTTTCCACTCCCGATTTAATCCGATTAATCCAACACTGTCTCCAGTATACTTAGTAAGGTCTTGTTTAGTTTTACTCATAATCTCAATAAAAAGTTGATAAAAAGTTAATCTCAAGTTTATAGTATCGGCTGTTTTTAAATAATACTTTAGATATATTTACACTAAGGGCAGAATTTTCTAAACATTCGTCTAATACACTCAGCGGTCATTCTTACGTCAGCTAAAGCTGAATGGGCATTCTCAGTGCTTAAATTTAAAGCCGAAGCCACAGTTGTGAGTTTATAGTTAGCTACAGTAGGAGTATTAGGCAAAGCAAAATATAGTTGAGAATAACTAGTTAACTCTAATGGATGACTTTGCAGTTGATAATCTACCCCAAGCCTTTTACATGCAAAGTTAACCATCTCTATGTCGAACCTTACATTTTGACCTGAAGCAATGGCTCTACCGCCAAACCTGTCTTCAGCTTTTCTTATCCACTTAACAAAATCTTCCAAAGCTTTCTTTAAAGGCAGAGCTTTCTCTAAATCTTCCAGTCGGTTAGCGAACCCATTAACCTCTAATGCCTTATCAGAGCATCGAGACATAAAATCTTTAAAAGTTTCTTCTTCACTTTTTCCACAGATCCTATGAAACTCCTCCTCCTCTTTTAAGTTCAAAGGATTCAAAACAACAGCTCCAATCTCTAAAATAGGAGAAGCAAGTTTAGTTAAGTTACCTTGAATGGACTCCCCTAAGACGTACTTTTTTGGGTCAACAGACCAAGATACCTCAATATCTGGGTTTAATCCACCCGTCTCAGTGTCGAATACAATTACGGGCCCAGGAAGGTTTAATTTTAACATAACTATAATCCATGTGAAGACGAGGCCCCTTATAGACCCGATTTTACTACTTTAAATCACTCTGGGCTATAAGTCAATTGAATAATCATTCACCCTTAAGTAACTGTATTATTTAATAGGTAGGAGAATGCACATGAAAAAGTCTGGAAAGAAGTACCAAATCAATGAAGAGATATTAATCCAAGCAACCATTGCTATTAATATATCTACATCAGATCTTCAATTAGATTTAAACTCTATAGAATTACTCAAAAAGCAAATCATTAGAAATCTAGATTTTTACCTACGACAGTCTCCTGGTTTATCTCCAGTGGCTTATACAATAGATATGATAGATACCAACACTAAAAGCTCTTTAATCAATAAAGAGTCTGTAAAGGACAATTAATATGAAACTGCCTATAGACAGATTAAAAGAACTTTCGCTTTGCACTTTAAAAGAAGTAGCCAATTTAACTTGCAAATTAATAGAATTAGCAAAGAAAAATAAAAAAATAACTATCGTAGTGCTTGCCTGCTTTGTTATATACAAACTAATAAGTTGCTAGTTTGATTTATTCTTGTTAGAATATAGATTCTAATGATAAACAAAAAAGAATCCATCAAAGAGTTTATCGAACCAGACTTCGACTGGTTCGATTCTACAGCTTACGTAAAAGACCCAGAAGGAAATCTAATTCCAGCTGGAACTGTTTTAAAAATTACTACACATATCCTTTTTTTAAAAGCTCTAACCGATCAGGAACTACTTAAGCTTAAAGAGACCGTTTCTGATTCTGTAGACCATGAGGTTTCTAAAAGGCTAAATATGGAAAATACCAAATAAAAGTACTATCTTATAGATAAGGGCTCGGCCCATTTATAATTATAAATATAGCATTAAGAGGTACAGACATGTCATCAAATAAAGTTAAACAACAAGTCCGACCAGAACAATCAGTTAAGCTTATCAATAAGCTTGCTAAAGGTTTAGGCGGCAAGTCTTCGAAAGCTACAGGCTTAGTCCCTTTTTACGTTACAGCAGCATTGCCAAATGCGGCTCACGTAGAAGATGGATGCTTGGCATTCGACACGACTGTTAACAAGTTGAAAATTTCTAAAGCTGGATCATGGGTTCTAGCTAACTAGGGTTTTAGCCCCTGCTTGCAGGGGCTATTTTTATTATAAATTATGAAACTAGATTGTCCTTTTTGTTGTCCAGAAGTTGAAAAATCAATGTCTGTACTAGAAATAGGCGATCAAGAGTATTATTTATCTGTCCACACTAATGATGGAACTAAGAAATGGTATAAGTGTGAAAATTGCAACGGAATATTTTGTAGAGATAAAATGAAAAAAATATGGCAGCTTTCTCCAAAAACATATAACAATTTTTTAGAGAAAGGCTGGATTAAAGACTTATTAAATAATTAATAAAGAATGAATATATCTATAAAAGATCTTGGCTCAAAAAATCTGCACCAACAGGTGATAGACGATATTGAAGAACTAGTATCGCAAGCCCACGCTAAAAGCTTTATCCCCTTCATTTTAGTAGTCGGCCCCTTATTCTTAGAGGTAGCAACGGCACAGTACCTAATAAAAGAAGACAAAATTAGTAACTGGATAGGAAGCTACTCTAGTGATTACAAAACCTTAAGTGAGTTATTCAAGAAGAAAAAGTTAGATCTGTATACTCTTTGTTTAAAAAATAACGGTAGTTTTGGTACAGATAAAGAACGTAAGTTAGATATCTTCTTTGATCCAGACGAGACTTATTTAAAACTAAAATGCGTTGACATTAACACTAAATCGGGTGATAATACTAATGTGACAGCACAGGGACATCCAATATATGTATTGAGATTTAGCCCAGAGGATATTTTACCAGATTATTTAACCGATTTAAACTAGATGACCACATCAAAAATTAGCCTCTATAATAAGGTTAGACCAACTGACCTTAAACACGTCATAGGACAGGAACACGTCACTAAAGTTATCCAAGGTTACTTAGACAAAAAACAATTACCTAAGTCAATAATACTGTACGGTCCCCCTGGGACAGGCAAGACCACTATATCTAGAATTATCGCTAAACACTTAAATGAGAGTGATCACGGTATAATAGAACTAGACTCTGCCGAAGATGGAGGGAAAGAAAGGATACAAAGCATTGTGAGTAGTGTATCTAATACTCCAATGGTAGGAGAGCACAAGACTTATGTATTTGATGAAGCGCAAGAGCTAACAAGACAGGCATTCTCGTCTCTCCTAAAGGTTACAGAAGAACCGCCACCACATGTTACTTTTATATTCCTAACAACGGATTTTGAAAAGATACCTCTAAGTATTAGGTCCAGGTCTGAGTGTCACTGTTTAGCGAAAATAAATACTAAAAAGATTAAACTATTATTAGAGCAGGTAGTAAAGGATGAGAAAAAACTAGTACCTGATAGCATTCTAAACCTCATAGTTGGTTCGAGTTCGGGCTCTCTAAGAAACGCCCTAGTAACTCTAGAGGAAGTATTAAACTTAGATCCATCAGATGCTGAAGCTACTATAGAGTCTATACTAGGACTAGTTAGCCCGAAGAAGTTAACTAAATTTCTATTATCCTATTTGGTAGCAGATTATAACCAGTTGTTTTCTATATCAGAAATATTTAATACAGATAAGTCCGATATATCTAGATCAATTAGTGATCTACAGCAGTTAACCACAGACTGCCGTCTTTGCCTAGTCCTTCCAGACTTAAAAACGTCTACCAAATCTGATGTTAGTTATTTTACTACATATGTAGATAAGGCTGGAACTGCGTTTGATAAAAAGAAAGCGGGCAAGCTTTTAGATAAGTTATACGATTTGCTTTTAGAGCTAGAATCAAATGTAAAAAGAACAACCAATAAAGATGCACTACTTAGTCGCTTTATAATTAAAACAATAGAAGCCCACCAGTAAATGATACTTAAATGTTATATTTGCCCTGAGTCTGAAAACATAAGACAAATAGTAACTGAGGATTTTAAATCAGAAAAGCTAGTATTTAAAAACTCAGAAGATTTAGAAAGCTCTTTTTCTATAGAACACTGCGCTAATCTATTCAATAGAAAAGAGATTAAAGTCTTTACTAATGTAGAGGACATCGACTCTAAGGAACTGACTCAAGTATTAGATACAAGCCCTCTGAAATATATCTGGTGCTTTAAAACCTTGAGGTCCAATACTAATATCTATAAGAAAATAAAAGGCTTAACTAGTATTGAAGCCATTGAACCTTTAAAGTATTTAAATAATAGAAAGCAATCCTTGGATACTTTTTATAGTGGTTTAAATCTAAAAGATAGAAGGTTATATAAGATTCTATTAACTAATGCTTCGGAGTCTAGGTCTATTATAAGATCAGAAGTAGAGAAGTGTTTCAAAGCTATGGAATTTGTTGAGGGGGAAGAGATATACAAAGTACCCTGTAGATTCAACGCCGATGACGATATTTTTGTATTCATTGACCACCTTCTAGAGAATAACTCAATCCTAGCTTACGACTACGCCCTAAAGGTAGAAGAATCAACAAACCTATTTGCTTTAAGATCCCTACTACTCAGAAGTATATTTTTTTTAATTACACTAGTCTCAGCAAACTCATCAGCCAAGATAGTAATAAACGCCCCACCTTTCATCGTGACTAAGAGATTAAAGCTAGCTAAGGAGCTAGGAATTAAAAGGCTTCTTACCTTTTATAACTATATTTACAATAGACTAGATGGTTACCCTGAAAACTCTTCTGCCTGTATATTCTTAACAGAGTTAGTTAGATTTCGGGCACTAAACCTCTAAGGTACTATCTTACATCTATGGACATACGATCAATTATATCTAAGGTTGAAGCTCTAGGGGTAGACGCGAGTGCTCTACATGACTTACAAACTAGGGCTCAGGGAAATCCTGATTTAATAGTTAGATTTGACTCTACACTAACTACCTTAGATAAGAGTACTGCCGATTTATTTTCATCTAAAAACTTATTAACTATAGACTTTCTATTACAAAACCTAAAAAATGGATTAGCAGAAGTCCCCTCCACAGTAACTCAACAGCTTAGTCAAAGTAATAATAATAATAATCAAGAACTTATGGACTTTATGAGGGCCATGAAAGAAGGACTATCTGAAGAGGTAGCCAAATCGGTCAGTAAGGGTCTAGCTCAAGCTAGAAACGGACAGATAACTACTCAGGACATTACAAAGTTTTCAAAATGGGCAGAAGAGGAGTTACAAGACCCCCCTACAAGTAAAATGGATACAGTATTTGTTAATCCTATAGACGAAAACAAGTTTAATAACCTTAAAGGTAAAGTTTCAATAGAAGAGAAAAAGTCTAGTAACATATCAGATAAACTGGATAAACTTAAAAAACTGAAACAAGATAAGCTGTAATGGCTAAGTCCAAGTTTGGTTCTGACTTAGAAAAAGAAGTTGGAAATGTAATGTCTGGGGCAGGCATTAAATACTCTCAACAAACCAGAATAGGTAATTATCCAGTAGACTTCCATATAAAGTCGGCCAACCTTTCAATACAAGTCGATGGTTGCTGGCACCACTTCTGTAGTGATTGTAACGTGGATAAGAAGCACCATGCTAGGCAAAAGTTTCAAGCACGTAGAGATAAAGCCTGTAACATGTACCATAAGTACAGGAAAGTTAATATGTTAAGGTTTAGGGAATGTTTTATCAAAGATAACATTGAAATTATACCTACAATAATATACAATACTATCAAGGATATAAAGTCAGGAAAACTAATATTTAAGTTATACTAGTATGGATAGTCAAGAAGTATTTAATAATTTAAAAAAGAAAATCCAGCCCCCGTTTAAAGGGAATGTTATTATATCCCAACAAGACCTAGACAAAAGTAGAAAGTTTTCGATTGATATGGTTTATGGTTCAGGACATACCAAAGAACAGATTTGCCCGACTCTAACTGCAAATATGGGAAGTGGAGGACATAATGTTCCTCTACTTTTAGATAACTTTGGAGTAAGAAAACTTTCAGTTAGGGAATGCCTGAGATTGCAGGGATTTCCCGAGTCTTTTAACTTTCCCCAAAAATCAGCTAATAGTAACTCCTATAAACAAGTGGGAAACTCAGTGCCGGTCACGATGATACAAAGAGTTGCACAGGAAATTTTTAGATCTTTAGATGAAAGTTAGGAATAATTAACTATGAAAAATGAATTCAAGGCAGGTATTGGTTTAGATTGTGGGACTGGATTTTTAGTTTCGGCCAGGTCTAAACAAGACGGAGAGACTCAATTAAAATCAGTTCGTGATTGTTTTTTAGAAATCATAACACCTAACAAGCTAGTCCAATCTACAATGAGGAAAGGACTTATTAAGTCTGGAATATCTTTTCTAGAGGATGAGGATAGTATCATAATTCTTGGCCAAGACTCTTTACAACAGTCGGTCGAGAGGCAGGCGGTTTTAAAAAGGCCAATGTCAAAGGGGGTTATATCCCCTAAAGAGGCAAAAGCTTTACCAATGTTTAAAGCTCTTCTAAAGGAATTACTAGGAGCCCCCAAAGTAGAAAATGAAAAAATAGTATTTACAGTGCCCGCGCCCCCAGTAGACGGACAGTTTGATGTCATATACCATACAGCCGTAATTGAAAGCATCTTAAAAGATTTAGGGTTTGCAGGAAAATCTATTAATGAAGCTCACGCTCTAGCATTTTCAGAACTAGAAAACGACGATTATAGTGGAATTTCCATTTCTTTCGGAAGCGGTATGACTAATGTGGCTGCCGTAAATGCGGCAGACCTTCTCTTCAGTTTTTCTATTGCCAAAGGTGGAGACTATATAGATCATGGAACAGCAACTAGTTTAGGTTTTGATTCCACATCTAAATCAAATGCATATACTCCTAATTTAATAACTTTTACTAAAGAAGCTGGAGTAGATATTTTAAATCCAGATCCTAATGATAAAATTCAGATAGGTATTGCTGCTCACTATAGGAACTTAATTAAATACTTAATCAGTAACTTAGTAGACCAATTTTCCAATCATCAAACTTCGGTTAAATTTGTTAAACCAGTTCCTATAGTTATTGCAGGTGGAACTTCTCTAGCTAAAGGCTTTATAGAGGTATTTAATTCAGAACTTAAGTTAGTAGAAAATAAACTACCGTTTAAAGTTAAAGAAGTTAGACACTCAAAGAACGCACTTGAGTCAGTAGCTCAAGGATGCCTAATTGCATTGATGTCAGAAGAGTAAATGACCGTTATAACCCAAAGGAATGGAATTAATCTATACTTTGATGAAGCCTTGGAGAAACTTACTAAGGCCGCAAGTATAGCTAAAGGATCTATGGATCTTGGTCTCAGCCTTTTGAAGCAACTAAACACAGGCAATCAAGTTGAAAAAGAAATAAATACTTTTATTAAAGATAGTGGAGCTACTCCAGCTTTTCTAAATTATAACGGTTTCCCTCATTCAATTTGTTACTCTAAGAATGAGTATATCGTACATGGAACACCAGATGATGATGCCATACAGGAGGGAGACGTTATATCCCTAGACTTGGGGGTTAATTATCAAGGATTTTGTTCCGATATGGCTAGAACTATTATAATCGGCCAACCCAAAGACCTTAAGCATCAGAGACTAATAGAGGTAGCAGAAGAATCTTTCTACAAGGCCTTAGGGGTAATGAAACCGGACGTTACTACAGGATTGATAGGCTATACTATTCAGAAACATGTAATCTCTCAACAAGAACATAACAAGGCCCTCTTTAATGTATTTCCCCCCTTTCAAGGACATGGAATAGGCTTAAAACTACATGAGTCCCCAGGCATACCTAACTTTGGATTTAAAGAGGGGGGCTTAGCGTTTAAAGTCGGCATGTCCTTTTGTATAGAGCCTGTGTTAATTTTTAACCATTTAGATAGGTCTTTAGATACAAAAGACATAATAAAGGAGGAACTGCCGTCAGGCTTCCTAAAGTTTAAAACTAGGGATAAGTCCCCTTCAGCACATTATGAAAACCATGTCTACCTATCAGAGACTGGACCAATAATCCTAACTATATAAAACCTTACCAAAATGTACTATGAATTAAGGTGGATAGGCTAATTATCTATCCGTGATACCTTAAGGTGAAGTATAATATAAAGTTAACAGGAGATATATAAATATGTTTGTTGCAAAACCACATAAATCAGGTTCAGTCGTAGAATTAGACGGATCAGATAACCAACTCGGAATCGAAAACTTGGCTACAGCGCCAGGTACTGCGCTTTTACAAGCTCAAGATTTCGGTATGTTTGGTAACCCAGACGGCGCAATGGGCGCAATGGGCGCAAAGCCAAATCTTGCTGGTCCAGTTACAGGTAAAGGTCGTTCAGGAAACGTTTCAGGACGTGGAATGATTCAAAAGACAGCCCAAACAACTGCCCCAATGAGTAACCCTTTCCCAGCTCCAACGAGTTCGGTTAGAACCAGTCCATCAACTATCGCTAAGTAGAACTTAAGTTAGTTAGGATCTGTATAATAAAGCCCCACTTGATGTGGGGTTTTATTTTGTGTATAATAGGAGGATGTTACTAGCCCTTCATCACTTATCTTATCATATAAGTAACTTATCTAATTACCTTCAACTACTTTTATCAATTAAATCAAATACTTCACCCTCTAAGGAAGAGTTAAAGTATATTGAAGCCTTATCTAGCACTGTTCAAGCTACTATTGAATCTGTATTTAGAGAGTTAGATGTAATAAGTAGTTTAGTAAGTGGGCAAAGCCCAGAAAATTTACTATTCTTTAAAGACTTTAGGGCTACTATCATTCAAAAAGTATTATTCACTTTAATATCTCTAACCACTACGGATCAAGTAGTTAGGCTAGTTACCACTAAAAAACTAATAGAGGAAGTACAGGATAAAATACTTAAATACGAAAAAGTCTTTACTGGAGCTTAAATGGACGAAGAAGATATAAAATTTGTAGGCTATTGGAATGAAGACTTAGTTCATCCTGTAATCACTACAAATCCCAATGAATCCAAGGATAAAAAACTTTGTATTATTTCAATAAAAATTATTAAAGAAGATAGACATGCAGGATTAAAAAATGCTATAATTGATCACACTAGAAAAATTAAACGAGAGTTAAAAAGCCTAACCGAGGCTATAAGAAAGGTACAAAAATAATATGAGTAATAAGACTACAGTAATTATGCTAGGGTACAGGTCTTTAACAGGAAAAGATACATTCTTTTCTTTCGCAAAAGACTTAGACTATAAAAGATTAGCATTTGCTGACTGCCTTAAAGATACTGTAGCAGACTTGTATAACTTTTCACATGAGCAGATGCATGGGGATTATAAGGACGTGGAGGATACTCGTTACCTGAATCTAGTAGACCCCAAGACAATAACAGTTTTTGGTCACTTAGGGGTAGGGGTTAGGGGAGTTGGCCCGCCCATTGAGATTCCCAACCCAGACTATAAGAAGTTTTTAACTCCCCGCAGGGTTCTTCAGATTTTTGGACAAGATCAAAGAAAACTATTTCCAGACATATGGGCATCCTACATATTTAATACCAAAGTTCCAGAGTTGATTTCCCAAGGACATACCAAAATTGTTATAACAGATTTTAGATTTAGAAATGAAGCAGACGTTGCATTACGCTGGTCAGAAACAAGACCAGATATAGATTTAAAATTAATTAATATTAAAAGAGATGTAATAGCCAGATCTGGTGCTAATGATATTAGTGAAAATGATTTGAATACATTCTCTAAGTGGCATTATACCCTAGATAATAATTCCACTTTAGTGAGCTTCGGAGACAAAGTAACATCCTTACTTGCTACCTTGCACACCTAACTTAGTACTATTTCTCTAATGTATACAACACATTAGAGGTATGATAGTGGCTAAAAGAAATTTTGAGGATGGACCAGAGTATTCTTCCACCGACTCCTCGTGGGCAGAGGCTTGGCACGAGGATGTAAAATTTTCTAAATACGAAAGAATTAAGGTTAAATTCCCTTTAATTGATGATCGCAAAGCGGTTAACTTAGATTATAGATCCGAAGACTACGCTAGGTCTTATAGGGGAGATCTACCTGGAGACGGGGTAGATTACGCTAACCTATCTACGAGAAGACCCCTAACGATAATGGACGCTAAGTACCGCTATGTTAATAATGCTCCAAATATTAGTAATGTGCCTCAAGGGTTTTACGCTACGGAGAGTGGTATTTTTCCTATAGATTTTGTCCCCTTCACTCAGGGTCCACCCTCTGATAACCCTAACACTATTACCGACTTTGAGGATGTATCCAACTCCCCATCGTCCGAGTTTATAATAGCCAATAACACTAGAACTGAGAGTCAGAGACCTAAGAACGATTATATCTACTCTTATAACCCAAATGTAGGTAGATTTGAGTGGCTCATTAAGCCAGAGTTTGATAACCCAACTGAACCTAAAGTTAGGTTTCCAAACGGGGCTATAAGGAAGAGAAAATTTAAGTAATAGTTAATATACTATTTATATTAAGGAAAACAGTTAAAAGTTAGAGGTATAATACATGACAGCAGCGTTCCATTTTTTAGTAAGTTCTGGAGTAAACTCCAGTGAATACGGAGGAATCTTACCTCCACCTCTAGCAGTATCTGGGGTTATAGTAATTGACGGTCAAAATATTAATCTCTCATCTCTGGCAGCTTATTCGGGGGCTGTAGATTATAGAATAGTTAGCCCAGGTGACTATCCAACGACCGAAAATGCAAGACAAAAACGAGTCGGCTCGTCTAGAGCATAGTAAAAATACTACAAACTTCATTAATTACAGTACTTTGTAATATTATGAGGTTTTTTTCTCTTTTATATGTTACTTTAGTTTTGTCCTTTTCAGGTCCATCTAAATTCAGTCCTACATCAATAACAAGTAACCTACACACCTCAACCCTAACTAAAAGAGATTTCTACAAAGCTATAAAGGTTATTTTTAGAGACTATGAGGCTCATTATTTAATCCCTTTTACTAAAAAATCAGACCTAGTTAGGTGTCAGGATGTATTTGACTTTAAAACTGAGTACTTAACTGCCTTGTCCTGTTTCAATCAAGTGGGATTTCCAGAAGATAAGTTAATCGACCCACCAATTCCAGAATGCTACGTCATCAAGACAAGCTCCGCAGATGTCATGGAGTCAGAAGATAAGTCTTTTAGTTATATAAGTCCTACCTTCTTAAACCTAGATAGAGTTTTAGGATTCTATGAAGATCAGATTAAAACCATGTTTATTGTGGAAAACTACGATCAAAGTGAAATACTTAGGCACGAACTAGGGCATTATTTTCTAGATCTAAAAACTGGTGACGGCAATGGCCGCCATGATAATGTAATCTGGGGCCGTTGTGAAAGTGCTAAATATACCCCATCTAATGGGGCCCTAGAGAGTGGTTCAAAAAAGCTCACCCAATCTGAGCACAATTAATAGACAATTACACGTCTAACCTCTATAATACTATATAACCCATAGTGAGAGGCTATAACTTATGATTAAGAGAGTACCAGAAAGTGTCCTAAAGCAGGACCTAGGTCCAGCAAAATATCAAGCTCGCGTCGAGAAACAGAACAAAGAGTATGATAAAAAAGTTGGAACCCGAGACCCTAAGACAGGGGCTATGTACCATAAAATAGATTTTACAGATCCTAGAAAGTCCAAAATATCTAGTGGTTTAAGTATTGGAGGATTTCTTTGTGAGGCCGAGGGCTGTAGTAATTCAATGCCCGTTAATAGGAATACTGCTTCTATACAGTGCAGTAATTGTAAAACAGGATATTTTGTAACAGTAGATAGACTAACAGAAGAATTCACTGTTAAAAAGTTTGGTTAATAGATGTCAAATAAAAACAACGATTTAGAGCCAGAAGATAGTAGAGTTGCCGGATCTCCTGCAATTACAAACCCATTAGATAAACCTAAACAAGCTAGGATAGGTGGAAAGAAAAAAGGCTGGCGCAAAGTAGATCAGACTTTAAAAAATGGTAAGTATACAAAAGACGACATATTTAACTATGTTCCCAAGCACACCATACCAACTAGCGACTTAGATAGGTATATAAACTTATGTGATGCTATGATAAAGGACTTAGGGTCCGACTCAGTGTCTGAAAGTGATTTAGAAGAAATTACCCTATACTATAGGGATAGAATTTACTGCGATAAGATGTACGAATCTTTTGCTCAAGCTGATGGAGTCATGGACTCTACAATGGTCTTACAGCTGGAGAAATTAAATAAAGGACTAGAACAAAGAAAAACTAACCTAGGTTCTAGATTCATTGACAGGGGTAAAAAAAGAAAAGAAAGTAATGTTGGAACTTTAATGGAATTAATTGGTAAGTATGTTGAAGATAAAAAATCATTTGAGATAGAAGCTGGAGAAAAACAACTATTAATTACACAGAATAAAAAACATTTTACGAATACTGCTGATTACATGGAAGATCACATAGGCTCTACTATAAACCTTATAAAAGAAGAAGATTAAATTACTTGGTTCTAATAAAAATAAATAAACAACTAGATGAAAAATACTCTAGTAGTATAGTAGATTACTGGAGAAAGAATCCAGTTATTGCTGCTAATCATTTACTTAAAAGAGATGGTGAACCATTAACTTTAGCACCTATTCAAGAGATAGTTCTTACGGAATGGTGGTATTCTAAATTCTCATTAAATACCGCTTCCAGAGGTATGGGTAAGTCTTTTTTGGCCGCAGTCTATGCCTCTTTACAGGCTACTTTATATCCAGGAACTAAGATAGGAATCTTTGCTCCAGCATTTCGTCAATCTAAACTTATCTTTAAAGAATTTACTAGATTACATGCAGAGAGTCCTCTGCTTCAAGAGGCAGTAGACAAAGATCCGACTCAACAGAATGATCAATGTTTATGTATTTTTAAATCTACAGGTAGAGGGTTAGCCCCCAGTGAAATTAAAGCCTTGCCAGTAGGATCTGATGGAGGAAAAATAAGAGGGGAGCGTTTTAGAAAAGTCATATTAGATGAAATCCCACATATGCCTGAAATAATATTCAGGTCCTCAATTCAGCCTATGATGAGTACAGCTGTTAATCCAATGCAAAAGGTTAAACAACTTGAGAAATTAAAAGAACAATATGGTGGAATAATACCAGAAGATCTTATCCTAAGTGATAACGGATATATTGGAATTACATCTGGATATTATCAATTCAACTATTGGTGGCAAGAAATTTTAAACTTCTATGACCAAATAAAGAAGGGGTCTAAGCACTATAACCTAAGATTCACTCCTTACTTAGAGCTACCAGATGGGTTTTATGACGTAGATACTGTTACAGACGCTCAGATAAATGCACCTCGCCACATGTTCTTGACAGAGTGGATGGCGGAATGGATATCAGACTCTGATGGAGCTTTTCCGATGAGCTTATTGGAGTCCTGTAGAGACGATAAAGTAATCCCTAAGATGGGTAGAGATCCCGATACAGATAAAGGTAAGAAATACGTTTTTGGAATTGACGTAGCAAGAGAAAGAGACTCCACAGCTGTTACAGTAGTTGAGTTAGGGTATCCAAGTAAACTAGTTTTTATATCAGAACTTGAGCAGACCCGTTTTCAAGACCAATCGAAACACATCTTCGATTTAATAAGGAGATTTAATCCAGTAGCAATTTATATGGATGAATTCGGCGGAGGCCAAACTATCAGAGATCATCTAGCAGATCCCTCTACAGTTGGATATTCAGTAACTGAAACAGTAATAACCTCAGACTCAGCTCCTAACTTAAGAGGATCTAGGATATTAACCCTATGTAACTTTAACCCAGTATTTATTGAAGATGCTAATAACAACACTAAAACCTTACTAGAGCAGAGAGCCATAAAGATACCATCTGCATCTAATCCAATTGATGGCCATAGAAAAGCTAATCTTAAAGGACAGAGTAAAGAAGTCGATCTAGTTCAAGAGCTTATAAACCAAATATCTTCTATAGTAGTTACTCAAACAACAACAGGTAAACTGCACTATGATCTACCTAAAGGGTCAACTAACTCAGGAAAACCTAAAAAGAAGGATTTATATACCTCTTTCATTCTAGCCTGTAAGTGTGTTTATGACCTTCAATGGAAACACAGGGAGGTAACTCCCGCAGTAGAGAGAGGCGTAATACAAGAGATTAGCCCAACACAAAGGAATCAAGTAGTCTCAATAGACCCGACCTTGACTAGATCGGCAGGTGTTGATACAATGAATGGGGATTCTAGTAAAAATGTTATTACTATAAGAGGGGGAGGACTAATTCTAAGCAATGGCAAGAAGAAAAGATATTAATAAGCCCGCAGGACCAGCCCCAGAGCTAGTAGATCAGCTAAACAGTCGGATTACCAAAGGTAACGCCAAATTCCTTGAGGCTACTAAGACGAAAGATGGAAAGTATGAGCTAACCGTTCAAACGAGTGAAGAAACTATCGACGCGCTCTTCTTTCCCACAGATCAGAAAGAAACTTTCCGCTCCAGAATTAAACCTATTAATAACTCCAATACCTTGATGGGTAAGCTACAGGCTGAAAAAGAACTTTTTAATTTAAATGAAAAACTAGAAGCTCTTAGAGAAAAAGCTAGAGTGGAGACTAGTACTAAAGGAATTGAAACAGCCAAACTAAACACTCAGTATAGAGATGCACTAGATAGTTCTTATTTAGATTTAAGAGGAAAGCCTTCAGATGAACTTGCAGCCTTAAAATTATATACTAGATCTAATGAAGAGTATTACAGGACAGGAATATATGGAACTCAAATAGATGTTCTATCTAACTTCTCAGCTACAGGGTTTTATAATGAAATCAATGATCAGGAAGTTAAAGAGTTTTATGATGCTTGGACTCGTGATACTGGATTTACTGGAGTAGTTAGTAAAATTTTTAATGATCTATTTAAATACTCCGTTTGTTATATCTTAAACGCTAAAGGCCCATATGAGGCCCATCCAGATGGAATATCATCCATACCAGGAAGAGCCCCCTCAAATACTAAGGCGGGTAAAAAAGCTCAATTAGCCCATCTAATTAAAGAGAGAATTAGGGCCGAATTAGGGAAAGACCTAGACTATAGTAAATTTTCTACCAAATATAAGTCTCTTACCTCTGAAACTGCCGCAGCAGGTGGCTATCCTATAGCCTATACGCTACTGCCTCCTGAAGAGATTAGGTTAGATTCCTCAGGATTTTTTGGTGGAACAAGCCTTACCATAACTAAAAAAGGCCTCCTACCTCTTAAAAAGATATTAGAGAAGATTAAATCAGATCCTAGTAAAGTATCTAAGTCAGTAAAAGATTCTTTAACTAATATACCGTCTGGAATGAAAACAGCAGCTCAGAGCAACCAAGAGTACACCTTTAAAGACGAAGAAGTTTCTGTAATCTTTTTGAGGAAGAGAGACTCTGATGTATATGCCAAGCCCAGAGCTTCAAGAGCGTTTGACGCTTTTGATTATAGGGATGAGCTTAAGAAAGCAGATTATGCCACTATTGATGGCATTACCAATTATATTTTAAAAGTAACTGTCGGAGACGCGGAGAGACCTATTCAGGATGAAAAGGTATTAGCAGATTTAGCTGAAGCTTTTAACACCCCTCAAAAAGCGTTTACAGTAGTTTGGAACGACACTCTTAAGATTGAAAAGATAACTTCAGCTGGAGATGTTGGAGAAATACTAGGTAAAGCTAAGTACGAGCCAGTAGATGATGAAATTACAAACTCTCTAGGGTTTTCTAGGGTCTTAATTGACGGCAAGGGTTTATCTGGAGATGGCGGGGTATTAGTTACTAAAAGCTTAAAGAGTGAAATAACAGCAGCAAGAATTAAAGTAGAAGATTGGGTTTACAGTCAGTACAGAGAGCTTGCTAAGCTGGCAGGATTTAACTCTTATCCAGTCGTAAGATGGAAAGAATCAGTGATTAGTACAGACAGTGACGCAGTTACTCGTGCCTCCTTTATGCAGATGCTAGATAGAAAGGCAATATCGGTGCAATCGTACATGAGAGAGATGGACTTCGATTATGATACAGAGTTGCAAAGATTAAGAGAAGAACTTCCTCTCATCCAAGAAGACGTTTTAAGAGCAGGAAGCCCTTACAATCAAGTAGCAACATCTCCTTCGGGAGACTCTGGAAGGCCGGTAGGACAACCCCCTCTAGCCCAAAAACCAATAGATTCAGTCAAGGTAGTGAAGGACACCACTAAAGTTAAAGCGCCTAGTAAGGCTAGCCTTGGAGTAGACGAGTTAATTGACATCTTAAGATCTCTAGATCCAGTCTCCCTAACAGAATTAAAAGAAAGATTGTCTATAAAAGCAGACAAAAGTACAATAGAAGAAGGAACAGAAGTAGATATCTCTAAATCGACTTTAGATGAGATTTTAGATTAGTATTGTACTTTATTTAAGTTATATGGCTCTGAGTGATGAAATCTATAAATTAAACCAACAGTTGCAGGCAATGCATGTAATATTTAACTCCGTTGCCGCTGCGCTCGCCAATGATATGGATCGAGTATATTTGCCACCACTCGGAAGTGATTCAATTAATATGCTTTTAGAGCACCAAATGAGTATAAATAATGAAATAGCCCAAGCATACAGGGACTTAGATAAAATGTATCAAGTTATAGAAGATATAAAAGTTCAAGTATTTGCTAGTATAGATAAAGCTAAAGCAAGTAAATAATGAAACATAAGATATTACTAGAAGCCCCATTAGTTCTAAGAAGGCTTAAGCCTGCACAAGCCAAGGCAATGGCTAGTAAACTATCCCTACCGGAAAATGATCAAGCAGATCTTTTATTCATGTCTGCTATTTTAGTATCAACAGGGACTAATAAAAACGGGGCCACGTTTATAGGGTCAGAGTTAATTAAAGCTAGAGATAGTATATCTCAAAAAGCTGTTAACCTAGAACATAAAGAACAAGAAATTATCGGACACATAGCTTCAGCCATGTATATGGACTGGTCAGGTAATGTCATAGACGATGAAGATTTATATAAAGAGCTATCGAATTCTGAAAATGCCTCAGAAGTAGCAAAAACACTAGACGATATGAGTATGGACATAGGAATTGTGTCTGTTATTTATAAAGACCGATTTCCAGACCTAGCCGCCGAAATTGAAAAAGGCGAATGGAAAGTTTCAATGGAGTGCTACTATGAGGACTATGATCTTAAAATAGGAAGTGTAGTAATTCCAAAACAACTGGTAGCTAAAAAATTAGTAAAACTTAGCAAAGCTGAGGAAACAGACTTAAGCTTAGTTCTATCGGGAAAATCCATAGGAACAAGCCAAGTGTCAAGAGTATTAAAAGATATTAGATTCTGTGGCGTAGGGATTGTAAAAAATCCAGCTAACGAAAGATCAATCATTGTCGAAGCTGCTTCCATGAATCTAGAAAAAACAATGGAATCGTTAGACCAAGCAACTGCCAGTGTAACAGAGAATCCAGAAGGCTTTACTCAAATTCCAAACCCAATTAAAAATGAAGTAGTTCAGATTGAAGCAGCAGGTTATTACCTACTAGAAGTTTCCGAGTCAGGAGAATCGAAGTTAGTAGATGGTGTTTTTGACTCTAACTATAACACGGTCTCCAAGGAAGCAATAAAACTCTCCGCACAAAATAAGAGTTCTAAGTTCCTAATTGTAGCAGCGAATAGCATTTTCACACCTAAATCAATTACTCCAATTAACCAATCTAGTGATGCTGTGCTCTACTCAACAGACGATAAAGGCGATGTATTAGAGGTTCACTCTTTTGGATTAGCTAATAAAGAAAAATCATTCCTAGCCGCTAAATACGGACCAGCAGAGCAGTCAGCTGGAATATGTATAAGCTTTGAAAAATATGTAACACAGTACCCTAATAATCCAAATCCTGGAAGGATAGTTGCTACACATTGGTGTAAACTATTTAACAAGTCTTGCCCAGTTTTGGGCGCTGATGCACATGACTCCTCATGTTTAAGGAATAAATACTCCAGACTAGTTAAAGATGATAATCTTCATGGAAATGCAATTCGTCCGGCACCTTATAACCCTAGAGTAGACTTAAGAGATACAGAACTATTAAGCTCAGATGAGTTACCAAGTACTGACACAGAACAACAAATATTAAACAACAAGCCAAGCGTTGATTCTCAACCCTTACCTTCTAAAATAAAACAAGGTCCAGCAGCTAATAAGATTAAGGATGATTTAAATACTCCAGGAGTTTTAATCACAGATAGTGAGTTTATACCTCAAGGTGTATTATTTAAATCTAAAAAAGGATTAGTTATTACTGATCCTGCTAAACAGTTTCCTATACAAGTAGCTTCAATTAGCTTTGAAGCTAGGAAATCTCTATCAAATAAAGACTTTGGATTACCAGAATCTAGAAAATTTCCAATCCACTCTAAAGAGTCAGTAGCTTCTACTATGCAGATGTTTGTTGGAGCTACTAAGACTCTAAAAATTAAAGAACAAAAGGAACTCTACAAGAACATCTTACTGGCATCTGATAGCCTAGGAGTCTCCACAGAGGACTTCGAAAAGCAAGGAAAGTCTTTAGGATTCTCCATTAAACCTGGATTAGAGTTTTCCGAAGATTACGGAATACCTAGGTTAAAGCAGTTCCCTTTAAACAGCAAAGAACAAGTATTAGCTGCAATGAGTAGATACTCTTTTCTAAAATCCGAAATTACAGATCACGAGAAGGCCCACTTGATAGCAAGCATTCTCAGGGCAGCAGGTAAATTCCATATCGATACCAGCTCGTTCAGGACTAAAGCTAGACCCTCCAATTAAAGATTCCTAAAAATGACCAAACTTTTTGACCTATTTCCTATTGAATTACAAGACCAAGTAATGCAGAGTAAGCTAACAGGCTTTAAATCTAATAAACCTAATAAGCCCAATAAAAGTAAGAACTTAAGCCCAAATCAAACCTATGCCTTTGCCAGACTGAGGAAACTACCTCTAGAAAGTGACAGACAGATTCTATCAGCATTAAACCATTTTGGAAATGTTGCCTCCTGCTCAGAAGACGAAAAAAAGGAAGCATTCTATAAAATACTATCCCATGCTGATAAATTTAAAATATGTACTATGGGATTTAAGACTAAATACGGTCAGTATTTATAAATACTTTTTGCGATAGACGACTAGGAGGTTTCTTTTAATGAGTGAAACTAATAACGAAGATAAGATTACCCCTGAGGGCATGACTAAGGATAACCTTAGTGAAACCGCAGCACAAGTTGAACAACTAAAGGCCGCAATCCTAGATCGCGCTGCTGAAGTTGAAGATCTACATACTGTAGCACTTGAGCAGGAAAAAGCCTTTCAAGAGGAACTAGCAGCACTTCGTTCAGAGAATGAGTCTTTGAACACCAAACTTGCAGATGCCGAAAAAGCACGTGAGTTAGCACAATCTGAGATTAATCAGATGAAAGAAGAAGCAATGCTGAGAGAAAGAATTTCTAAACTAGAGGGCGAAGGCCTTCTTAAGACAGAAGAAAGTTCTCGAATTAAACAAGCTGAAAAGGTAAGAGCTATGACTGAGGAAGATTTTACTTCCTACTTAGAAGATTTACTTGATGTAAAAATTCAAACAGTCAATTCTTTTACTAAACCAGTAGAAGTAGTTCAAGAGAACGTAGAAGCTACAGATGCAGTTAAGGCAGAAGAAGTTGTAGCATCAGAGAGTATATCTGTTAGCGAAGATAATCTAGTATCAAAAGTACTAGAAAGTTTAGCTAAACCAGCGGCTGCTGAGACAGAAGAGAAGACAGAAATGTCTTCTAAAGAGGCAGCATCTACCGTAAACTCAAAGTCAGACGTTCTACGCATGACCGAGGGTTTTAAAAAGATTATGTCTGCCGAATTAAAACAAGATAGCAAAAATAAAGGATGGTTATAATAAGCTATGGCTTTAACCCCAAGACACATCGTACAAGAAAATGCTCTCTGTCGTCATGACGAGAACAGTGGAACTGCCGAGGCAGGTGCTATCGTAAGACTTTCAGGAGAAAATAAATTAGCTGCTATTACTAGCATCTCAGGTGGAGCACCTTATGCTCTACTTGCTCAGAGAGTTAAGGCACAAGCCGCAGGTCTTCCACAAAACTTTCAATTTCCAGGAGAGATCGGAAACTCTGACGCTCACGTAGGTGACCCAGTTTTATGTTTCCAATCCGGTGGAATTTTTGAAACAACACACTATTTGGTATCAGGTTCGCTAGCAGCCGGTGCCCCACTTTATGCAAGTGCAACTCAAGGCAGACTTACTAACGTATCTGCTTCAGGCGCTCTTGAAGGTGGAGTACCTAAAGTTTGCGCCATTGCTCAAAATTCTTTGAGTGCGGCACAAGCAGCAGCAGGCGAGAATCTAGTTATCAAGTTGGCACTATAATACGGAGGCGATATATTAATATGAATGAAATAGTTATTAAAGAAGAGTTAAAAGAACTCCTAAAAGCAACTGCTTCCGAAGGTGCCGTTCAGTCACCCGAAGTACAAAAAGCGGTTGCACAAGCAATCACTGTACCTATCCTACAGAAAGTACGTGATCAATCTGTTGCAAGACAGTTGTTTGCAACTCAGAACCTTGAGCCTGGTGCTCAAGCTTCTTATCCAATTGCAGATGACTTTGAAGCTCCAGTATTTATTCTACCTAAGCTAGGTCAAGTTCCTCAGAACTACATCGAAGCTCCAGGTGAAGAAGTGTTTGTACCGACATTTAAAATCGGAACAGCATTTGACTGGTCTTTGCAGTATGCAAGAGACGGAAGAATCGATATTGCACAGAGAGCTATGAGAAACGCTGCTCGTGCGATCATTGACTATGAAGAAGAATCAGCTTGGAGACTTTTGGCTCCAGCGGCTACTTCTGCATTTGCGGGTAAAGCCCTTTTGGGCCCACGTCCAGCTCCAATCGTAGAAATTAATGGTGGTCCTTCTGCTGGATTTTTCAGTAAAGAACTCCTTAATCAAATGATTGTTAAGATGGAACGTCAACGAAGAACTCTGACTGATGTTTATTTATCACCAGAAGATCTAGCTGATGTAAGAGAGTGGGGAGAATCCCAAGTAGATAACGTCACACGTAGAGAAATCTATGTAAGTGGTGGAACTTCTGAAATCTATGGTGTTAAACTTCATCCATTGCACAATCTAGGTGCAGCTGGAAAGTACAACATCAACTCGAACTCATCTCAGTTCGGTCTATTCAAAGTAGGAACAGGTGGATCGTTCAACGACTATACACCTAGTAATGCTAACGTAGTAAATTCAGACGGGTTTGTAACTACAGCAGGAGAAACACAAATCTATGGTTTTGATCTAACAGCTAATGACTCACTTGTTATGCCTATTAGAGCTGACTTAGAATTGTTTGAAGATCCAGCTCTTCACAGATCACAGAAACAAGGTTTCTATGGTTGGGAAGAAATTGGAATGGCAGTACTTGATACACGAATGATCGTTATGGGTATTATCGACCGCTCACTATAATATAATTTAGTTTACTAAGTTATTTAAAAGCCCCGCTTGTCGGGGCTTTTTTATTAGACTTTGGGTAATCAAAAAAGACTGAATATACTATAGATACTATGAACTATTAAACAACGAAAAGGCCTTAGATTAATGTCAGAACAAAGTCCTAACAATACTACTAGAAAAAAAAGAAAATCTTCAGTAAAACAAACCTCAGACGTTAAATTTTCAGATCGAGGATTCGCTTATGCTCAAACTGGAACATCTAAAGAGTCTATTGGTTTAATTCAAGAGTTTCCTGAACTAGATAAACCCAATCTAATAGATGTTCCCCCTGGAATAGTAATCTTAAATAAGGATACTCTGTGTTTAGAGGTCAGTGATCCTGCAAATAACAGGTGGTTAGTATATGCACCTTCAGGGTCCGCAACAATCACAGGTGGTTTAGGCGGGGCTGGAATTATAGGACTCCCTACGGATGGAAGTTATGTCGATGGTGCAGCCACTATTAACCCTAGCGGGTCTATAGCAGATGCTGTTGATTCTGTAAATGAGTTTCTATCTACTATCTCAGGAATAACCGGAAGTATAACTGGGTCTGGTATTTTTACAGATACCGTCTACTATAACGGAACAAGTTATGCTCCAAATACTGGACTTCGGTCAGATGGAGTTAATGTTTCTATACAAAATAGACTTACCGTAAGTGGTTCAGTAGTTTTACCACCAGGATTACCTCCTGCTACTTCAGGGGCAGTTGGTACTATCGGAGAGTTTAGATGGGATGACAGTTTTTTATATATAAAAACAGCTCAAGGATGGGCCAGAACAAATTTAAACTACTTTTAAATAGTTTAAACTAAAAGGCATAGGTAGGTATTTGTAAATGGCCGAATCTGACGATCTTAAAGTATCATTAGCTAGAGTAGAAGAACAGATTATTCATCTTTCGGATATAGTAACTGAGCAGAGATCCCTCACTCACCAGCTTCTAACAGAATCTAGTAATAGAAATGACCAAGCCAGAGAGAGTGTGTTAGAGTCAAAATATGACAGGGCAAGAATGCAAGATCAGCTAGACGGACTCAAATACAGTATTAAATTTGTTCAAGAAAATCTTGAAGACTTCAAAACAGATTTTAGAGATGCAAAAGACGAATCAGCAGAGAAACAAACAGAGATGCAAGCACAACTAAATAGCTTTAATTCAAAAGTAGATAATAACGTGATGTTTATAATAAAAGTAATAGCTCTAGTACTTACGGGAGCTTTAGCAGGCGCAGGTGCAATAGCAACAGATTTTAAAGGAGTATTGGGTCTTTAATATATATATGTATATACCAGAAGCAATCTTTCAGGTTCAGGAACAAGAAATAATATTCCGTATAAGACAGTTAATATCTGATACTAAAGAGATATTTATAGACTCGTTTGATAATGCAACTGCCTGTGGAAATTTAACAGCCAGTGGGACTATATACGCTCTCCAAGAGCCAAAAGGCTATCCTAAAGAAATATATGTCGATGGGGTAGAGATTAGTGGATCTCCTGGAGCACAAGTAATGGGGTATAAGTACATAAGATTCCAACCTGGAACTATTGGACTCAACTCCAGCTTAGTAATCATCTATGATCACTTTGATAACTCTGATTTAGAGATACTAGACACCTACGACTCTTCTGCATTAACTTACTTAACATCTCAGTGCAGTTTAACTTTTACTGATTTAGGCCCCGAGTTACTACTATTAGCTACTGCCTACATTTTGATGAGCAAAAAATTACAAAACTATATAAATGCAGCAGTTAGTCTAGAGGATTCAGATTCTAAATTCGATGCGTCTAGGAGACCAAATACTTTACTTGATTTAATGAAGTTAATAAGTGGACAGCTTAAAGAATCTATTGAAGTCAGATTGAAGTGTAAAATTATGTCACTACCTGTATACAAGGTAGAATAATTATGTCTTTAAATATACCTACCTCCCTTAAAAAGGAATTTAAGGTAGGATTTAATGAGTACATAGATAAAATGGGTCGAAAGATTCAGGTTAACTTAGAGCCTTACTCTGTTAAATGCCCAAACTGTTTATTTGATAACATTCAGAATTCTTCAACTAATAACTGGGATAGTAACTTTTTAAGACCAGTAACTATATTTCCTACAACTGGATTTGCTTCAACCGTTTATCCCCAACCATTTAACGTAGTAACGGCCAGTGGTGTACAGTATAATCCTAGCATTCCCAATCCTAGAGTATTAAACACCGCCGTTTGTCCAGTATGTGCGGGCGCGGGAGTACTAACGTCCCCAAATAGCATATGCATAAAAGCCGTAGTTACTGAAAACAAATTATCTAGGGGAGTGGACAGTCCTGGATTCGAAGACTTGCCTGCTGGAAGAGATGGAATGCAAATAACCAGACTTAAAACTTATGAAAAGCACTACCCCATCTGTAGAGATGCTAAGTCATTCATAATTGACGGAGTAACTTATAAAGTCGAAGTGCCTGCATACCTAAAAGGCCTTGGTAGTAAACATATTACTCAGTTATACCTATCTACAACCCAGGTTGACTCAAGCGTTGATACGGGCTATGATGCAGATCCAAGAATAAATGTGGCGGAGCAGGGGCAAGTTTCTAATCAAGCCTCAGTGGTTACACCGACAGTTCCACCAATAACTTCTGGTGACGACATATGGTAAGTGGAATTAAAGTTAAATTAAAAGCAAATGCTACAAAAGCAGAGGCAGCGATTGGCGGCCAAATAAATACCCTCATCAAAGACATAGAAAAAACTCTTAAAACTACCTACATCGCTGAGTTAAAGAAGCAGTTATTAACTTCATCTGTCCAAAACTATTTTATATCAAAAACTCTACAGGTCTTTGCAGAAATACAAGCGGAGTACTTTAGCTCCAGTGTTGTAGCCTCACAAGATCCAACGTCCTTCTTACAAGGAGGGTATATAAGTTCTATAGAGACGGAAATTAGGAATAACTTTGCCCTAGCCGCTACTAGCGTGTCTCCAGACTCAGAGTTAGAATTAGTCCTGTTATCGGATGGATTTTGCGGTTTTGGAAAAGAAGGGGATGTAACTGGAACGGCTCCAATACAGTGGTTAGTTTACTTCTTAGTCGGTTCTTTTGGAAACGATCTATATTGGATTAGTTTAGATGCTTATGAAGCAATAAAAGGTCGTTCTCCAGGACAGCTAGGGAGATTTGGAGATGGACATTTATGGACCATTACATCTGGAGAAGAAAAGTTGAGTATAAACTCTAGGTTAAAGTCAGCAGGATATTCCTACTCCTTAGAGCAGTTGAAGCACCCACAGTCAGGTAAGGCAGGAAAAAACTGGTTTGCGGGAGTATTAAGTGAGGAAGAAATTCAATCCATGGTAATACAACCCGCAGTAGAAAACGCAGTAAAGTATGTTCAAGCCCGATATGCAAATAGTAAGTAGTTTACTCCTTCTATCTTTTTTAGTAGAGATAAGTGTTTCAGTAACTAAAAGTGTTATATTTCAACCAGTTATAACTTTTATATTAAATATAACTACAAGGTTTACGAAATTAAACGATTACTTAACTTATTTATTATTCTGTGGATACTGTAAGAGCTTCTGGGTTTCTTTAATTTGGTCCGTAATTTTTTGGTACTTTGATGAGCTACCTCAGTTAGTTAATTATAACCCATTGAACTTATTCGTAATAATACTAGTAAGTCAGAGGATTAGTAATATTCTACATTTTATAATTGATAATATTGATTTAAAGAAGAAAATTGATTATAATAGGACATCTAGAGAAGATTAATATAAGGTAATATAGTTTATGCATACAAGTACAACATCGAATTTAAGATTTATTGGCAACCTCCCTATGGTGTCATTAAAACTAGAATGGGCATCGGGCCAAGCAAGGTCTCTGGAGTCTATATTCGAACATGTCACAGCTTCTGTAAAAAAGGGAATCAGCAGATCAGACTTTAATACTTGGCTATCTGACTTTATTTCAGACAAAGATTTTCTAGTTGAAAATTCTAATTCGACTATCGCAGATGATGAGGACGTGGCTGGAAAAGATACTGAGGAGAATGAAGGTGGAATTGTTAAACCTAAGGTAAAAGGCAAAAAGCTTATAACTTTAGAGTCAGGATCTTTGAAAAAAGCAACATCTGCTAAAAATGCCACAGAAAATCTTCGAAAAATGAGACATCCAGATGCAGTAGGGTCTATAGAAAGAGACCCTGATAATTCAATTCAAACTAAAGATCCTATTAGACAGTTAGTTGAAACTAACAAGTTAGACTCAGCTAAAGTCACCAGCGGTGATGATCTACAAAGAGGCAGAGAGGCATCAAAAAGTACTAAAAAAGCTGGAGTGATTATGCTCTCAGAACATGGAGAACCTGTTACTAGGATTGTTAATTCTAAGGAAGAGCAAGCTTTAAGAAATGCCGAATCTGCAAATCTAAGTAAAAGACACCACGTTCTAACGCCCGAACTTACAAGGGAAGGATCTCAAGTAGTCTCTGGATCTGACGAAAAATCCAAAGCCCCCAGCGCGGCTGGAGTTAACTACGACCCTACAAAGGTTAATAAGTACACACAGACTCAGACATCTGCTTCAGTTAAAAGAGAAGTATTCATTCAAGATTTAATAAATGAAAAAGATCATAAAGAGTTGTCTAGGTTGATAGGAATGTGTGGAGACAAATCAGTTCTTAAGATGGCCAGAGTTTTCCATTCAGATAATGGAAACCAACACACTGTAGAGGAGTTAGAGAAGCGGATTCGTGACGTTTCTAAGTATTAGTGTCTCTACTAGATAAGGAAGATTGGACTAACTGGTTAGGTAAACTTAAATGGCAATTAATATCCTTTAAGTTCTTGGCCTTTTGGACCTTTATATTTTTACTGATCGGAGCTTGGCTAAGTTTAAAAGTGATCCTATTAGAAGTAATAGAGAGATCAACTGCCTTATATAAACTAGGGTACCTGACCAAAGAGGGCCTAGCGACAATTATTACCCACACCGAGACTGTTCTTTACGACTCAGCTTTGTCCCATGTGCTACTATTTTCTACAGCAGTAATTACAGGAATCTTAGCTATTAAAGGTGTCAGTTATTATACAGACGGAAAATCCACTTCAGAAGTAATTAAGAAGTTGGATACTGGTACTTCCAATGCAGACTTAAAGAAATTTCTACCAAAGCAGGGTAAATAAAAATGGCCACCAAAAAGACACCAAGTAACATAAAACCATCGTCAAAGATTTCCAACTTTGTTGAAACTAGAAGACAGTCAGCAATTATTAATATAGAAAATTCTACCTTCTTTGGGGTATTGATTAAGTGGGCTCTAACTAACTGGATAGCTTTAACTGTAGTAATAACCTTAGGGTTATACTCCTTAAGTCTTTATATGAATCAAAAAGAGCTAGAAGCTCAGGCTTTGGCGGGACAAATTCAAATACTACAACAGGCCTTAGATCAAAATAAGAAAGATAATGAACTATTATTATCTAGAATTAATACTTTAAATGGTAAAAAGAAGTTAGATGCACTAGCTAATAGTGTTCTTAGAAAGTCCCTATCTAAACTGACATCTAAAGAATTAAAGGATAAAATGTTGGAAGACGTTAAACGTATAAAAGCTAAACGAGGAATTAAAGACTAATATGGCCAAAAAGTACTTTATTTACAGTATATTAGTATTGTTTTTGATAAATCAAATAGGAGTAGGAATAGCTAACGCAGAGGTCTGTATTAAAGACTCAGACTCAATAGATGTAATTACTTTACTTGATGCTTCCGAAAGGGATTTATCTACCTTAAGTTCTTGTGAACTACTGGTTAAGGATTTATACTCCAAACTGGATGAAAGAGATAATCAAGCTAAGGGTTTAACTGATCAGTTAATCTCAGCTAAGCAAGATGTTTTAATATATAAAGCATCAGCAGCTAAGTGGAGAAGAATTACACTGTATACGACAGCAGCAGGAATTGCAGTAGTCGTTATAAAGTTAGTTGTTTTATAAAGGTAAATGTCCTTAAGCAGAACAGAACTAGAACATCTATCACTAATTTCCTATATAAAAGAAGCTATACTAGCTCCAGAATTTAGTCAAGAAGTACAGAATGTACCTTTAGTCTATGATTCCCAACTTTATAATGGAATTCAACGAACAGATTATAAAGTAATAGATCCCAGCAATCCCTTTGGTTCTTTATATAAGACCAAAGGTAGAGGTCTAAATAGTTTTGAAAGGTCCCCAATTAATTCTTGTGATATTTATGAAGTAACTACTAGTGCTTATGTCTCCACCTACGGGACCCCTTTTGACCAAAGCTCTTACTCAATACCTACAGAAAGGGAGCTGACTTCTATAAAGGTCTATGACCAGTCAGGTTCTGAGATGGACAGGTCCTGGTATCAAATAGACTATGAAAAGGGTAGGGTAAGATATCCAGCCCCAACGACTCCATCAGGAATCGCGGCAACTTTGACCCCAACCAGTATAGATTTTTCATTTCACATGGTAGCTGTCCTGGACGGATGGCCTTCTCAAGAAAATACCCCCAACATCCCTATAGTGGCAGTATATCCTGAAAAACAGGGACTTCACGGGTTTCAAATTGGACCAGGGGTGAAATTTGAACGTAGCTACTGTATAGACGTATTTGCTACCAGTTTAGCCAATAGGAGAAGCCTATTGGATGTTATAGAGTCTGGATTGTTTAACAAGCACTCCCCAGTCATAGACTTTAACAGATCTGGACAACCCCTAAAACAACACGGGGTAATCAATGAAGATTTTATAAAAGACATTCACTTTAATGGAAAAACATATAGAAGTTACCTGACTTTAAATCCTGGTAATGGGAATTTATTGTACTTTATTAAAGTAGAGGTCTTGTTCGATACTAGTCCTCGTGGAAATATGTCTGACTCAATGAGACACATGGGAAAAATTCGCTTAACTACTTGCTCTAAAACAGATAGAGATCCCAAGTTGGTAGGTAAATTTAATGGGTTAGATGCAGCTCCAGGAGGTCTGGATTCATTAATAGTGAAGGGACAGACATCGTAAATTTTAGGCTAAGGAGTACATTTATACAAAATGGCAAGAAGAACTAGGATTATTTATGCTTCTCAGTCCGTACAAGCAGAAGGTAGAATTCTTTACAGAATTAGAACTCTTGGAAGTTCAACAACCTTTAATACTGAGGACGTGTTTCAGTTAGGAGACCTCAATCTAACAGACATCGTTGATGACTCTCCAGAAGTTGCAATAACTTTGGAAGGGCACGATTACGGATCAATTTATACAATGGCGACTTTAGCAAAAGTGCCAACTCAAAATCTTAATCACAACATCAGACAATCTGATGGAGTTACCTTTAATGGTACTGTTGGTGGATTTGGAGATACCAGTGAGGGTGACTTAAATGCCACCGCTTTTTCTGGATTACCTGCTGCATCTGGCACAGGTAAAGCAAACATCGTCATTAAAGACTCTCCTGGTGGAACTGCCTTAGCATACCTTCACGGAGTAGCACTACCAGATTTTGGTAGAGAGTGCGGAATCTCTAAAGGTGTAGATATCTGGAGTCCTATTCAATCTGAATGTTCTTTAGGTTCTGCCAATGATAGTATTGAATTCACTAAACTTCTAAAAGACGTATTTGTTAACAACCTTACACTAACTTACTCTACCTCAGACATGGCTAACGAAGACTATGCAGCTGAGTCCGAGCAAAAACAGTGGTTACTTAACTCTGCAAGATTCCTTTCGTGGGAAGAGTGGAGAGTTGGAGCTAACTCAGCAGCTGGAGAAATACTAGCAGCTACTTTAGGAGCAAAAACATTTTTAAAGATGTCTCTTGCATCTCCTTTGGCTGTACCTAAGTTAGACAATAAAACTTTAGGATTTTTAAAGAAAGATCTAGCAGGTAGACCTTCAGTTCTCCTTACCTTTTCTGCCACTGGTGGATTAGCCATTGGAGAAAGTAAAGCCATTCCTGTATTTGATTTAAATGATTGTATTCCAACAAACGTAACTGAATACTTTTTGTACGATTCTAGTGTAAATACCTTAGCCTTTTACTCAAATGGTACAAACTCAGCTTTATCTAACGTTCTTCCAGCAGGAAGATCTAGTTTTCAAAACAGCGATAAAGTTTTTGCTTTCTATGCTGCCAACGGTTATGCCGTTGAAGTTGGAGAAGCAGGGAGACCAGGCGGTGCAGACTCTAGCTATGTCTCAGCTAAATATTTTGCCCCAATCTCATCTGATGACGTAGAAGATGTCGGTTCAGTAAGACAAGGACAAATTGAAGTCTACTTAGTAGATCCAGATTTACTCCTTAAGTCTGTACTAACTGGCGCTGCAATCAGTGGAGCAAGTATTACTTTTAACAATACCGTTGAAAGTAAAGTAGATCTAGGTAGATTCGTAGGATTAAAAGTTAGAGTTGTAGACGGCCCAGGTAAAAATGGACCATCTAGAGAGATTATCGGCGCAAGCAATAGTCTTTCAGGTAACTTTAATAATGGAAGTATCACCTTAGGAGGCTCGGTTTGGCCGAACCTAAGACTAGGGGAATCTAGTTCAGCAGTTTCTACAGCATCAGGAGCATTTGTTAATAGCTTGTGCGGAGTTGACGCTGACTACGTAGGATCAGCAATTACAGTATTGGTATCAGGAAACGCATTCAATACTACAATATCTGGAGTCTCTGAAGTTAGTCGAAGAATCGATCTGTCTACTACGGCTTCTGGAGCAATTGATGACGGAAGTGCGGTATTAGTAAATACATCTCCTACTGTAAACTCAACAATCCTAATTGGGGATTATGAGGCTGCATTAAGACTTCAAACAGCTACTATTACTTCAAGCCTAACTAGAGAGCCTTTAAAAGAGCTAGGTAGATTAAACAACTACGCTAGACCTTTGACTTTGCCTATCAAGTTTACAGTAAGTTTGGACGCTACAGCAAGTGACTTAGAGCAGTATGCCACTTTTGCAGGAAAGCTTAATAAATACAAGTCTGGAACATTAACAGACATTGCTATTGTTGACTTATTTGCTAAGAGTAATCTTACAGCAGTAGTTATGATTTACCAACAAACTGACCAGGAAGCTGGTGGTTCGGGGCTAGACAGAAAAGTTCTATCTCCAGATATGTTTGGTGATGAATACTATGTTAACGGAATTAAACGTATATATGACGTTACTGATGGTTCTTTAAGAGAGTACCCAATAAAGACTGTTGTTTGTAATAATCTCAGAATTACTGAAGAAAATACAAATACACCTCTAGAAGGAAACGCTACTCAGACATTTGCTTTCAGGGGAACTAACGAAGTAACAGTAATTAGAGGATTTGCGGAAGTAGATTTAGTAACTAAAACTATTGAATCACAAGGCGAGTAATTTCTAATCGCATGACTGAAAAAAGAGCTAGGTGTAGACCTGGCTCTTTTTTTTTGCTATCATCTACGTAACATATGAGTTTTAAAGAAGAATTAAAGGCTAAGATGGTCAGAGAGGATGGTACGTTGTATCGTTCACGATGCGTAAAATCCTATCTCCAAGCCAATGAACCTAAGTTATACTCAGAACTACTTGAAAAGACTAGTTTTTTATCCTCTACCTCTAGTATATCTGAAAGGGTATATTGCATCCTTAATGACCAGCTCAGCGCACCGATATGTAAATGTGGAAAGTTAGTAAATTACTGGAGAGCAGGCGTATATAATGAATTCTGTAGCAACAACTGCACCGAGTCTAGAAAAGCTAACATGTCAAGAATGAAGTTAACCATGTTAGAGAGGTATCATACAGAACATGCCTTGCAAGTACCAGAGTTTTATAGCAAATCTTTAGATACTTTATATTCAAATCATGGAGTTAAATCTGCACTAAGAAGTTTAAGAATTAAGGAAAAGTTTAAGTCCTCTATGATACGCAACCATGGAGTAGAAAGTCCTTTAAAGAGTGAAGAACTAAAAAAGAAAGCAGCAAACTCCTTTAAAGAAACCATGCAAGATCCTGTTAAAAAGGAACAGTACGAGAGTAAAAAGAAGAGTACTACTAATCTTAAATATGGAGTAAATTACTACGTCTTATCTGATAAGTTTAAAGAGCAATCAAAGAAAACATCAATAAGTAACTATGGAGTTAAAAACTTTAAACAAAAACATATAGACCTTAAGATTCTTAAGTTTCTTGAAAATAAGTCAAAGTATAAGAAGTGGTTGTTTATAATGCATAATACCCTAAAGAGGGATTTGACCTCTATAGCAGGTATATTAGGGGTATCTGCTACTAAAGTTATAAGAGACTTCTCTGACTTTGGATTAAAAGTAGAGTACTTTTTTAGGTCCTCTTATGAGTTAGAATTTGAAACTTATTTAAAATCTCTCGGAATTACAAATATAGAAACAAACACCAGGGACATTATAGACGGAGAACTGGACTTATTTATTCCAGAGAAAAACCTAGCAATAGAGATCAATGGCCTGTACTGGCACTCATTTAACAGGCAGGAAACTCTTGACGAAAAAAGAGCGTCCTCTAAAAAAACCAAACTTTGTAGAGAAAAGGGAATTGAGCTGTTAACAGTCCTTGAATCAGAGATTTTAGATTCCAGTAAGAAGACTATCTGGATGAATATACTTAAAAATAAAGTATCTAATAGCCTGCCTTCGATATATGCTAGAAAGTGCCAAGTACTGGAAATAAGAGATTCAACCTGCACTAGAAATTTCTATAATTTAAACCACCTTCAGGGGTATTGTAAGGCCACTACCCACTTAGGACTCTATTTTAAAGAGGAGTTAGTCTCTGTAATGAGCTTTTCAGATACTAAAAATGGCAATTGGGAGTTAGTTAGGTTTTGCAGTCTAAGTAGTTATAGGGTTCAAGGGGGCGCGGGCAAACTCCTTTCTTATTTCAAAAACAACTATAAACCAGTAAAAATAGTTTCATTTGCAGATTTAAGGTATTCTAGTGGTAATCTATATAAGACTTTAGGGTTTACCCAGGAATCCTTAGTAGATCCCAGATATTATTATGTCTTAGGGAAGAAATTATTTCACAGAAGGGCTTTCCAAAAGAAGAGACTTAAGGTATTATTAGGGGATAAATATGATTCTAGTTTGACTGAATCTGAGTTAGTATTTAACTACACCAGGTATAGAAGAATATGGGATTGTGGAAAAATAAAGTTCTCTCTTACTATCTAGTATAAATACGTAATGTACTATTTTTTAAGTAAGGATTCTAGGGCGTTAGCTATAGAGTAAAAGGTAAAGGTTATGGATAAGCACAAGGAAAAGTTTTTAGACTTCGTTGAAAAACAAATAAAGTCACTTCAAAAAAGAGTATTAGACCTGTCAGAGGTTGTAGTACCTCAAGATAACTATATACAGTTTCGGTCAAAGATTTTAGGGTCCACTAATGACCTCCTCAGGGATATTGAGTCTGAGCTAGAAACCAACTACAATTTAAAGTATGAACCTTCTGTTATTCGAGAAGACGTTGTACAGATAAAGCCATCTCCCCGCCTCGCTACCACAAAACTGGCAGCCCCAGAAATAGCATCTCGCAGGGAAGATGGAAAACTAGGAACAGGTAAGTAATTATGGAAAACACAACACAGTCAACATCAGTTTTAAATGTAGTATTTGAATTCAAATTCAATGATAAAGTTTTAAAGATGGTTAAGCCCTCCCCTAAAGTAATTAGGGAAGCAAAAATGGAAAATACTAAAAGCTTCACTGAAGCTATTAAACGTGGAATATATACTAAGAAGAAGTTAGAACTAGTACTTAAGTCTGGTGAAATAAATGTAATTGAAGATTATATTATTAAACGAACCGAGTTACTTAATCAATATAATCTAGCTAAAGATCAATCCGAACTAACTAACAGCCCAGAAGAGCTAGAAACCTATGCCAACTTATTAACTATTTATAAACAAAGAGTTATTCAAGAAGATTTATCTATGAATAACGTATTTGCTAATACAGCAGACCAAATAGCCGAAGAAGATAAGATTAATTTTTTAACTTCAGAGCTTATAGTAGATGAATTTGGTAATAAACTTTGGAAGTCCACAGAAGATTTTTTAAATGATAATAACTTTGAACTGCTAGAGCTGTGTAAGTATCAAGTTATTTGTTGGACTTACGGACTATCTCCAGATGCAACACCAGTTGATCCCGCATCTGAGGCTCTTATAATAAAAGCCCAAAACCTAAGGCTTGAGAGGGATAAGTCAACACTTCCGATAGTTAAAGAGGTAAAGAAAACTAAAAAGGATGTTACCAGGGCTAAAAAGCCCAAGCCAAAGAAAGCCGGTAGCAAGTAGTTTCTTTTAAAAATGTTAGAGACGTTAGATGATAACGCAGTCAACACCTATATATTAGAAATACTCTCAGCTCAGAGGGTATTTTTTCTAGACACGAATCAAACTTACTACCTATTTAAATACCCAATAGCGTTAGAAAGACTACAACTAGATTGTCTAGAAAAACAACTAGCATTAGTTTATAAAAAAGAAGGGTTTACTTCAGAAGAAGATTTAACTGAAGATATAAGAGCGGAGTTTTTTTCTACAGAAGATCAAGACCAACTAGAACAAGTAGAGTCAAAAATAAAAGCTTACAAATTCTTGATGAAGAAAAGAATCAAGGGGTCTATTCAGTACTTGGAAGATTGTAAAAAACTATCTGACGTGAGCCTGGAAAGAGACCTTATAGTGTCAAAAAAATCAATAGTAAAGTCTATTACAGCAGAGTATCAAGCCAGAGAAGATAAGTATTATGAAATGGTATCTAAAAGGTGTTTAACCTTGGATGGACAGATTATTTGGAAGAATAGAAAAGATCTTCTAACTAATATACAGTCTTTACCCTTAGCCGAAGAGCTACTTAATGAGTATTTAAGGTTTTACTTTGGTTTTGACAATAAAGTACTAAGAAAAATTGCTCGACACCCTATATGGAGAAATTACTATATAAATAGTGAGAGAGCTAATCTAGACCTTTTTAGTAGCAAAACTGAAGACTTATCATCTGACCAGTTAAGATTACTATCCTGGTCTAATTACTATTACGATATATATCAACTATCGCCTAGGGATCGCCCCAGCGAAGATATATTGGAAGATGACGATGCTCTGGATAATTACCTTGAGGAGTACAATAGGAAGACAAAAGCTGAAATTGAACTAGAAAGACAAAAATCTAAAACTAAGGACAGTAAGGCTTTACAACATAACCACTCAGTAGTAACCCCTGAGTCAGGAAATTTTGTTAGCTTCCATAAACAAGGTATGTATAGCGATCCAAAAGAGATGAGTGGGGGAAATGAAACCACAGGAATTAACGAAGGCGAACAAATTAAAGAGGCCAAAAGAAAGTTAGCAAAGGTTAATAGTAAGTAATGGCGTTTACTGGTATAAAAATTCCTATATTAATACAAATTGATACTACTCAGGCTGCCTCTGACGTTAGTGCCTTTCTTTCTAATCTAGAAGCACAAGTCGGTAAATCTACGGGGACAGGACCTGCCTCCAAAGGGCCTGGAACTGCCTCATCCTCAACTCAAGCAAACACGATTAGTGATAGACTCGCTGATGCGATGTTAAGTCTAAAGTCAGAGATCGCATCAATGGGTAAGAATACTCGGAAAAATAATAATAATAATAATAATAATCAACCTCCAGGCGGAGGGTCAGGCAACCAACCACCAGCTTCATCACCGCCAGGCGGAGGTAAGTCTGGTCCTCCCGCAGGCACCTTTGGGTCTAATGCTAGAGGAGATCGTCAAGATTTTGCAGGTAGATTAGCTTCAGTAGCTGAATACAGAATAGCAGCCACAGCAGTAAATACTCTATTTAGTGGATTTTCAAAAGGTGTAAATACTGTTACAGAAGTTCAAAACGAAATGCAACAGATGAATAAGGTATTAAATACTTCTCAAAAGAATTTAAATAACTTAAAGTCTGCTGCCGTATCTACGGCCCAAGAGTTTGGTAAGTCTACTACCGGAGTATTAAAAGGATTTAAAGTTTTCGCCCAACAAGGTTTACCTACCAATGAGGTAATTAAGTATGGTAAGGCTGTAGCTTTAGCATCTAATGTATCTAGTTTCGGGACGGAAGGACTGTCAGAATTAATAACCGCAGGTATTAAAACCTTTGGTAAAGCTGAGGTTGGAGCAGACGGACTTAAACTAGTAGATAAGTTTTTAGCTGTTGAAGGTGCAAGAGCAGTTTCGGAGGGAGACTTAGCAGACGTATTTAAGAGAGTAGGACCGCAAGCTCAGTCTGCTGGTATAGGAGTTGACGAGTTAAACGCTTTAACTACTATCATAAAAGAAAGGACTAGATCAGAGTCTGGAGAAATTGGGACAGCACTAAGGTTTGTAATTAAAAACCTGCAATCTTCCACTACTCAGAAGTCTCTAAAGGAGATCTTACCAGATTTAAAATTTACAGATGAAACAGGGGATCTTAGAGATCCTTACTCCGTGTTACGAGATATTTCAAAATCCTTTCCATCGCTTTCTAGAAGAAAACAAGCTAAAATATCTGGAGAAATTGGAGACACCAGGTTTAGCTCTAGAACTACTGCGCTTTTAACTGGCCTTTCTCAAGGAGAAGGAGAACAGATTATTAACATTGGAAAGGGGGCAGGTGGAGAGTCATTTAAAAGAAACCAAATAGTAATGCAATCTCTGCAAAAACAGTTTGAAAAAACAGGAGCTGCCTTTGAAGGTTTTGCCTTATCTAGTGGTGGAAATCTAGTTCAACCTGCAATGACTCTTCTAAAAATTTTAGAAAAGTCACTTCATGTTTTAGAGAGTATGTCAAAGATATCTATCCTAGGTGGCGGACAGAGTGGATCTTTAGGTTCCATTGTATCTGCTGGAGCGGCAATAGGGACTGCTGGATTTGTAGGAAAAAAACTACTAGGCTCAGGAGTCGCAACCGCAGCGGGGGTCGCAACAGGAGCCACAGCAGTAGGCGCTGGACTTGGAGCAGTTAGAGGTGCTACAGGCATGGCAACGGCTAGTTCTGCCTTAGGACCCCTAGCTACTTTAATAACTAAATTCAGTAAGCCCGCCGGAATATTGGCGGCAGTCGTAGCATCAACAGCGGGTGGAGTAGTAGGGGGAACGCTAGGTGGGGGAAATTTAGTATCAACTCTAGGGGGAGCTGCTATAGGAGCAGCACTATCTAAAGGAATTCTATCGTCAATAGTATCTAATGGACTAGGAAAAACCGCAGTAGGACTTCTAACAGGAGCTTCAGTAACCACTGCCGTAAAAAGCTTGGGAGGGGCTCTATCTGGTTTTATACCAAAAGTCGCCACAGCAGCCCCAACCGCTGCTGGTGTAATGGGCAGTCAAGCTCTAAAATCTGGAGCAATAGGAATGGTAGGAGCCGGAATCAGAGGACTTGGAATGGGTTTAGGGGCACTAGCAACTCCTATAGGATTTGTTATTAGTACAGCAATCGCAGCCGCTCTGGAACAAGCAATTAGAAGACAATTTGAAAGCTCAAAAGATCGTTTAGATAGGACTGGAGTTACAGACCAAAACTCAAATGCTAAAGAAACTTTAGAGTCTGTATCTAAATTAGAAGCTATTCAAGAAAATATTAAAAATAACAGGGGATTTGCTAATCAAGCTAGATCTGTAGGACCCCTTTCTAGCCAACTAACGGCGGTCTCTGAGGGTAGTTTAGAGGTAACAGCGCCCGAGGCAGAAAAAAGAATTTTAGAACTTCAAAAATCACAAAGGTCTTTACTAATATCTAACGAGAAAGAGGTTAAAAAAGTTGGGGGCATTATTACTAGAGATAATAAGATACTCTTCGCAGATGACACAGGAACCTTAGCTGATACTCAGGATAGTGAATCCGCTTCCAAAAATTTAAATAAAGCTATGAAGAAGCAAGAGACTAGAGAAAAGGTGGCTACCGACTTGGCGGCAGGATTAGATTCATTACCAGAAAGACTTGCACAAGAAACAAACACCCCACAATCAGACTTAGCAATGTTATTAACAGGAAGATCAGGAAACGAAAAACTGGGTGAGGCACAGTCTAGAGAATTACAAAATAATCAAAGTAAAATTATTAACGATTTTTTATCTGGAGATAGTAATAAAGCTCTTGAAGTTCTAAATCAACCAGGTGGAGAAGCCCTACTAACTGACGTTGTTAAGAAATTACCTTCTGCATCTTCGGATGCACTTAAATCTCTTTTAGTAAAAAGCAAAGGTGCCAATGCAGTTGAAATCCCTACTACCGGAAGCCTTTTTGGAGAGCTAGGGGGCGGGGGGCTCGGCGTTTACAGGGAGATGCAAAAAGCAAAAGAAGGACCAAATGATGTAGTAAGACTGATAAAAGAAAACTTATTTAAAAGTCTTTCTGATCAAACAGACAATCCAGATCTCGCAAAAACCAGCTTAAATAGAGGCACAAGCACCTCTAGTGATTACGCCAACGCATTAACAAAAGCCGAGTCTATTAACCTCATACGGACACTGGCAAAACCAGGAGATGTAGTAAACTTTACAGATGACCAAGGAAAACAAGGAGTAGGTAAAGTATTTGAAGAGTCAGGAAAGAAATTTGTTAAGTCGCTAACTCAAGGTTCAGAAATAAGGAATTCTGGGACTACGACAGTAACTGAATCAGCTACACAGTCTTTAAGTACCCTACTTCGAACAGCAACAAACTTTAACCTATTTAAACCCCCTACATCAAAACAATCCTTAATAGACTTTGATCCTAGATTAACTAGTGCTGGGTTTGGGGCAGGAAAAACTCTTTCCTCAGACTTTCAATCCTTCTCTTCTGGACCTAATAACTTACAAGATTTTTCAGATCTAACCGCAGGGACTTTTTCAGGATTTGATCAATCTGGACAGGGAACATTTAACACTAACCTACAAGATATATTTTCTAGATTACAGATAACTCAAAACGACATAAATGCGGGTACTAAGACTGATGAACAAGGACTAAAAACTACTTCTACTGTTGGTCAGATTAATGAAGCAAAACTTCAAATAGAAAGCGGAGCTGTGTTAGGAAAAGCTGTAGAATCTTTAGGTAGAGTATTTAAGTCCTTTGATGCTTCAGTAGAGAAGTTATCTAATTTTAAGATTGAACAAAAAAACGCAAAAGAGTTTTCTCCAGTTCAAACAGGAAGATTAGCAAAAGAGTTTGGAGCAGCGATTCCACAATTTAGTTTACCGGCACAAAGAGATGAACTAAGTTCATTAGACTTATCTAAATTGGCACTACCTAATACTTCAAAAGGATTACAGGAGTCTCAGTTCAGGCTAAGCTCTTTAGGGGAACAAGCTAACCAGGTAGACACCCAACAAGAAAAATTGTTAGGGTTTTTAAATTCCTCTAGAACTGAAGCCCTAGCTCCCATAAACGCCGAAGAATTTTCAAAGATTTTATCCTCTACTACTGGAGCTAACCCTGATGACCTAAAAACTACATTAGGTAGTTTAATTCAGCTCGACCCCGAGGGTACTTCACAGAATAGAGATCAAGTGGTAGGAAACTTAACAGCAGTAGTACAGCAAGCTTTTAACTCTTTAAGAGAGAGATTAACTTCATCAGCTTCTCCGCTTAAAAGCTTTAATAAGGGTGCGGAAACTGACTTAGTAACTGCTAATACTTTAATGCAACTCAGAACAGCAGCCGAAGGTGCTGCCAGGTCTCTAACCTTAATAGAGAAATTTAAAGGATTTGATAATTTAAATAGAGCACTTGGGCAAGGACCTCTTGGAGTTGTAGGTCCAGGAGGTGGACCAGAGTTATTTACTCAGTCTCAAGGTGCCGGAGGTTCTGGTAGAAAAACCGCTATTAACTTCTCTAACAAGAATCAGTTTGAAATAGAAAGAGACATAATAAACAGAAGGTCTAGAGGAGATAAAATTACAGATTCTAATGGACAGTCTTCGAATTTATTTACCCCTCTGACAAGAGATGAAGCCACTGATGCACGAATTCAGGTAGATAGAAAAGAGAAGGATGCTAGGAAAGCACAAGAGCTGGGCAGACAAAGGCAGGTCCTTCAAGAACGTCAACAAGTCGCTACTCAATTTATTGGGTCAATTGATGAAGTTTTAGCAAATAAAGAACTTACACCCAAAGCTAAAAGCGGATTAAAAGGAATACAAGATCAATTAATTGGACTATCCAAAGAGCCAGAAAAAGCATTTACTAATCCTAGAGGTGGAGTTAATCTTCAGCCCTTCGACATACTAAAAAACCTAGGAAATAGAATTAACTCCTTATTACCTCAAGATGTTCAAAGTAATATATTTAAAAACTCAACTGAAGATCAGAAGAAGCAGTTGTTACAGTCAGGAGCAATATCTCCCGAAGCCGCTAAAGCAACTGACGCACAGCAATCAGTAGTGCAAGCAGTTGGTCAAAGTAATACATACCTAGCACAGATAGCAGCAAATACGGGAGGTAAAACTGCTGGTGTCTCTGATCTAAGTAAAGTAACTCCCCTACTCTCACAAGCCGGTACAACGCCACCTATAGACGCACTAAAGGCTCAAACAGTTGATGCAAGAAATCAAGGACAGTCAGCAACCGAAGCCGTTCGAGGACTGCTGAGTCCTTCTCCAGGACGAGGTACAAGATCCATTCTCCCTCTCTCAGGGGTCAGTGGTAGTCCTATAATAACAGACTTATCCTCTGCTGAATCTTTATCTAAATCATCAGCAACGCAAGAGCAAACACTAAGAATAGAAAAGGCTAAGAGAGAGTCAAGAACTACTCAACCTACTCTCCCTACTCAACCAGAGTCTATTATAAGTGCTAATGGAAAACTCTACAATTCAGATACACGCAAAGAGATTATTACTCCCAATATAGATAACTCAATAACTAGCTTAGGAAATGGGAGAACTAGAAATGATCTGACAGGAGTCATTAGTAATGATAATTTAGCTGGATCAATAACCAGCATGGGAAATGGGATAATCAGGGACGATTTCACTAATACTTATAGTGCTTCGGCTGCTGATGAAAAAAGAGCAAGGACTGGAATAGATAAGGAGTTTTATAAAGACAAAATGTTCTCACAAGCTTTACCTACTTCTCAAGAGTCGTCCGTATTTAAGAATCCAGAAACTACAATAACTAAAAACCCAGATACTAGCCTATTCTCTCGTGTAATGAAAGGAGATACCTTAATATCTAAAGAAGGAGTTAGTACGGGCAACAGTACCAATACAAAACAAGATATAAAGGAATCAGTATCTTCAGCCAAAGAATCAGTAGCTCCAATAAAAGTAGACACCTCCTTCTTAGCGGACTTTGCAACTGGAGCAGCAATCGTAGGAAGTAGTATTTCATCGGCACTGTCAGAAGGTGTGGCGGGTCTTTCATCAGCGTTCTCAACACTAGTAAGCGCAATGTCTAGTCAATCAAAATCGGTTGGAGGCGATACGGTAGACCAACAAACCTTAATGACTATGCTTACAAGCAGAGTAAGTGAATTAGAGGCGGCCAATGATAAAAAACTAGAAGACATTCAAAGTAGTTTAGATCAGGGTCTACTGGACGTACAAGCAAAGTATGAAGAGTTAAAGTCCAGCATAGAAAGTGGAAATCAAAATGACGCACAATCTAAGCTAGATATAATTTCCGCTGACCTTAATAACCTATCTGCAAAAGTAAATCAAGCCCATGAATTAGCAACTAGTGCAGACTCTAGAAGTACTCAATCACAAACTAGAATACCATCTATTGAATCAACAATGAATGAAGTTAAAGCAATAGCTAACTCAGCCTACGGTTTAGCAACTCAAGCGTGGGGTAATCAACGGTAATGGCAAGAGGAAGTGATTTTACAGGATTTTTGAATAATAAATATGGTGACTTTGTAGGGTCATCTTTAGCACCACTTACCAGCATAGCTGAATTGATACTAAGAAGAAATGATATTCCATTTAGAGAGAGTGTAGGAGGATCTTCTCTGCCTGGGTACGATATTAAATCACAGGAAAGTATAGCTATGCTTAAGCTGTCTCTATTAGCAGATGGGACTGAAGAAGGGTTTCCAGAAATATATACAGATTACGCTGGATTTGCAATTAAAGTAATAGCAGGAAAAGACATAAAGGATTTAGGATTAAAGCAGTGCCTATTAAAAGTAGAAACTTCAAATTTTGTTAATAAAATAGATCACGTACTGGTAAAAGGAAAAGATCCATTACCTTATAGATATACTAAAGGTGCGATAAATGTGATGGGGGGAGGAGCTGTATACCCAAGCCCACCTTCATGTATAACGGGGAATACCTTTGCCTCGAAGGACTTTGGTCAAGAGGCTTGGGCTGGGTTTGGCAGCTCCCTACAGTCACCCGCTATTCAAGCCTCGTTAAAGGCAGCAGTTAGAAGATCTCAATGGGAAAATCTAGTGGGATATAAAGTTAGATTCGCAGATGTACCTTCTTATGCTTCAATCAGTTTATCGCAATCGACTCCTAGGTCTATTAATATACCATTTAGCTCTGATTTTAATACCGTCTATACTTTAAACCTGGGAGCTAGTTTTCCAGATGGTGGAGGTATAGTGGATGTATCTGCATTAAATGCTACGGGAGCGGCCGTATTAGATTTAGTCAAAGGTTCCGATTTAAGGCAGTCCTTTACTGGAGTTTTTGTTACAAAAGGAACTTCAGTATCAGGGGTTCCACAGACCGACCCCCCTACATTTACCGTTGCAAACTTAATGGATGACATATCAGGGGTTGGAGCTGAAACAGCATCGTCTAATTATAAATTCACCGATAATGATTTTTACTGCCTGTTAGATCATCAATGTGGTCTAATAACCATTAGTAGAGGAACTAATTGGTTTCTGTCTTCTGCCGGAGGAAACAATGCCTCTTTACAGTTAAGAAGGGGAGCCTCTAGTTTAAATGCAGAAAAAGCATTTAGCAACTTTTCTTCTAATTTGGATGCACAGAGTATTAATTACTTTAGAAGGAAGGATGGTGGAATTGCAAATATAAAAGATTATGTTACTTCCTCTATAGGTACTAACGATTCGCCCGCACCAGGACAAATATTTAACACGTTAAACGGGAGAGCAGACACGAATAGAAACAGAGGAACCATTGTAGAAGGTATTGGCGGTAATAATGGTACGGAAATAGGGAGTTTAGATCTGGCCTATACCGTCTCACAGGCATCTATAGCAGTTAAATCTCCACACGGAGATGCAGCATTTATTGCCTCTAGATTGACTGGAGGAGTAACCTACGATCCTATCGTAGTTGCAGATCCTCCAGCTCCAACAGGATGGGCCAGTAGCGAAGGAACAATAGTAGTATATCCAGTAGCTCCACCTGATACTGAAGGCATACCAACTAAGGTGGAGTCACCCATTGAAGAGCTTCAAGGAACCGTAATGGATATAGCTGCTCCCTATTTAGGGGAAGCTGGGGTCGTAAAATTAGCCTCTAAAATATCTACGCTAATAAATGGCGATAATGGAAAAACAACTACATTGACTTATAGAGCAGGGGGATATAAACTTTTGCCTGGAATGAGGATACCTGAAGGAGTTATTCAAACTATAGAATTCTCCTACAACGATGGTGAATCGATTTCTACGAATATAACCACAGGCCCACTCTATTACCCTGTAGGCAGTTATGGAGACTCTCAGTACGTAAAAAGATCTGAATCTTTTTCTAGAGACGCTTGGGTGGTTGCGGGAGACAATTCATCTGGAACTTTCATCGTGGACGTTGCAGGTCTGGGAAGATATGAAGCAATTAACGGGGATCTACAGACTATTTACCCAGGTGACAAAGTAGAAGTAAAGTTAATGAACGTACCAGTGGAGTTAGACTAAATATGGCAACAACGTCTTTTAATGTTTGTGGTTTAACAACTGTACCTGCTTCTGGGTTGATAAGAATAGGGGATATAAGAGTTGGGACACCAGATTTAAAATCGATAAGTGTAAGTAGGACAAGAGGTCAACTAGTAAGCTCATGCTCCGTATCCTTTATCTTTAATGGAGAATTTAGCGCACCAGCGGGGGCCCCAATAGCAGTTTTTCTTTATGATCAGTCTGTATGGGTGGGAGTAGTAAAAAGGCTATCCATATCACCATCCTTAAGGTGTGCAGGGAGTGTGTTAGTAAAAATACAAGCAGAAGACATATTACATAAGTTAGAGAATAGAAGTATAACTAGAAGACAAAAATTAGCTGGTCTTGGGCCAATGGCCTTTATAACCTCAGTACATAAAAGAACTAGTCCAGGATTTGATGATCCCCCTAGTAGGCATAATATATTTAATAGTGCATCTGAAGTGGGGTACTTAACTCATACAATTAATTTTAGAGAGCATACTCAATTTGGTATCGGCAATGAAAATACTACAGGATCATTACACCCTTGGACTAAAATAGCAGATCCTATAAATAACGCGGGACAAAGTCTAGGGGCCGGAGGTGGAGGAAGTGGATTCATATTACATGACCACTCTTCATTAGATATATCAGGACCACATGCCGGTGGCCCTAGCTATAGTGTTTTTGGAGTAAAATAATATGGGATTTTGCATACGATGTTCGGCATTTAACTGTAACAACTCTGTCGGATTAATTTCTGTATCCGTCTCTCCTAACTCATCAGTTAGACCAGTAGATGATGATAGCTGTGTTGTCGGAGGCGGATCAAATCAATATATTTCAGGACCTGGAGTAGTCAACGTGCAATTTGTTTCCTATGCATTTGGCCCAGGAGAAGATAAGTGGTTAGATAGTAGATGTAAAGGATCGGCTCAAGCAGGTCAAACTAACATTCAAAGGTATGATTTTACAACCGATAAATGGTGGTTTATACCTACTAAAGTGCATAGAGCACAAATTAATGGTGTAATAGGTCCATCAGTAAATGGTAATCCAGCTAAAATTTCACTTGGTCAGACTTTTTTTATGGGAAGCGCCGCCTCAAGCCAATCACAGAACGGAACATCTATTACTACAGAAGAGAGTGTAGAAATCGGAGCCATATTTAATTATAGTGGTTTTCCAGTTCCAATTACTGTACCAGATTTAACAGCGTGGCGAGTAGACTTAGGTCAGGGTCAGGTATTAAATAATGGATTTATAAACTCTGTAAATGTTAGTGTAGACTACCCCTCTCCCGCAACTATTACTTATAGTTTTGATTTTCCAATAGATCAGTAGTAAGGACTATATAAAAGCATGGTTAAATTAATTACATATAAAGTTAGAGTAGGAAATGCTATACCTATCTTATGTGATAAACCTGAAGATGCTTCTAAAGGAAACGTAGTTTTTACCTTTGGAACTGAAACTCAAGAAGTTATAAGCTGTTCTGCTGATGACAAGGTTGTAGGGTCTAAAGACATGTGCATGAGAGGCGGATTTTACTTTTCGGCCAACTACAGAGCACTTCCAGGAAAGGTAAATGGACGGCTAGTTTTTAACTCTGTCCTAACTAAGGACCTTATTAGGACAAATACCTACCCTAAATGTCAACCAGGTTCAGTAAATATAGACACCTCCAGATCCTTAAGAGGAGATTTTAATATTTAATGTCAATAGGTTGTCTATCCAGAACAAGCTCAGGAGTGCCAGATGTTATAACTGATACATCTACTATGAGCATTACGTTAGACAATCAGGGCATGGCAACACTGCAAATAACAGTTTTAACTAAAAAAACTGACCCTATAACTAATTCCTGTTATACTTTCCAACTAAGTGGTAATGTTTTTAGGGGATTTATAGAGTCAGATGTTCCTAGAAAACTAGAAGGTTCAGACTACTTTGAACATAATATTACAGCAAGAGGAGAAATATGTTAGACAAAAGGACTATATTTTATATATTATGACATGCTGTAGAAAGGTAATTCCAGATAAAAATCAACAGAAAATTATTGATAGGGTAAACCAACAGAACCAAACTCAAGGTCAACCTAGTGTTTTTATACCAAATACTTCATCTAAATCTAATAGAGCCCCCGCTGGGTATATAGCCCGCCAGTGTAATAACTGTGGTACTAAAACCATATCTATAATCTGCCCAACCTGTCAAAATAAATTACAATAAGACCAATTATATTATCTAGTTATATACTATTTATAATCTGTAATAGCCTTTTGGTTATTAATATAAAAATTTTATATCGAGGTAATAACTAATGCCATTTACTTTTACAACTAATAATAGGCTCATCTCTCGTTGGGATGGAAGTAACTTCCAAGAAGAAGTTCTTTCTATTTCTGGAGCTGACGGTGTTTCAGTTAGCGCCACCGCAACTGGATTTACAGTTTCAGGTAATCAATCAGTCCTATCAGGCGCTCTTCAATCTGCAATTAATGCAGGAGACGCAAACGCAGTAGCTTCAGGAGCTTCAGCTCTTTCAACCTACTCTGGAGTAGCAGATGCTAAGTTCGTAGATGTCGCTGGCGACACAATGACTGGCTTCTTGGTTCTAAATGCAGACCCTACAGCTTCAGGCCACGCATCCACTAAGCAATATGTTGATGCTGGAGACGTTTCTGCCGCAGCTTCTGGTGCAGCACAAGCAGCCTCAGCTCTAACAGTATATTCTGGATTTGCAGAAAGCCAATTCGTTAATGTCGCTGGCGACACAATGACAGGCTTCTTGGTTCTAAATGCAGACCCTACAGCTTCAGGCCACGCCGCTAATAAGGCATACGTTGATTCACAAGTAGGTTCAGTAAACATTTCAGTACAAGAGAATAACTCTACAGTCTACAGTGGACCAGGCCAATTAGACTTTGGATTTGGACTAAACGTTGTATCTGGAGCTAGTGAAGCTCAAGTAGCAGTAAATGAGTCTGAATTCCTAAGCGTAGTGTTCCTAACAGGAGATCAAAGTATCTCTGGGAATAAAACCTTCAATAATAATGTTATTGTTCAAGGTGATTTAACAGTTAACGGAACAACTACAACTTTAAATACAGAACAACTTCTAGTTGAAGATAATATCATCACTTTAAATGCAACAGTAACTGGTGCTCCATCTTTGGACTCTGGCCTTCAAATTGAAAGAGGAACATCTACTGATGCTCTTTTACTTTGGAATGAAACTAGCGATAGGTTTGAAGCTGGAATATCAGGCTCACTAGAGACGGTTATTCTTCAATCCGATTTAAACTCAGTTTCTGGTAACCTTCAAACTGATATTAGTTCTCGTGTTTTAAGAGCTGGCGATACTATGACTGGAAATTTGATTCTAGCAGGTCTTCCAACTCTTTCTGGACATGCTGCTAATAAATTCTATGTCGATGCTGGGGATACTGCAACTGCTGCCACAGCTACCGCTGCACTTTCTGCATACTCTGGAGCAGCAGACGCTAAGTTCGTAGATGTCGCTGGCGACACAATGACTGGCTTCTTGGTTCTAAATGCAGACCCTACAGCTTCAGGCCACGCCGCTAATAAATTCTATGTTGATTCCCAAGTTTCATCAGCTTCAGGGTTTTTAATAGTAGAAGAAAATAACTCTCTAGTTTATTCTGGAGCAGTTAAGTTAGACTTCGGTGCTGGATTCGATGTTATATCAGGCTCAGGTGAAGCTCAAATAGTACTTGATCTTTCTGGGACCGATGTAGTAAGAACTGCGAACGTTGATCAAAGCATTAGTGGAAATAAGACCTTCCTAAATCCAATAGTATTGGCTTCGGGATCTGAGCCTGCTACAATTTCAGCATCAGGTGTTACAGGAGAAGCAAGGTGGTCAGACGACTACGTGTATATCTGTGTAGGCACTAACAGCTGGAAACGAGTAGCATTGTCTATATTCTAGTAGTATTTAGGGGAGGTTACACCTCCCCTTTTCTTTATACTATTTTTAAAGGGTAAGGAAGCGAAAGCTTAAAAGGGAAAAGATGCCATTCATTATATCAGCGGGAACTGTTGTCACTGGTTTTGGGGCTGGAATTCAATCTATAAATTTTACCCTTAACCCTCAAATCCAAAGACTTTACCAGTTAGGAACTCCAGTACCCTACGATAAAAACCTCATTACACAGGCCAGCTTAAGTATAACTAGGTATGCCCCTGGAACACCCCAAAACGTAGAAGCATCTATAGATTGCGTTGAGCCAGATCCTCTAGTTCTCAGCATTTTCGCTAGCAATTGTGCGGGCGGGGTAGTCGATCTAACCGATGAGTTCTTTATCACATCCTATTCTTATCAAAAAGAGATTCAAGGATGGGGATTAGAGACATACTCTTTGATAAATAGACCTACGGTTATAGGCGGCGGAGATGGAGTAGAAACTAGAATGATTAGAGGAGTAGCCGAAGGTCAGACGACTACAGATGGTGGAGCTGATACTGGAGTTGTATTTTTACCAAGTCCTACAGTAAACGGACAAACCGTTGAAGTTACTGCTGGAAGTCCAGGAATAGGGAGAGCAAATTCCATGGAGTTTGGAGAGGTTCAAGTAGTAGGTGGCGGGACCAGTAAGTCAGATGGGCGAGATGGAAACGCCTCAGTAAGCATACCCTACACCCCAATTTACATACCATTATAATAATATCAACTAGTTAATTACTAGAATAATAATACTAAAGGTTTTTTTGATTTGTGACGATAATACTGTTACAGTCATTTTTACTGTGCTTTATTAATTTGTAATTTTTTAGAATAACATGAGAAATATTATTAATTGTTTTATTTGTTGCTTAGCTTTAGTCTGTTGCTGTACTAGCCTAGCTTTTGCCACCAAGCCTAAACCAACTTGTACACCAAAGCCAACGGTTACTCCGACACCAAAGCCAACGGTTACTCCGACACCAAAGCCAACGGTTACTCCGACACCAAAGCCAACGGTTACTCCGACACCAAAGCCAACGGTTACTCCGACACCAAAGCCAACGGCCATCCCTATACTTAACTGCGTTACAGATAACTCCAACAGATCTCAAAAAGCTAGCTTCAGCTTTGTAGGTGGAGAAGATACTATCGCAATTGGTAGTAAGAATCAATTCTCCCCGCTCCCAGAGCAAAGAGGACAAGGAACAAAGTTTAATACAAAAGATTCCAGTGAAGCTTGGGTATTTGGATCAGATTCAAGTGCCTCAGGTCAAACCACACTACAACTAGACTTTACAAATGCGACTACACTAGCTTGGACGTTAAACGGTTTAACAGTAACTGCTAAAGCCATCAATCCAAAAAATGTGGTGACATTGTTGGGAAGTGTGGTTCCATCAACAGTTGCACCAGATAGAAAAAGCTGTACAACATTTACTTTAACTCCAAACTCAGGCCTATGTTCTCAGAGAGTAGGACTAGCATCTTACTCGGTGTTTACTGTACCTGACGACCTAGAGTCACAAGTATTATTCGATAGTACTACAGCAATTTTAATACCAGATGATTCCAAAACGGTCGAAAAAGAAAATGTTGTAACTCTATGCGTTAAAACCCCTCCATGCGCTACTCAAGTTGATGCGTTTACTGGAACAGTAATCACTAGCTTTAAAGGTGGAGTTAGATATAACAACACAGGATTTAATGGCGGAAGTAGGTTATTGGCTTGGCATAACAGTCCAGTAAGTACAGCTACTGTCTGTAAAAAAGACTGTGCCGGAGTTCCACTTGGAAGTGCGGTAGTAGATCAGTGCGGTAAATGCGGTGGAGATAACTCTACCTGTAAGGACTGTGCTGGTACACCGAACGGACAAAATACATTTGACCAATGCGGTGTCTGTCTTCCAAAAACATCTTCCGATAGAGATCAAAGCTGTAAAGATTGCTATGGAAGTATTAAAGGAAAATCCGTGAACGATGTTTGCGGAATCTGTGGAGGAGACGGAACGTCTTGTTTAGATTGTTCAGGAAGACCAAAAGGTGATGCAAAGATTGATCAGTGTGGTGTCTGTAAAGGACAAAATAACACTTGTTTAGATTGCGCTGGTATCCCTAATGGTGGACATCAAGTTGACCAATGCGGAATTTGCGGTGGAAATGGACAGAGCTGTTTAGACTGTAAAGGTACGCCAAACGGTGGCCTCACAGTTGACCAGTGTGGAGTCTGTGGCGGTGACGGGACATCTTGTTTGGATTGCGCTCGTAATCCTAATGGAGGTCTAACATTAGACAAGTGTGGTGTTTGTGGCGGTGATAGTAGTTCATGTAAGGACTGCTCTGGTACCCCAAATGGTTCAAGCTTTACGGATTCATGTGGAGTCTGTAATGGAACTAACAACTGTCTAGACTGCGCTGGCACACCTAATGGTGGAGCACTAGTCGATACTTGTGGAGTGTGTGGTGGCGATGGATCAAGCTGTAAAGTTTGTGGTCTGATTACAACTGGAATTAGTAAGGTGGACCTTATTAAACAAGCCAGAGTAATCTTTAATACTAAAACAGTTAGTTACTATAAAAAGTTTCAAGGCTGTAATCGTAAAGCCAAAAACACAGTTACGAGGCAAGTTAAAGGGGCAACTCAAACCTTTAACACTTACGTAGAAATTGTAAATTCAATTCCTACAGAAGTCCAAGTGTGTGAGGGAGAGTGTGTAAATCTACTTATATCAGATAAGCTAGACTTACTGCAAAGACTTAATAAGACTTTGTATGAGTACGCATCAGATGCACAACATAAAGCTAGGATTGCTTGCAAGACGAAAGGAAAGGGTAACGATACCACTAACAAATTGAAAAATAAGTTAGATAATGATATAGAGAAGTGTCACTCTAAAAGTAAAGTTTGTAAGTAATAATAGGGTAAAATGACTTAGAAAGACCTGGGACTAGTCCTGGGTCTTTTTATTTGAACTATGGGCTAAATATACTATGTTCTATTAAGAACAACGTATAGGAACTTAATAAATTGCCAACCAATCTTAAACTTACTGGGGTGCCAAATCTTTGTCGGGACTCTGGTTATTTCTTCACATTAAGTAACACTACTGATACTTTAATTAGACGCACAGATGACGGATCAAACTCTTTCTCCTGGCCCCTAGATACTGATATTGTAAATCCAGTTCAGTGTCTTCAAACAGATACAACATTCTTTTATACTCTAGAAAATAATACTACAGCCAATACTAACAATGGTCAGCTACTTGTTAAAAAGTGGAAAATAGAAGATTTTATTTTAAAACTTAAAAGAACTTATACTTTGAATGGTATAGGATCACAAAAGTATGATTCTAACTCTTTTTCTATTGAAAGCTATTCAAGAACAGTTAGTGGTACCGTTAATAGTGGAAGTAGCTCTTTAATATTAAATTCTAATTCTAGATTACAACCAGGTGATGTTTTACAAATAGGTCCATCTACTTTTACAGGATTTGAAGGGCAGGCGGAAGAGGTAACAGTACTAGCAGTATCTGGTGGAGGCCTTACAGGAATAACCACCAATTTAACTAAATCCTATAATACTGGTAATAAAGTTAGTTTTGCCAAAAATTGTTGGCTGTTTAATAAGTTTAGACCATCAGATCTTGATGTAGTAAGTGGTACTGGGCAGTTGTATTCGTTTAACTTAAATGAGATTGTTACAACAGTTATTCCACGTAAAGCTGGAAATGAATTTAGAAGTGTTTTAGCTTCTACTTTTATTAGAGATAATTTTTACCCTGGTGGGGCTAGAGAGTTTTTAGCTTATGCAAACCAAACAAATATTTTATTTTTAGAGGTAGAAGTAGGCAATCCTAACTTCTTATTAACTATCCAAAGTGCCGCCCAAAATAATCAAGAAATTACTTCAACAGTAATTCCTATCCTTGATTTAGCTATAGAAGGTAATACAATCTTTAGATTACAGCAGAAGGGTACTTTTAGAAATGGTGTAACTTTCACTACAGAAGACTGGACACCTCAATACAACTACCAACTAGCTACTATGCAGAGAATACCAACATCTATCTCTCTAACTGCAAACCCTGCAATAATATCGGCAGATGGGGTGAGTACTGCTAATATACAGGCATCAGTTCGAGATCAGTTTGATCAACCAGTTGCAAGTAGATTAGTATCCTTTACAGATACGGATTCAACTGGGGCTCCAGCGGGAGTAATGTTACCGACTAGTGCAACGACATCTTCTTCAGGGACCGCAACGGTAGCCTATCGAGCCGGAACAATACCAAACACTGTTACTATAGTTTCCAGTACTTAAATCTTTGCTCTTCTGATAGAGTTATTGTATAATCAAATTATGCGGTTAAAGACTGTTCCAAAATCCCTTCTAAAAGATAAAGATATCAAGTTTGGCACCAGTGGTTTGAGGGGCTTAGTAAAAGATTTTGATGATTTTTTAGTTACCAGCTTTACTATTTCCTTTTTAACGTATTTAAAAGACTCAGGATTTAAATTTAAAAGAGTGGTTGTTGGAAAAGATCTTAGGGCATCTAGTCCTAGAATTTTAAATGCAGTTTTACACGGCATTAGACAACTAGACCTTACGCCTATAAATGGAGGAGACTGTCCAACCCCAGCATTAGGCTACTATTGCAGTAATCACAGGTGCCCAGGAATAATGGTAACAGGTAGTCATATTCCTGAAGATAGAAATGGTCTTAAGTTTTTTAAACTAGATGGAGAAATAAACAAATCAGATGAGCAGGGCATTTTAAATAAAGCAGTTACTTTAGACCTGGCAGGGTTTAACAAGTCAGGAACATTAAAGGTTCAAGAGTCCAATAAAAAAGACCCTAAAGTCCTTCTTGAGTATAGAAATAGGTATACTAGGGTATTTGGGGAAGACTTTTTATCGGGATTGAGGGTAGGAATATACAAACATAGCTGTGTTGGGGCTAATATATTTTTTGATATATTGAAGGAGTTAGGCGCGTCCCCAGTAGCCTTCGGTAAATCGGACAGCTTCATGGCAATAGACACAGAAGATTTAAATAAAGAAGCGCTTGCTACTGTTAGAGGTTGGCTAAACCTTAACGAGGTGGACTGCGTTATATCTGCTGATGGAGACGCTGATAGACCCTTAGTGTTCACAAGTAAGGGAGACCCACTACCTGGAGATTACTTAGGAAGACTATCTCTTATCTTTACAGGAGCTAAGATAGCTGTTTGCCCAATAACAGTTAACTCTCAACTGGAAAACTATGGCCTGACTAGTTCAATAGCCCAATATGAGGTGATAAGGACTAAGATAGGCTCACCTTACGTTATTCAAGAAATGCTCTCAGCGCCTCAAGATAAGAACACAGTAGGCTTTGAAGCTAACGGAGGGGTCATACATAGAGATGAGCTAATATACCCACTGGGAAGCTTAAAACCACTTCTAACTAGGGACTCTTTATTACCAATTCTCTCTTATCTATTCTTTCTTAAAAGCACCAAAATAGAAAAGCCTTGGTACGACTTGGGATCGGTTAATGCTTCTGGAATGTTGAGGGGTATAAACCCTAGTAAAATCAATAAGTTACTTAGTTGTTCGGAGTTATTGGACACGTATGGCGGGTCAGAAAATCGATTAGACGGTCTTAGGTTAACCTTACCAGATAATACAATTATCCACTTTAGATTATCAGGAAATGCTCCAGAACTTAGAGTATATGTGGAGGCTAAAGACGAGTTTTCTTCTTTATTACTCCTTCAAAAAGCCATCAACTACTTGAAATCTAAAGATATTTTCTAGTAAAAATCTCAGTTTTTACAGAGGGTTAGGTGTACTATGGTACATAGAAAGTATTAAATTATGGTCGCTTTTTCAAACATAGCCCTTGAGCAAACCTCTCCAAATTTTTCCTTTGGACCTGTAGCAGGTCGGGCTTACTCCATAGACAGCTCAACAGATGTAATGACCGTAAAGACTTTAGCAGGTACCTTAGTAGCTACTATCCCTTTAAATGTAGGTATATTTAATCAAGTAGAGTCTTTAGAGTATGACGGATTCTATTTTTATGCCTTGAGTAAGCTAGGGGCTGGGGGAACTTTAGGAGTAAGTATTACTAAATGGTTACTTAGTGGTAGTAATTTAATCAAACAAATAAGTCCTGGAGATGAGATAATCCTACTTAATGCAGGTTTAACTACTTACAGTGGACAAGCTTTTTCAGCAGAGAGGTATGTAACTAACTTAACAAGTTCAAAGATTGCTACCGACACTATTATACCGATTTCTTCAACCCAGTTTTTAGAACTAGGAATGTCCCTCTACATCGGCCCTTCTACAGCAAGTTCGGGGGAAATAATTGAAAGAACAATAACGGGTATAGCTGGAAATAATATAACTCTAAACGCACCTTTGGGGGTTAATTTTAATAATAACGACAAGGTAATATATCGCAGAAACTTATGGTTTTTTAATGATAAACATTTAGCATCAGAAACTGGAAGTCTTATACAGATAAACTCTTATGATGGATCTATAGTTTCGACTTATAGTAGTACTGAGTGGAAACATGTTACCGCCGCCACATTTAACTCAGGTAACCTATGCTTTGTTAGAAATTTTCAACTATTAAGGTATAAGCTTTTCGGGGCTAACACTGGTTATCAAAACTCTGCTATACTAAATAATGTAGAAGTAGATAATCAAACTATAATAAAAGTAGAAGATATAGAAATAGACGCTAGTAATGTTTATAAACTACAAAGTAAACAGCACCAATTTGATACCATAAGTTTCATATACTCTGATGTAACATCTACTAGTGATAAACTAGATATTGAGCAGGAGTTAATTACTCCAAAAGTAAGTAGTATAACTGCACAAAGGAATATATCCGTTCTATTTGGTATAAGTGCTACAGCAGATTTAACTATAAATGTAAGAGATCAATACAATGTTTCAATTTTTGGTAGATCTTTTTCAGTAAATGACGATGATCCTTCTGGCTTTATTACTCCTGGACTTACGTCCTTTACTACAAATGTTAGCGGAAATGGAAATACTAGATATAACTCAGGAATTACACCAACTTTTAGACAACCCACGGTAACCGCAATTGACTTAGGAACATTGTTTAGGGCTAACATAGCCGTCGATCAGTTACCCTCAGCACCAGGCTCCTCTACAGTAGAGCAAAGACAGACCTCCCCAACAGCCTGTTTTGTTGTACAGGACAGTCTATCAAGTCTAACTAACCTAGAGCAGGGGGCGACTAGTAACTCCTTTCCAATAGAGCAGTCTACGATACCTAACCAAATAACTACTGTAGAGCAGTACTTAGAGGAATCAGTAGTGTTAGTTCAGCAAGATCCCTTACTAGCGCAAACTACTTTAATACAACAAGATGGGACTATAGAAGAAACTACAATCGTAACTCAATACGATTTTTTAATCTTTGCATTACCTCTACCGTATAGCATTAAAAACCCAGTGAATACTAACATTCTAGTCAGGATTATTGGATTCGGGTCTACGCCTTTAAACTCTTCAACTTTGATTTTTAAAGTCAATGGAATTAACGTAACTAGTCAAGTTGTAATCACTTCCTTCGGGGCAGGACTAGAGTTATTTTATAACCCAATATTAAACTTTTCCTATGCGTCCACGGTTACAGTGGAGATTAGTATAGACGATACAGCTTTAATTCCTAGAACAGTCTCTACTTATTACACCTTTGGTATAGTTCCAGACCTTAAAAAGCCAATAATACTAGAATTTTACCCTCCAGATCAGTCTGTAGACAACTTGCCACTGACAGAGGTATATGCTATTATCCAGGACTTGGAGACATCTGTAGACCTAAATTCAATCCAGATGTTCATAGAAGGTAAGTTGATTGCACCAACAATTGAAGATCTAGGGAACCAGAAGTTCAAAGTTTCCTACCAAACAGATAGCACTTACTTTTATAAGTCCCAAATAGGGGCATCAATCCTAGTATCTGACGATAGTGGTAATAAGACCCTAGGAGTATGGAATTTTAATATTAAAGACTCTTCAGGAGTACTATTTACTAATGTAGACCCAGAGTCATGCGATAAACTAGTTCCATTGGATACTAATTTTTGTGTTGAAGCTTTCGGTCTTGAAGACGGCATCAACCTAGATTCTTTGGAGTTTAATGTTGATGGCAAAGACGTAACGTATGTAATTAATCCAAAGGTTTATAGAAAAACTTAAATGCCAGTACAACAAGATCAATTATCCCCAGCGAATACTAGTGTCACTTTTGAAACTATCAATAATGATAGAATCGACAGACTGTTCCACAATGGTACTGATATTTTAAAATGTAGACTTCAGTATTTTGAAGTTACGGAAGCTGCAAGAATCTTTGTTACCAACCCAGCAACTTTAAATCCTAGGGAGTATGACGTAGCAAGATATCTAACAGATGGTCTATATACTTCTCCTAGTACTAATGCTTTAACCTACGTTTATAGAATTAAATGTTCAAGGCCTATTGTAATAAATAAGGTCAAGCTTTATAGCTCTCAAGAAATAATCTCAGCCTCTTTAAATGCTATTACCTTAGCTACTAACTCTGCTAGTATAACTGTAACAAGTAGAGTAACGACTTTTAGAAACGACCTGAGTCCGGCTCAATACGAGCATACATTAAATTTTGCCAACACATCCTTACAGGAGATTAGAATCTCTTTAGCTACTCCAGTAGAAGCCTATAACACTATTTCAGAGATTATAGTTGGAGATTCATACCCAAAAAGTAACGTAGTATACTACGGAACCGATGGAGTTCAGAAGTCTAGTTTTACAGCTGAACAAGCTCAGCTTATCGATATGTGTTACAATCCAGCTAATGGACGTTATTACTCTGTAAGGTATAGAAATATAACTTCAGACTTATTTAACCCAGATGATAATTTTTCTACACCCTCTGGATCTAGTTCTTTTGACTCTATTAGGTGGACAGAAGACTTCATAGACTCTTCATTCTTTAGATCTATATCTAATAATAATTTAGTTTTTTCAACTACCTCAGGGGTAGGGTCTTTAACCTCTAATGCCGATTATACTGGTTCAAGTTTTCAATGGCAGGTTGATTTTAATGCAGTTACACTTACTGGATCAAGTTCTTTTTTTGGTTTACATGCAGTAGATCAAGTCAATCAGAACCTTATATATGGTGTTGGAGTAACCTCTCGCGGGGGAAGTAACTTCTACAAAGCCGCCGTCAAATCTTATTCAAATAATACGGGTGGTAGTTTCGATCTAAGAAGATTAAGAGCAACATTACGTACAGTTCAATCTGGAGCTGAAACCTGGACCGTAACTTATACGGGAGCCTCTGGAGCAAACAAACTGTTCTCAGTAGTAGGATCAATAAACGGATCTCAACCTTCAATTACAGCTACTGGATATATCACAACTTATTTAAACTCCCATATTAATTTTGAAATACTAGCTACAGAAAACGTAGCAATAAATAACAATATTAACTTTATAGTAGATTATGAGACAGATACCAGAGCAAGTGCTAGTGGAACAATAAACTTACAGAAGTCTGCTTCCAACTTTTACACCTCGTCTAATTCCGCCCTTTTTGATGAGACCCTAACATCTAATCCAGTTAAGAGTCAGTTATTTGCAACCACAACTGGTGCTATGAATATTACGGCGGATAATTTTGATAAAACATCTGGTGATCATTCTTATTCTAATTACCCAGTATTAACTGTAGAGAGAATAAACAATCAAGCTCAAGTTACAAATAACATTATATCTGGTTTAGATGTATTAGCTTCTAATGGAGTAACTGCGTATAATCAAATACCATTTGGAGCAGTTCAATTTGCAGTGAATGGGGCAGATGACGTATATTTAAAAGTATTTGATAAAATTTACACCTTCTCAGGATCAACTAACTTGACAGGAGTACTCACACCTCCTGGAAGTGGAGTGACTACTACCTCGGCGGGAATTGTCCCATCTTTCGGAATATCAAGTTTTCACTTCAGTGAAGAGTCTGGAGGATTTTTAGGGTATATCGAGTTTGATGATTTTCTTGGAGAGATTAGATTGAAGACTCTAAATGATACTAACCCTCCAACAGTTCAGACGAGACAGGCGTTCCTTGAGGTCCCTGACTACAATGAAGTTAAAACCTCAGATGGAGTTCCATATCAATTTTATACATTAGCAAATGACGGGACTAGTTTATTTTACTTAAGAAAGAACGGAAATGCAGGACTTAATTCCGTTAAAACTACAGGAACAGCTGGAGCTGTAGTCTCAGCATCCCAAAGCTTTACTGATGTTACTAAAAACTTTAACACTTTAAACGTTAAAAAGGGAGACCTATGCACCGTCTCGACAGCTTCAAATGCTGGAACATACATAGTAACCGCAATTCCTAATAATACTGTATTAAACTTAGCTGGTCCTGTTATCTCAGGCAACTTAATTAATACACCTCTAACTCCTAGAACAAGCTGGACTACGGCTCCAAGTTTAACTTACAGTATCTCATCTAATGCAGAGTTATTACAGTTTAACTTAGACCCAAACATTACAGCATTTACCTCTGTAAACATAGATAACTATAACTTACAGGCAGGAACAGGTGAGATTGGAAACATTACCGCAGAAGTAATCAATTCTTGGGGAGAAGTTCTAGCAGGTAAATCAGTTAACTTTCAAGTTATTCAAGGGGACTCCGTAGTAGCCCCTCCAACCGCAACTACTAACGCAAGCGGTGTGGCAACTACTGCTCTAACGGTAGGCAATACAGCGGGTGCGATTCAAGTACAAGTTACAGTTTCGGATTAACCTAATGAAATGCCTATTACATCTTCTATAAGTTTAAGTAGTTACTCTTCAGTTACAGGTATAGGAACTTTTAATTCTAGATTTAGAGGTAAAACTCAAATCGGAACCTTCCAAACTATTGAAGAGGCTGTAGTTAACAATTTATCTGCCTATGCATCTTTTGAAGCACCTGATAGTTTTTTTACAGTAATTGTAGACAGCAACTCATTAAAGTATAACATATCAGCCCTAGCCTCTTATGAACCTACTAAGATATTAAATATACAGGTACAAGACTTTACAGAGTCCATAGCAAACTTATCTTTAAGGGCTGTGGTAGGAGACTTACATCCATCAGAAAATCCTAATAAAGTTATATTATCCTTAATAGGGTCTCAGCACTTTAACTCCATTATTAATAATATAAATGTTTTGGGGTATTCTAAATACCACTCAGAGGTTGGCACTTTTTTAGCTACAGCAACTGGTGGGTTTGTTACTACGATAAGTGCAGTAGCAGAAGACGTAAGTGGACCAAGGTTATTTAATATAATACCTAGTAGCGGATCTACATATAATAACCCTTTTGCTGGGATATCTTTTGATTTAAAAGACCAAGAGTTAACTTCAATAAACAATACAAGTGTAAGTTTTTATGTAAATGGAATTCAAGTAGTAAACTCAGGATTGGCAATATCCCCATCAGGGATTGGTTTAACAACTTTTACACAAGTTAGTCCTAGTTTTTATCAATTTACTTTTACTCCATCAGGAACTTTCAATTTAGGAAGCTTTGTAACCGTCTCAGGGCAAGCCAGAGATACGACAGCTCCATCAGGCAACTTATCGTTATTTAATTATAACTACAAAGTTTGGGACCAAGGCAATCTGGGTGCGACCATTTTAGGACTACCAGATAGCCAAAGTCCTTTTATTTCTTTCATAACTCCAACTCACTTACAAACTCAGGTAGGATTTGATACTAATATTCAAATAGACATAGTAGATGAGCATACTGGACTAGATTATAATTCTGTAAATATCACTATTGAAGATGAGGTTGTAATTTCAGCTGGCGCTCTAATAAATAATGACTATGCATTATCTATTACAAACATAAGTGGAGGAAGAGGAAGAAGTTATTTAATTAATCCAGATAACTTGTTCGGCCCTCAGGAAGTAATTAATATAGAAGTAGGAGCAAGTGATTTATATGTACCAGCCCCTAACTACTTAACTTATAGCTCTAGCTTCCTAACACTAACTAATAGTCACCTATCTATATCAGGACTACAGATAGAAATAGATGCAGTTTATACCGACTTAAATCTGTTACAGTCCTATACTACTGTTACAGGGTCTAACAATTTTAAAACAAAGTTTTATAACTTTAATGGTCTGGGTATTAGTGCTTCAGGTTCTTATATAAATTTAAATGGACAAACCTTATCAGGGGTATCCATAGTTCCTGTAATTTCTGGAATTGAATATGATATATTTTTCCAGCTAACCCCGAACTACCTAACTGATGCAGATTTACAGTTTCACGTAGTTCAAGAGACCTTAGTGTCTGGAAATACCGTTTATAGGGATTTCTACTCAGAACTTCTGTGGGGGGCTGAATATTGTTACGATCCTGATAATAACCTAACTTATGACACAGATATAACAGTAGCCATTAAGGTAAGTGATGTAGGGGATACTCAAGAGGACACTAAGATGGTAACTTCCTTTAAAACCGTTTCTATGCCAAAAAACAACTTAAGTGCTGAAATAACAGGTATAGACATCATAACTGGCAACCTAATAGCTAATCTTACTTCAAACAATCCATTTTATGAGTATGGTAAGACTATGAATTTAGTCTTAGAAGTAAGTGATTTTGCAGGTAATAAGTTAATATACCCTTACAAATTTAATATCTCTAATAATTAGTATTTAGGACTATTTAACTAATATAGATCTAAAGATTACTATGGTACGACTTGTACTATTTTATACATGAGGAGTTTTATAAATTATGCCGTCCATTTCACGTTGGTGCTATTTCGATCCTAACACAGATACTACCTATTCCCATGCCACTAATCAAACAGTTAGTGGTACAGGATCTAGGGGATATGTAGAAGCTTCGACAGCTACTTCAGGGACGTTTACTATTACCGCTGGCGCGGCTGATCAAATGCAAGTAGCTATAGATGGAAATGCTTTACAGCAAATAACTCTAACCTCTGGGTCCACAATGGATGCTAGAGCAGTTGCTAGAGACATTGAATGGAAACTAAAACAACTACCTCAAACAGAATTTGATAACTGTAGAGTTGAATATTTAAATAATAAATTTAGAATTTGGTCAAGTACTTTAGGTACAGCCTCTACAGTAGCTGTAGATAATGGATCTAACGATTGTTTACATTTACTAGGAATGGCAGCTTCGCAAGGCGGATCTTTAACTGTAAATACAGTTAACGGGTTAGCTTCAGCTAATAACGGATCTTTTACTGGACAAGTATCTTTAAGTGGAGTCTATAAAGGACAGTTTACAGATATTTATACAGTACTTGTAGGAACAGTTCACCCAATAGGTGTAGTATCTGGGACAGGCGGAAACGTTTACACAGGTTCTGGCACTTCAACAGGATCATGGAATGAAGCCTTTGATGAAACTTATACAGTTACTATTAATACAGCCGCAGGCTCAGTAATGAATAACGGAGCTGGAAACGTTCCTACAATGACTTGGACATCTACATCAGGTGATAACTCAGGTGCAGCCGTTCAATTACTGTATTCGGATTATTTCTATGCAGTAGGCTCAAGAGGGTTACGAATTAGATTTACAGACAGCCCATTTGGTAATAGTGATTTATTTGGAATTACATGTTCAGCTATACAATTTTCTTCAGGTGCTGTAACATCTTCAGCTGTTGGAACAGCAAGATACCATTGGTCTAGCCTAAGAGAAGGTAAATCTTCCGCTTCAACTGTTTCCCAGGTAACTGGAACCGCAGTTGGAAATAAAGGACTAACCATTGCATTCTCTAACTCAGGTAACTTAACTAGAAGAGATAGATTTGAAATTATTGCAGGTGGACCAGTTCCAACTACAATAGGAGTAACGGTTTTAAATTTTGGGGCAGTTACTGTTTCCACCTACAGCTCTACTAAATCGGTTTGGTTTGATCTCCTCAGCGGAGCAACGGTTTTATCTAGCCCTCGATTTGGATTAAACTCTAATGGCACCGCGCAGAACCACTATGCTGGCGGAAACGGAACTAAATTCGCTGTAGGCTTCTCTGGAAGAGGAAATCCTGCATCAGATGGGACTGAGTGGAGAAAAGCAGTAGTAGGCAGTACAGACCTATCGTCTGACGTACCTCCTGCATATCTTTTTTCTACAGAAGACAACATGCCAGAAGTATCTACGGCTCTAGACTCTATTGCAGTTGGGGTAGCTCCTGGGGAAATGACCACGGATTTTATTCACTTAGCTATTAGGCTAGATGCATTAGAAACTGGATCTAATCCTTCAATTGTTTATCGTATTTTCTACGACTTCAGTTAATTACATTAGTCTTTTATCTAAAAATATAATAACTCTATTAAGCTAGAATAGATACTAAAATTATTACCTGAACAGTTAAATATGTCTTATCCAACACACTGAGGGTTTTATTTTACCGACACCTTAAGATCCATAATTAAAAATCCTTCTTAGTAAAGATGACATCTATTGACTTAACGGATATCTCTATAGATATTAACACTATAACTATTAAGGTAGGTATATCTAAAAGTAAATGTAAGTCAGGAACTAACTTAGTATAAAAACTAATTAGGATTATATTTATAGAAGTACCTGCAAGACTTATTAATGAGATATGAAAGGCACGTCTTAGTAGACTCTTCATATAGATTTTCTACCATTTCCATTTGATATTAAAATTTTATGACCTATTTAATTCTTTTTAGACTTAGATTATAAGATTCGACTAGGGTGTTATAACTACTCTGTAAACGTATGTAGTTCCCTTGAGCATTGCTAGCGGAAAGATTAAAATAAAATACAGAGGTTATCGAGATAAGTCTTCCATCCACTCGTATAGCGTTATTATCAAAACTACAGAAAGAATCTTCCACCACGGAGAGAGATGAGTTTGGTGATATTAGCGAATAGGTAGTAACATAGATATCATCACCTATTCCTCCAGTTAGGAGAATATCTCCCGTATTAAACCTTAATTTAAACTCAGTTTTATTTTTGGCCCCAGAAATACAGTCGGCATTAGCGGTAGCAAAATTAAGCAGCAAAATTAGAGTCAGTAGTGTTAAGTTTTTCATATATTATCTATCCTAGCTTTAAATCTTTCTAATTTTTTATTTATCATATCTTCAACCTTCTGTCCACCATATATTTCAGTTAACTGTAAACACATTATAATAACATCAGAAAGTTCTTCTATTATCTCTTCCTCATTCTCTTTGCCCCGATTTAAATTCTTTACAATTTCTTTAGTTAGTTCAGCCATCTCCTCTACTGCAACCAACATTTGAGCAGGTTGGCCCCACTCAACAGTAGCCTTGTGAAAATAACCCTTTAACAGTGTATCAACGTTCCATTTCATATTCTTTTTATCGACACAGTACCTTGAAAACTTTAACTAGAATACTATATAATTTACATGGATATTGATAACCTGCTAGAACTATTAGATAATAAGATTGAATTAGCCCAGACAACCATTAAGATTATTGCCGCTGGGTTTAAGGTAGGTCAGAATGTAGCTTGGGGCCCGACAACTAGCTCTAAAGGAATTATCAAAGCCATTTATAAACGTAACGTTACTAAAAAGCTAGGTGGAGTCACTGTTACTCAACTAGGCTCTCCAGAAAATCCAGCCCTACTAATATCCGGCAATAGCGGTCAAATGCTACTCATGCCGTATTCTCAAGTTAGCCCCTCCAATTAAATAATTGACTACTTAAGTTATTATTTCAGATTAGACATCTTTAATTTAATTTGGTATAGTCATTTTTTAGGAGATATTTTATATGGGTTTTAGACCACTTTACGGTAGAATTGTAGTTAAAAGAGATGAATCAGACGAGAAGTCTTCTGGTGGAATCATTTTAGTAAAAGACGCTCAAGAAAAACCACAAAAAGGATTAGTATTAGCTATTGGAGAGGGCAGGTTATTACAATCTGGAGAAATTGCACCAGTTAAGGTGTCAGTAGGAGACAAGATTCTGTTTGCAAAATTCTCAGGCGCGGAAGTTAATGATGGAACTCAAAAGGTTTTAATTATGCACGAAGAGGATGTACTAGCAGTCATAGAGGAATAAACATGTCTTTACCTGAAAAAGAAATAGAGATTTTAGAGACTATTGAGTTTGTTAGAATATACCTAGAAAGTTTTCTATTTAAAAGTTCTAAAGAACTACCATCTGAAATGCCCAAACCTATTCTAACAAAGTTAAGAGAGCTGTCTAATTTAATAGAGAGTGACACATTTGATTATTTAAAAGATATATTTCCAGAACTGGAAGATAAACTTAGGGAATCTTTTCCCGATGTCTTATCAGATGAAAAGAAGAAAAAGGTTCATTAATGCGTTTAGACCATATAGCTCTTAGGGTTCCTAATAGACAAGAAGCAGTTCAATTTTATATGGAAGCCTTTGGATACAAAATTCAACAAGAGTTTGAAGTTGTATTTGATGATGGTACTAAAGCCGTCTGTACAGCTATGGAGCCTCCAGAAAAGGTAAACTCTTTAACCTTTGAGTGGGCCTTACCGCAAGTACTAGATGGTTTCCCAACTGGAAATGAATATCATATGGCCCCTGAAATTTTTATCTCAGAAGGGGAACCAGGGTCAGTCGTAGACCTCTGGGTTCAGGCTAGAGGAGGAATAGGAGGCTTTCACCATTGTGCCTTCCAGGTAGAAGATGTACGAGCTAAGATGGTTGAATGGCAAACTAAAGGGTGGGCTGAATTTACAACTAAAGACATCTTAACCTGCCCAGAAGATGAATTAGACCAGGTATTCACTAAACCAAATAAGTTTACTGGAGTAATTATAGAGTTTATTAAAAGAGGGCAACATGGATTCTGCTCCGCAAATGTTAAACAGCTAATGGAATCTACTAAGGATTTAAAATAATATGTCAAAAAAAGAACATCCATTTAAGGTAGAGCTTACACCCCAGGTTACAGCTTTAGCTAATAACTTAGGCAAGAAACTTAATCTAAATAAGGTAAGTGTAGTCAATAAAGCTATCGCCTTGTTAGATCACTTTAATACTGCTTCAGAGTCTGGACATGAAGTAGCTATCTTGAAAGATAAAAAAGTAATTCAGATAGTTAAATTAAGTTAAATTAAAAACCTATGGACCCTTTATTTAGAAAAGACTTTGAGTTAATACAGGAAGCAATTCTAAAAGAAACTGGTAAAGTACTGCCAAAGACTGATAGGAAAGATGTAGAAATACTTTGGCATTTAAAGTATTATGACGGACCTCTATCAGGAGTCTGTAGAAATAAAATTACTGGAAAAGTACATTACTTTAATTCAGTCACTGATGGTTATTGGGATTCAGTAGAAGGTCAAGACTTACAAGATGTATTAAATTACTACAACTGTAAAGATGAAGAAGAACTGAATAAGGCATTGGAAGATAAAAGTATTTATGAATTTCCTTACACTGTTTACATACCACAAAACTGTAAAGTCTTAGATTACTCTAAAGTACATAGAAACCCAGAAGTTATATTTTGTTATAGTAGGGCATACATACTGACTCCTTTGACCTTTATTGATAGGTTAAAGTTGTACATAAGTGCTGGATTATTTTATACATTTATAAGTACTAGTATCTTTCATAAGAACAGATATAAAGATGGAAAACCCAACTGGAAGCAAAGATCTGACCGTCTTTGGAAAATATATAGGAACCCTATAATGACTTTTATATTAAATAAATTCTTGAACCATGTGGCTGATCCTAAAACCGCAACATCATATTTTATCTAAAGTTTTAAATTAATCAGTCGATAAGGTATTGTATGAGTAAAATTAAAAGAACAGCTGTAACTAACAGAGAAAGGTCATTAATACATAATGCCTTTATGTGTGGTATTACTAATGATTACATAGACATGGTCTTAGAGGATAATAAGGACAAAGATCCCGAATCAGAGTGCTATCCAGAAATAGAAGAAGTAGCTTTTGAGGCTTGGTTTAAAGATAATTACTTAATTAGAAGTCCTTCAGAGAAAACGGCCAAACTTCAGAAAGAAAAGCCTTTTAAACTCCAAGCCGAACTTGAAAAATCTTTAGACAGGCTTAAAGCCAGCACAGAGGATCTGGTAAAAACTCAGACAACTCCAAGTGGGTTTTTAAATAATTTTAAACAAATAAGAAACATTTTTAAAGGATTTATATGACCTGTGAAAAGAGAGGATGCAATCTAGTAGGGACCAAAAAAGTAACTCAACTAGTCCCAGAAACTCAGCCCGAGAATATGCAATCTTGGCTGTACTGCCAGGAACATGCACGTCTGTTCTACAGAAATGGATTTATTGTTTTTGCAATATCTATAGGATTACCCGTTATAATTGGAATCTTAATATTTTGTTTTCACTAGTATGTATACAGATCAGTTATTAAACTTAATACTCAAGCAGTCTAAATCTACTAAAGAAGAGCTTATTAAAGCTAAAGGGTGGCAACCTTGGACCAGTGATAAGTTTTGGGTCAATATAAAAACAGTAAAGGATCATTCTAGAGGAGATTATACTAAGTATAAATTCACCCTAGATGATGCAGTATCCTACGAGGCGGGCAAACGTATTTTTCCAGAAAAGTTCTCTATGCTAAACAGGATAGTTCCAGCGGGATCAGTTAGTGCAAAAAAGTTAAATAGAGTCTTAGCAAGCATGGAGGCTCAAGCTATGGTAGATGGGTCCCATCAGGTGTGTCCATAAATTAAGGGGTACTTTAAAACATGGGCTTTATAATTACGACTACAAAAAGTAATATATTTTTATTAGATGCTGATGCTTTAGTCAACCCAGTTAATTGTGTAGGAGTTATGGGTAAAGGACTAGCTCTAGAGTTTAAGAAAAAGTTCCCTAACTCTTATAAGTCATATAAAGAAAAATGTGATTTTAAATACATGCAACCAGGGACTGTTTTAGAGACTAGAGAGTCAGGAAAAATAATATACCACCTAGCGACCAAGGATCATTGGAGAAATCCATCCAAACTAATCTGGATAAAACAGGGTATTAAAAATTTAGTTCCTTTTCTAAATCATGGTCACTCTGTAAAAAGTATAGCTATTCCAGCCTTAGGTTGTGGTCTAGGGGGACTGAGCTGGGAAGACGTTAAAGACGAAATGATACTAGGATTAAGTAAAATAACTAATAAAGATCTTACCATCTATTTAGTAGAGCCCAAGTAATATGATTACAGGTAAGCATAGAAAGTTTTACATAGATGGAAAATTAGAGTATGCTCTTTTTTATAACCCTGAGGTAGTAGATAAAGAACAGATAGTAAAGGATTTTCTAGAATCTATATCTTGGAAAGACTACTCTAACTTCTATAATAAAAAGTTTGATAAAGTTTCATTTGAAGATAATTTAACCGTTAATATAAAAACCACCTTAAAAGATAAAACCAAAAAGAGTCAAGAAAGAAGTGAAAAGGATAAGAATAACGATAGCTCTGACTAGCTTCTTCCTTCAGGGGTGCTCTAATGTATCTTTTAACCTTCAGAATGATGTATTTACTGGTACCGATGGTAACTTTACCAACGGTGCAGGATTAAACTACTCAGGTTCTCCAGAAAAATTTCCAGCAGCAATGCAGAAGGTATTTGAATTAATACCAGTCCCAACTGACTTAGATCCCAACCAAACAAGCAGTAGGTACTTGATTGGCCTAAGACAGGATATGTACACTCCCGATAACATTAAAGACGAGGAAATTATAAAAAATGAAAATCCTTATGCTGGAACCTTAACTTTAAACTTGAAGAAGTTAATAATGACTACAACGAGTAAGACCTCGACCACAATCAGAGTGGGCTCGTCTGGAGGACCATCCTTGGCAGCACAAACCCAAATAGGAGTTCACGGAGCTTTAAGTAGTATAGGAAGACTCAACGAGCGCCCTAATGGGTGGGATAATCAGATAGCCACGGAACCTATAGTTAATATAGATCACGAACAGACCTGGGAGGATCTCAGACTTAACAGAGGGTCTCTAGGCTTCGCTTTACAAGGCACTGAGCTGGCAAGACTGGGCAACATTCAAACAGATGGAACCCTTGCGTATGGGGCCAGGGCGGGCTATAATCTACCTACTTTAAATAATCTATTAAGAGATAGACTAAGTCTATTTGTATTCTCTACTCCCTATGTATCCGCGAGACTTAGAAACATTTACTATGATGGCGGAATCTTTACAGAATCTCCCCACACAGTAGATAAGGAGCCCTTTATAGGAGGCCTGGAAAGCGGATTTGGGGCTCAATATAACAACTATGAACTTAGATTTATCTATAACATGAGAACTAGAGATTATAAAGAACAAGAAGATCCTGTAAGAGGGTTTGGATTTTTATCTTTTGGTGTAGATTGGTAATTTTAATCTAAAGTTTACAACTAACCTGACCGATATACTTAATATGAAGTTTACAAATTAACCCGAATGAGATACTTAATATGAAATATCCAACATTAGAAGAAGTTAAAAAGGCAGATAAAGTCCAGCTAGGTAAGTGGTTAAGATTCCTTCCTAGTGCTGGAACGGACTTGAAATATAGCGACCTTAATTTTGAAAAGGAAAGGGAACAGCAATCTGTTGTAATGCAAACTATATTTGATACCTTCCACAAAGACATGGGCGGGTGGGAACCTTGGTTAAGTAAGCAGATAGGGTGGGAGGAGTAATGAATACTAAACTAGAAGCAAAGCTTTCGCATGTTCCTCAATACTCTTTAAAAATAAGGGGTGAGTGGGCAAGAATAGTTCTGGAACCCTGGGAAGGTGGAGGAAGCCTTATAATTAATTCCTCCTACGGAGCTTATGGCTACATCTGGACTAGTATAGGAGCGGATACCTTTAAACAGTTTCTTCTATCACTAGATAAGAGTTACTTCTTAGGTAAACTTGGTCAAGGCTTGGAAAGAGAATTTGATTTTGATAAAACTGTTAAAGGAATATACGAGAACCTTTTAAAACTTAGAAGAGATGGACGAGGTAATAAAGAAAAGACTAGAGAGTTCTGGGACGAATTTACTAACCTAGTGGATGAGGGTTTTAATAATACTGAATCATTTTGTAGAGAAGTAATGTATCTATCCAACTTCGATTACATATATAACGGAGATTATCCTGAGACCTATACAAACGTTAATAGAGACTTGAATAATTTTTATGAATCTATTTGGGTTCAGTTTAAAGAAGTTCTACAAAAGGAGTTAGAATGTCAGGAATCGTCAACCGTTTAATTAAGCACGATCACCTAATAGATCAACCCAGCTTCATAGAGGATAATATTCACTATGAGTGCATTACTGGATCTACCGCTTACGGATGTAATGATCCAGATAAGGCCGACCATGACGTACAGGCAATTTGCATTCCAAATAAGACTATAGTTTTCCCTCACACCAGTGGAGTAATGTATGGCTTTGATGAGGACTTTAAAACCTTTAACTCTTATCAAAAGCACAATATTCAGATAGATAAAAAAGAGTACGATATAAACGTATTCAATATAGTCAAGTTCTTCAGATTGGCCGCCAATGCAAACCCCAACATATTAGATGCCTTATTTGTTCCAGCTAACTGCATTACTCATATAACCTCTATAGGTACTATTATTAGGGAGAATAGAAAACTATTTCTTAGCAAGAAGTGCTGGCATACCTGTAAGGGGTTCGCATTTAGTCAGATGGCGAACCTAAGTAGTGGTAAGAAATCCACATCCTCAAAAAGAAAAGAAGATATAAAGGCCAAAGGGTTAGACACAAAATTTGCGTATCATACAGTTAGACTACTATGCCAAGCTGAACAGATCCTCACTGAAGGGAATTTAGACCTTCAAAGGGATAAAGAGATGTATAAAGACATTAGAGCAGGAAATTGGACAGTCGAAGATATTAAAAATTGGTTTAATATTAAAGAGAAACAGTTAGAACAAATCTACCTAGATTCAACAGTAGTTCCTTATGAGATTAGAGAAGAAGAAATAAAGAATCTATTATTGAAATGTTTGGCAATGCACTTTGGAGATCTATCTGATATACTAAATACGGATATTAGCGGTGATAAAAACAAACAAGCTCTACTAGAAGTTAGAAAGATAATAGATAAAGTCCTATGAGCACCTTAACCAGAAAAAAATTACATGAGGAGCTGGCAGTTAAGAGACAGGAGTTGTTAGCCGCTAAGGACTCCTTAAAGAAGGCCCATAAAAAAAGCAGAGAAACTAACATAGCTTATGAAAAAGTAATAGTAAGTATGAAGAGGGATAAGGATCTACTAGCTCAACAGAAAGATTCCATAGAAACCTTAAGAACGGTTATAGATCCCTTGCTAGGTAAATTACCTTTATCTCAAGCTATTAGGGCTAGTGTGTCTTCTTATCTAAAAGGGGAAGGCGACAGACTTAGAGACAGGCAATGGGGAGTATCAGGTAAACAATCTGAGAGGGACACGGCTTCAAATAAAGCATTTAAGGTGCATAACCTAGTAAAAGATCTTAAAGAGCAAATAGGTACTATTAAGAAGAACCTATGGTAACACTTAAGACTTTACACTCTAAAAAAGGTAAAAGATATCTATGTGGTATCACTAGCTTTGAACTACCAGAAGACTCCCCAGTAGAGTTGATACATATAGACTTAAATATCCAAAAATACCTATTAAAGTTTGACATCAATTTAGTAGATTGGTATTCTATAAGCTGGGTTGAAGAAAACTTCTATGAGAAATAAACCTAAAGTTTTATAGGTTTATTGACGATACTGATACTACTGCTAGAGGGGAAGCAAATTTGTAGTAAAACAGGCCAAGTTAGCTTGGAGGTATTACTATAAGTGTTCTAATTAGCATAGTAGAGTAAGCTTTCTGATGTTTAATGCTCTAAATAGCACTTTTATGAAAAATAAAATTATACCGTCTTCTCAGCCTGGAATCTCTTATCTCGATCACGGTAAGGCTGGTAAACCTATCACAATTATAGGTAATGAGTTCATTGTGAGTGGTTTAGAAGACCAGTGTATTCAGCAGGCTTTAAACTCCCGTAATGCCCCAGGAGTGAAGGAGTTAATCTTAAATCCAGATGCACATGTTGGATATGGGGTTCCAGTAGGAAGTGTAATGGTTACTGATGGGACTATTTATCCAGCCCCAGCAGGGGTTGATGTTAACTGCTCAATGTCCTTGTTACAATTAGATGTTCCAGCATCAGAGTTAAAAGATAAAAAGCTTAGAAGACGGATTATTACTGAGATATTAAAGAGAGTAGGATTAGATGGAGAAAATCCTATTTCAAGAAGTTTAATAGAAGATCAAGAGTTTAGGAGTCACGTTATAGGTGCTATTCAAGCTGGTGCTAATCAGTTCACCTTAAAGACTTTAGGAATCCCAGCAGAATGGATAGACAGGTGTGAGGACTCTTCTCATGGGAACAGGAGGGACTTTCTTATGTCCAGGTATAACTGGTTATCAGAAAATACCTTTAAACATACCTTACACAGTAAATTAAGGCAGCTGGGTTCAATCGGTGGCGGAAATCATTTTGTAGAAATGGCCGAAGTTCAAAAAGTAAGTGACTCGCCTGAATTCGACGCTTTTGGACTTAAAGAGGGCAAGACTGCAATACTTTCCCATTTTGGTTCTAGAGGTTTTGGGAACTCTTTAGCAACCGATAACTTTCATAGACTACAAGAGAGGTTTAAAACCTGGCATCAAGAATACCCAGCTGGAGATAAGGAACTAGTATTTGCTCCTTTAGATTCTCAAGAAGCTAAGGATTATATTCTAGACATGCAACTCGCCGCAAATTTTGCAATAATGAATCATCTATATGTTAACAAACTACTATTGGACTCCATTAAGGAAGTCATTCCTGGAGTTACGGGTGAGTTTATATACCACATTAGCCATAACATAGGTAGACAAGAAATTATAGATAATAGAAAGCTTTGGGTATTAAGGAAAGGTGCAACCAGGGCATATCCAGCCAAACACTTCTCCCTGAAGAATACCCCATTTTATGAAACTGGACACCCAATTCTATTACCTGGAAATGCCAAAGATGGATCTTATGTGATGGTGGGATTAGAAAATGCAGTCAAGACTGCATACAGCATTAATCACGGAGCTGGGAGGATCATGTCCCGTACCGCAGCCACTAAATCCTTCTCCCAAGAGCAAGTTAACAAGGACATGAATGATGCAGATATAATATTCCAGGGGACAGATTATCCCATTGATGAGTCCAGCTTTTCTTATAAGCCTTTTGATCAGGTTATTAATTCTGTAGAAATTGCTGGACTAGCAAAAAAAGTAGCTAAATTAAAACCACTGTTAGTAATTAAAGGAAAATAAATAATGAAATTTTTTAAATACATATTCGCATCAATTTTTAGTGTATTATTTTGGAGAACTCATCACATAAAAGGAGTTAACTGTTATCAAATTAATACTTTAACAGGAAAGAAGAGAGTAGTTACTGGTGCGTCAGGATACTCTCCAGTAGATAGATCGT